GTGACGTTTCCTGCTCCATCCATATCGATTTTGAATTTTTCGAGCTGAGCCCTGAACTGCTTACCCGCATCCCCTCCCAGTGCGTCCTGGATTTGTTTGACGAACTCCTTAGACCCGGCAGAAAGATATTTGAAGACCTCCTGGAGTGGCCTACCCTTGCCGGAGACTTTGTCGTCGTGGGGGGCTTCGGAGCGCGTCTTTTGTGACTTTGCCCCGGCCGGACCACCGACTCCACGGACCATCTTTGCTGTATTAGTGGCGATCTCCTTTAAGAATCTGACTTTCGCACCCTCAAAGCGAGACGGAGCCCTGGCGGTGCTCCGCGTTTCTTTATGACTACTGCCACGAACCGACCCGGTGGGGCGGGCTGGGCCGGCATAACGGGTGCCGCCTCTTGGTTTTTTTATTTTACCGATCGAAGCGGACGCGACATCACCGGCCATGCCAATATCGACAAGTGACTCTCCTATTCCGCTCAGCGCGGACTTGATTCCAAGGAGCTTCTTTTCCAAACCCTTGTCGTTCGCGGTAAATGAAAATCCAAGACCGAGGAATCGTTTGTTCGGCATTATCTACTCCGTTTTGCTGCCCGCTCCTGCGCGATCTGCTGCTCTCGCATTCGCTGCTCCTTCCACAGTATCAGCCTTTGTCTCCGAGAGTAAGGCATGTCGTATATGTCCTGATAGTTGAGTCGCATGGCCTCTATCAGGAAGGCTATCTCCTCTTCCATGTTATGGAGATGGCCTATAGGGAGAAAAAACTTCTGCCATCCAATCGCAGTTGAGCCTTGTATTCATGGCTACATTTTGGGCATACCGCGTCGAATTCATCATCGAAGTCACCCTCTTTAGAATCAATTTCTTCACGGAACTTTATGCGATCCTTGAGGCTCATGTTCAGAACGTCAGCAATGACCGCAGGTTTCTTGTCAACCTCCGTACAACGAGCAAACAAGGCGATCGTGGCCGCGTTCTTCGTGGTCGCAAGCTTCTCAATCTTCGCGTCCGTTTCTCCGTCAGCGATCTTCCAACGGACCGTCCGGCCAGACGGGAGGGTTGCCTCGCTGAAAAGCATCTTCGCATCTGGAGGGTTCTTTACCTGAATTTGGTTTAGATCATAGTTGACCTTGTCTTCAGATCCACAGGAAGGGCACGTGGACTCAAACCTATATGAAGACCCGAGAGAAAGGGCTCTGAGCTGAACAAGGTAGAGCCATCGATCGGTGACGACCATCTTGTCGATGAGCTTCCTGAGAGTTGGCCTATCCGATATCCCTGAGAACTCCATCGTGCAGTTCAACATGACTTCGGATAGCTTCTGACCGGCCGTCATATTCGAGGCCATGATGTCCTCCTCTGGGCCGGCCATCTCTCTAAACTTAATGGACTTTAAAACCTGATCGTCCTTCAACACCCCGGTTGGGAGGTCGATCCCCGATACTGCTGCGCGTGCTCCATCCATCTCAACTCCTTCAAGTGTACGCGGGCCAGAAGCCTGGCGGGCGTAGGTTACGATTTGTTTTCTGCCTGATCGAGGATCTTGTCGATCGTGGCTCTGGCTGGGATTCGGATCGTCTCTCCGGGGAGGAAGTCTGTCGGGAGATCCTTGTCGTTGGCAAGCAAGATCACCCAGAACAGCTCCGCATCCCCGTACTTGTCGTGGGCCACGAGGTCGATTCGCTTGGACTGACTGGAGTCGAGCGTAATGAACTCGTCATCCTGATGGTCGGGAATTTCCGGGTACTCGGTCTGATCCCAAAAGATCTTCCCCTGGAACTCCAGGAGGCGCGTCATGTTCAACCAAGATCCCGCAGCGATGCGAACGTTACCCATCGGTCCTCTCCTTCTGGACGCGATCCTGGTGTTGCTCCATGTAGTCCCGCATGGCCTCTCGGACGACGTCGCTCATCGATCGGCCATCAATCGAAGAGAGCGTCTCCATGAAAGCGTACATGGGCTTTGAGATCCAGAGATTGATCCTGACCTTGTCTTGATCCATGTTGCAGATGTTCTACGTAAGATAGACGTAGGTCAACACGTCAGTACGAAACGTCACTTGAGCTTGGCGAGGATGGCCTTAACCGCCTCGACTTGCTCCTTCAAGAGGCTGACGTCCGTTCCGTCCGCGATGTCGTACTTGTTGTCGTACTTTCGAATGTAGCCGTAAGCGTTCTGAAGGTCGCTTCCAATCAATCCGTGGAGGGCGTCCCCAAGATCTTGCAGCGTTTCACAGCGAGCCATTTCCTGGATCAGCTGGTCGGCATTGATGTAAGAGAGGTCGATAAAGCTGTGTGCGGCCGTTCCGGACTCTTTGATTTTCTTCCGGCGCTTACGCGGACCGATCGGAACGGGGTACCGGGCTACGTTTGCCGTCGAGGTGAACGAGGTGCCGGGGCCGGTGGACGCGCCCACGGCCGGCGGGGCGTCTTCAGCCAGATCTGGGTTCTCTTCCTTGGCCTTTGGCGACAGGAGCGTGACGATGTCTTTGTTGAGCGCCTTGTTATTCCAGAGCCTGGCGAGCTTCACGAGTTCGTCTGAATTCATGCCGAGAGAATTTTTCTTCAAGAACTGGTCAGAGAGCGCCGAAAAGAGTTCCTGGGTAGTGACCTCGGTCTTTGGGGCCTTCAACAGGGCCGAGATTCGTTTTAGATCCCAGTTCACGTACTTCATGTATTTGACGATGTGTTGGAGCTGGCTGAGGTTAAGGCGCATGTCCAGATCGTATCTGAAGCCTGGGTCTTTTTCGACACATTTTCAATTGGGCCTTAATTGTTTACGATTGAATACGGAGGCCCTATGAAAGTCATCTGGAAGCCCATCCTCGCAATCTGCATCCTCGACGCCGACGAGATCCCCCGGCCCACTCAGCCGGAGTCTTTCGATGGCGACGGCAGCCTCCTGGAGAAGATCCAGGCCATGCCTCAGGGCAGGCCGATCAACCTTCAGGCCGCATTCCTGCTGGCCCAGGATGAATTCTTCAACGCCATGGAGCGCGAAGACTTCGCCGCCGTCGATCAACTCATCGACGAACACTGGACCGAGAGTGTTTCGCGGCAGGGTTACAGGATCATCCTGAATGGATCTGAGTACGAAGTTTTCCAGAGCGAAGCGAGTCAGTAGTTCCAGGCTGACGTACCCAACGCCGGTCAAGTTTTAATAAACTTGTACGCTTTATCTTGTTTAGACATTTTGAATGCCTGGGCAACTGCTTCCGGTGCGGCGCGGTAGATGTGCTTGCACAAGAATGGAATCTCTCGTGGGTTCGTGATCACGGGACGCTTGCCGTTGGAATACTCGATGCGGCTGGAGCCATGCTTTGCTAGGGCGTACTCCGCCACGAACAAAAAATTTGGACACGAGCACGAGACCCAGCAAGGGTTGTCCATCGAGATCCGCTCGAAGACGTTTTCGTGAATCTCTCCGGGGTACAGTTCAATCTCAATATCGTAATACTGGCTTTCCGTGACGGCCTTGCACCGAACAGTGAAGACAACCGTATCCAGATCCTTCCGCCTGGATCTGCTAACCTTCATGACCATCGCCGTGGTCTTTCTAGACCTGGCGACCACATCGGACGGAGTGTTTTGCATGAGTCTTCTAAGAGTCAGCATCAGAGCCCCAATGAGATCTCATCGACCTGATTCGGCCGAAGGGTGAGTTCCGCAATCGAGATATCGCCCCCAAGTGCGTCGAAGTCCGTCCCGGCCTTGTATCGGACCGGGATGCATTCCCGAAGGACCCAGGCCCGCGCCGGTACCCGGGTAACCAGATCGTTGAGCGGAAGCACAGCGTTCACGAGCGAGCCGATTCCATTACTTGGGATCGGAGATCCGAAGGGCGACACGTCGGAGAACTGAATCAAAAGCAGGTTCCTCCGCATGTTGACCTTGCCTCGAATACTTGCAGATATCCAGTCATAGAAGTCAGAACTAAAGAACTGGACACCCTGGTGCAGCTCGATGTCTGACACCGATGCACTCTTCGTGACGTGCTTTGGGTACTCGTAGGTGCCCTCCTTCACGTCTCTCGTTTCCACATTAATCTCGGGCGCGGTGATGGATCTGAATCCGGCGGAGAGATTGAAGACGACCGGTGTGGCCAGGCTCACGTCCAGCAGGTGGAAACGGATGTTCGTCAGGTAGTCTGACATCCGCTGGCTGCGCGTAATTAGCGAAACTGGGCTCGCCATTAGGTCACCTGGACGGTTGTGCCGGGATCACCTTGAAATACCTTAAAAGACTCGGGCTGGAATTCGATTTCCGCGATCGAGATGTCCGATGCCGTGGCGTCAAAATCGTGCCCAGGGCGGAACCGGAGCGGCGTGCAGTTCTTCAAAACAATCAGGCGCGACTGCTTGGCGACCGTGGGATTGAACTCGGGGGTCATTCCCGAGATGTCGGCTCGATGGAAGTGAACGATCGTGATGTCCGTGCGGTAATTTTTCCCCTCAGCAGCGGCCAAGATCCAGTTCGCGAACCGCGTGTCGCCAGCTACCACTCCTCTAGAAAGGGTAACAGAGGAGAACGTGGAACGGCCCGGAAACACCCGCTCGTAGGTCCACGTCCCCTCGGAATAGTGAATGGGCTCAACGTTGTGCTCTGGAAGCGTGCAATTACTGAAGCCGGCCGTAGGCTGGGATTGGATGAAATCCCCAGTGTCCATGACCATAAAGCGGAACGACTGGTAGAAGTCCGACCTCTGGTCATACCTGCCCTGCGGAGAGGCGACAGCCATTTACAGCTCCTTACGCCGCCGAAACTTCGACGCCGTTCACGAAGAGTCGGAAATATTCGTACTCGATGTCCAAGTCCTCGATCGAGATCTCAGCAGACATGGAGTCGAAATCAGATGCCATCTTCACGCGATTCGAGAAGGCGTTGAAAAGACGGTATTCCCGGTACGGGGTGGCGGTGCGGTACTCAACCATACCCGTCACATCGTCGCGATGGAAGTGCTTGATGATGAGGTTCGTGCGATAGGATTTGTTTTCCGCAGAGGCCCGGACCCATTTATAGAAGCTCGTGTCGTTCTTCACAACGCCCTTGGTGAGCGTGATCGGAGCGAAGGTCACTTCTCCCGGAAACTTGCGGCGATACAGTTGGGTGCCCTCCTGATACTCGACGGTTCCAACCGTCATCTCAGGGGCCACCAGCGTGTTGAAACCAGCCGCCGGAGTCGCGAGGTTCAGAAACCCCTCAGTGTCCGTGACATGGAACCGATGCATCGAAAACGGATCAGTAGATTGACTTCTTGCCGTACCGGACATAGCTCACTCCTTAGACCTGGGTTGCATCGAACACGCGCTGAAGACGCAGGTGGATGAATTCGGCTGCGATGTTTGGCTTGACGAATTCGTCGATAACGATTCGCTTGGCCTGCTGAACCGGAGCCGGATTGTTGGTCAGATCGCAGATGATCTTGTACGCCTGGGCCTTATCCGGAACTCCGCTTCCGATCACCTGACCGAGGAACTGGTTTTCCAAGAACGCATCCAGTCGAGCCGTGATCAGACCAAAGGTCACCGGCCCGACGTCTTCGAATACGATGTCGATGAGTCCAGCGGTCTGCGCCTTCTCCAGGAAGATGAAGAGCCTGCGGACGTTGACATCTGTGAAGTCTCCCACGACCTGAAGCGTCTTGTTGCCCCAAATTGCGTTTCCGACCTGATCGTCCGAGCGGAGAGGGTTGATCTGCGCCGGATAGACGAGATCGCGTTCCGCCTTCGAGACCGTGCGTTCCAGGCTGGTGAAGAACGAGAGCTGGCCGCGAATGACGCCTGCCGCAGCCTTACCAACGTTCTCCTTTGAGTCCGTGTAAGCGAGACGTCCGGCGACATGGCCGCAGGGCGGGATAAGCTTGGGCCGGTTGCGGTTGAGGGGATCCGGAACGTTGATCCAGGGCCAGTACATCGCCGCGTAGCTGGAGGTTGACTTCAGCACGTTGCGCTTGTAGTTGACAGCGGCCTGGGCCGAGCATCCGGCCGGGGGCTGGATCAAAACCAGGACGTCACCACGAGCGGCGGCGTAACCGATCATCGCGAGATCAGTTACCGGATCTCCGGCGTAATCAGGAAGCGCAAGCGACAGCTGAATGTCCATGTCGTCGAGTGCGTAGATTCCGCGCTTCGAGGAGGCAAGTCCGACGCTCACAAGGTCAGAAGCAATCACCGCCCCACCGTCGGATCCGCCAGCAAGAGTCACCGTTACGCTTGCGGCGGGCTTGCGGATCATGTCGATCGTCAGCGCAGCGAGATTGGCCGGAGCCGGCGTGATCGTCACCGAAAGAGCGCCCGTAGCGTAATCCACGGTGCCAGCGATGGCAGGACCACTCGGAACAGCAACGAGATTTCCTTGGCCATCGTCCACGGCAACCGTGGTTCCAGCGACCTTGACCTTGACGGTCGCTTCGGCAACCGGAAGGAAGGAGAGGGTTGTGCTGAAGGTGGCGATCGATCCATTTCCAGTGCCGAGAGAGATCGCGTTGTGCGTGGCCGGCTGGAGCGCGGCAGGAACTCCGCCCGCGTTGGCCGTCATGACAACGTCTTCGGACTCAGCGCTTACAACGTTGGGGAGATAGTCAGGATCCCCGGCATCAGTCAGTTCAAGACTTTCGAACTTCTCGCTGGTCACCAAAAGCCCGGTATCCGGATCGACCAACTCAATGGTCAGATCGAACTTCGAGTAGGTGGCCGTGGCCTGATCGTAGAAGCTCGGGTGGCCGCTGATCGTGACTTCAGCCCCATTCGCCCAGACGCCTCGACCGGAAGCCTTGGCGTCCCAGGTTCCAGCAAAGCTTCCTGTCGCTGCGGTTGCGTCGGAGTGTAACTCGCGAACGAAAACCAAGTCAGATCCGCCGTTCAAAAAGAACGCGGCAGCAGTATGGGCGTTTTTCGACTTCGACGTAAAACCGCCGAAACGATCGACGAACTCTTTCAAAGAGCCGTTGTGGTAAGCCTTCCCTTCGGGACCACGAGGGGAAAAACCTGCAATCGCAAAGGTCGATGTCGAGGGAATCGGGACTTGCCCGTTTTTACCCTGGACCTCTTCCGTGGTGACGCCTGCTGAAAGAAATTCTGGTGCCAAGTGCAATCCCTCCGTAGAGAAGATCTCTTTTGAGATCTTGCGGAAATTGCATCCATGCAACCCTTAAAGTCTGTGAAAGTATAAATCAAACCCAGTCGCCGAATCCACACTTACCGGAGAAGCCAAATCCAATTCGCCTTCTACTCGGACCGTTTGCGCATACCCTCTGGCTCTCGTGACTGGATCAATCACTTCTTGCAAACTTGTGATCGATCCCTCCCAGTAATACTCGTAGGAGCGCTGTAGATTCAAGCTATCGTACACCATGAGTCTACCGACTGGATAGAGGGCTTTCAACACATTTGAAAGAATCGCCTGTGCGGTGGTTTCGTATCGATCCCACGCAGAGATGGTGTACATTATGTCATGCGGAAAAGCCTGGGGCTTGGTCTCGTAAGCACCAAATCCTCGGCGTCCATTGATCACGATCGGACTTCCAACGCCTACCTTGTACTCCAGCTGGCCCACGCCCATCCAGCGATGGTTCGCGATCTGGATGTCGTCACGGTTCACGCAGATGAACGGGTAGATATTCTTTTTGAAGATCGGTTCCGGCTGTGAAAAATAGACGGGGACCTTCCTTGGTCCATCCTGAAATGGGACAGTGAGCGAGTAACATGGGTCGGCAGGATTGCTGGGATTCGGGACCGCGCCCAATGTGGACAGGACGCCTTCGTCGAATGACCTTAAAAAAACCGTCCCCGTTTTAGAGTCGTGGATCGGAATCACTCTGATCTCCCAGGAATCCGTCGTTCATAGCCTTCATCAGGGCTTCCTTCACAACGGGCAGGAAGCGTGAGAGCCATTCGGACTTCACAGTCTCTTCGTCCGTGAGATCCGGAATTTCCTCGATCTGCTCCTGCTCAACCAAAGAGTCGATGACCTCAAACACGATGTCGGAAGCGGCGTCGAAGTCTTCTTCGTCGCCATCATCCCCGATGAGTTCATCAATAATCTCAACGAGAGCTTCGTCGATCAAATCTTCTTTTGGGGCTTTGTCGAGATCCATCATCTCACCTTGCTCTGGAAATCCTGAATCCTCTTCAGGTCTTTAACGCTCATTTTAGCACGGAAGTGTCTGAACAAGCGATATTTTGCAAATCTCGGATCCACCCAGACTCGGATCAGATCCCGATCTTTTTCTAGAATCCTGATGCCTTCTCTTTTAATCCATCGAAGCGATGGCCGCCAGTGGGGCTTAGCTTTCTCCGTGAGTCCGAACTCCGCTCGAATAGCCTCCAGCTCCAGGTCGCGCACGACTCGAAGTCTCTCGTAGACGACATGCCGAGGAACAAAGGGCAGGCCATATTTGACCATCTTGCTCTTCGTCTGATCTCCGCGCTTGAAATTCTCATCGGCCACTCGGGACAGCTTGTCTTCGTCGATCTGCTTGACGATAACCTGGCCGGCCCTGGGGCTCGGAAGAAACGGGATTGTGTCCACCGTCCAGGGCCCGAGCGATTCCAGGATCTCAGAGACAGGATCGCCATCAATCCCAGGGAACCGACTCACGACACTGAGCAAACTAGTCTTCGGATCAATTTCTCCTGCCGCCAAAGACTTCGACGACGCGACGATCGCCCACCAGGATCTCTTTGCGCCATCACGAATCTCGGCGATCATCAGTCGCTTCTTGTACTCGTCACTTCCAGGGATAGTCGAGATTGATTGAAGAAGGTGCTTGTAGAAAAGCTTCGTTCCGCGCTTTCCGAACTCAAAGAGGAACCATTGGTATCGATCGACGATATCCTTGCTCCCGTAGATCTTTGAGAAGTTTCCCCACTGACGTGAGGGCTCAATTTTTAGCAAGCTCGGTCGCCTGACTTCCATCGCCGTAACCGAAAGCGACCTTCATGTAGTCGTTGAAAGCAAGGCCGTTGTCCATGGCCATCAACCCAAGAACCGCGAGCGACATGCGCTCAGGATCTCTCTTCTCCTTCGGAATCGGAACGAGGTCGCCGTAATCGATGAGCGCCTTGAACTTTTCGGAGCGGACCTTCTTGCCCTTGTCCCCGTGACAGTAGTAGGTCCAGCCCTCGCGGGTGAATAGAAAGATAATGTAGTTCGTGCCACCCTTCACGGTCTTCGCCTCAAACACGTCCCCACGCTGGAAGACGCCAGCATTGGAATAGAGGATGGCGCTATTGCCGGTCTTCCGAGCGTTGTCCTCCATCTCCTTCATGGCCTTCTCGTACTGCTCCAGCATTTTCTGTTCTTGTTGGTTCAACATCTTCAACTCCTTCAATCTTGATGAACTCACGCATGAGTTTTACCATCGTTTCACGAACATAAAGACCCCGCGACTGAACCGCGTGGATAAAACCACGGGCGACGCTCTCCTCTACCTTCACGGTGAAGGGGCGTCTGACCTCAGACGATTCCTCTGGAGCATCCCAGTCGATCCGATCCAGTTCCATTACTCTCCCGACACGATCTGGTGAATAAGCTTACGACGCTGAAGCTCTCTGAGTAAAGGGTCGCGCACTTCGGGGCGAAGGTTCTGAATCCGGCTTGCCTCTTGAAGGCTTCGGATGTCTTTCACGAGCGCAACGGGATCGTACTTCTCTCTGAGTTCCTTCACTCGGCCGAAGATGCTTGTAAGCTCACGGTTCTCATTCGAAACATCGGTAGAAGGCAAATGGACAACATCAAGGTCTTTCAACATGACAACTCCTTACGGATGCCACAACCCTGGCACCCGTAGCTTATTTTACGACCGCCTTACTCAGGACGGTCTTTTGTTTGCGAAGAAACCTTTTTGCACCGAAGCGAGCAAACTTGCGAGACATTTTAGCTACGACCGACTTCTTCGTATAAAGGCGGCGCACAACGGCCAGGATTGCCTCCCGGGCCTGCTCGGGCGTCTCGATCTCAGGGATCTGCCCCTCCAGCTCAACCTCGCTTAGGACGGTCAAGAGGCCGTCCACAAAGCGCTCCAGAAGCTCCTGGGTGAGGCTGTTCTCGTACTCGCCCTCGACGTTCTCCTGGTCCTCAATCTGGGTCTGGATCAGGGGCTCAATGCGTTCGTGCAGTGCGTCTAATTTCTTGAAGATGTCCACAAATTCTCCCTTAGACCAGTCCGTCGATCGCGGATGCGATGACCTGTTCGAGTGAGCCGTACTCCAAGGCCGGGCTCTCGTAATGAAGCTTGAGCGTGCCTTTGAACTTCGCACGCTTGAAGTCGCCTGGTGCCGCAGGCTTGTCATTCAGTTCAATCTCTGCGGCCACATACGCGCCCTCGCGACGAACGGCATTCCAGATGGCGTCGTTCAGCTTGCTTTCGAATTCTGAGCCGAAAATGTTTTCAAGATAGTCCTCCAAGGTGCCCATCTCGTTTTTCGGATCCTCAAGCTTCGCCTCTTTCTCGGCGTGCGCTTCGAGCGCAGACAGGTCGCCGGCATCAATCTCGACGTCGAATTCGATCAGGCCCTGGTCCTCGTGCTCACGAACGGCCTTCACCTTGACACGTTCTTTGCCTTCGATCAGAGACTGAAACGAATCAAACCTTGACTCCAGTAAGTCCAGGCTGGCAGAAGCAGCGCGAATACGAACAGTTTCCGCTTTGGCGTGGTCTTCCAGGATGAGCCGATCCGCGCTCTTCGCAGGCTTCTTCTCTTCCATGGTCAACGGGGATCCCCAGGAATCCACAACCGAATCGAGTTTCATTTGATGATCTTCTTTTCTGGAACGAAGTTTTCGTTTCTCACGCACTCAAGCGAGTACTGTGTCCACACATCGGAGTCATTTTCAAATCCGTCTCTTTCAACGTTGATGACTTCAAAGTACCAGCTGTGTTTGCTTTTTGACCAGACCTGAATGATGTCACCGACCCCGATATGATTGCTGAGGTCATCGACAGGTATTTTGAGCTGCTCCAGATTACTTCTTGGGATGGTGATCCGGCTCTCGAATCGAGTCACCAGGCCGTTGTCGCCCGCCTCTTCCGTGCGAGTGGGCTGCTCAAAGCTAACCAGAAGGGGCACAGTAGGCGTACCCTTATAGGATATGTAGTTCTTGCTGCCGGCTACCGGCTCCTCATAGAGACAGTCGCTGTTGGCAACTGTAGCCAGGGAGGCCGGCAGGCTCTTGTAGAATTTCCAGAGGACTGGGTCATCCGTCCCGGCAAGGCGAACGATCTCCTGATTCACTGAATCGAAGAACGCCCGCTCCTTGCCGTTCAGGAGTGAACCCATGACTTACTTCTTCTTTGCGACCTTGGCCGGAAGCTTTTTACTGAGAGCGGACATGGCGCTCTTCACGCCCTTCTTCGCCAGCTCCTTCTTCTGAGCTTCGGCGCTCTCCACCATCTTGCGGCGGCTTTCGATCCGCGCTTCGAAGGCGGCCTTACGAGCCTGGATCTGGCTTACAGACTTACGGGCCTTCTGGAGAGACTCCAGTTTAGCGCCCGATACCTTCGGTCCGAACTTACGCTCAGTGACGGGCTTTCCAGCTACGCGACGGGAATCTTGCATGTGCTTGCCGGAGTCGTCGCCGGGTTTGCCGAGCTTGATTTTAGCGGAAGGGAGGTCCTTCTCCTGCTTCTGGCTCTTGCCCTTGCCTTCAACGTGATCGCCATGATCGTCGCCGACGTCGCCGACCTTGATGTCGGATTCGGAGTGGTTCTTCTCACCGGACTTCACACCGAGCGGGGTTTCCTTGGCCTTGTCGCCGATATGCTCGCCGGCCTTGTTAGGTTCGGTTTCGCCGCCAAGTTCTTTCTTCTTGGAGGCTACCAACTTGTCCATGGCCTGGGGATTCTTGTGGACGAGAGGGGAGGTGGCCTTCTTCTGCTGCGGGGCCACGGCGACTTCTTCCATGACCGGCATGCCGAAGAAATCGACCGATTCCTGCATCTGACCCGTTTTCTTTTCCGTGCTCTCACCCATGATTTTCTTCTCCGTCTTCACGACTTCTTCCCCGCTGTCGAGGATGTGTTGTGCCCACGAGTCTTCGACCAGGGGCTTGATTGATTTGATCTTGTCCACGATGGTGGCAGGCAAACTAACTTCCTTCTTCATAGATTCTCCCAGAAGGCTTCCCACGTGGCCTTCAATTGACTCTTCCTGTTCAGATCCGACCTGGACCGACTCTTCGGCTCCTTCCGCATCCTTGGCTTTACCCTGATGCCTCTCGGCAGCCCCGGCGTGGATCTTGGCCACAGCGGTCATGATCTCTTTGAACTTATTCTTGGTCAGCTTGGCCGCAACCTTAGCTGCTTCCTTCTCGTTGTCCATCCGGCCTTCATCGACCGAATCCACAACGCATTGGGCGATGTCTTCGGCGGACATGTCGCTGAGTTGGACTTCAATCTCTTCCTTGAAGTAACTCTCTTCGAAATCTCCTTCTAGTCGGTCGGATACTTCCGGCTTCCGTTCTCCATAAACTTCGAAGTAGTCTCCCAGGCAGGACATGAGCCCATTCTTGATCTCTTCGTCCGAAGCTTCGACGTAGGAGTCAATCTCTGGGGCGAACCGTCCGACGCCGTTCACGATGTCGTTGATCAGGTGCTCGGGATTCTTGATCACGATCGTGACTTCGTCCTTCGGGGCATCAACCTTGGCTGATACGATCGCAGCGGGGCACGAAACCATGCCGCCGTCGGTGCTCTGGTATTCGCCAACGACGTCGATCTTTTCCAGGGCGTTTTCGATGCACCTGTAACGATCCTTCGTAATCGCAGCAGCGAGACCGGCGCGCTCCGCGCTTTCCATCGCAGTGGCAACGGCGATCGGGAAAATCTTCTCGACATCGTCCATGCCATTTGGCGTGTTGATGTTCTGCACGTCCTTCGCGCTGTAGCCGCCGTGATAAACGTCTCCGTCACGATCGGCGTCGAGGTAGTCGTTCTCAACTTTCCAGGCTCCTCTGCCGCTGAGGTAACCGAGGGCCTCGGCCGCTTCCTTGAGCGTAAGCTTGACGGTGACTTCATGCTCGACGGGCTTGGCCACGTTGTCTTCGGCGAGCTTCTTCACTTCCTTCGATTCAGTCTTCACTTTGACTTCCTTGCTGGCTTCGCGGGCCTTCGTGATCACATCGAGTTCTTCCGGGGCTACCGAGCGCTCCGGCACCGCGCCCTTGCCCATTTCGCGGTCGAGATTCTCATCATCGAGAAACCACTTCAGGGTGACGTCCTTGTCACCGGTCTGAAGCTGTTGCTGGTCCGAGTCCTTGTTCCAGCGGCGTCCGAATTCGACGCTCATCTTGACGCGAGGATCCTTCTTGGAAACGATCACCAGGCCGGTGGCCTTGTAGCCGCCTTCGTCGCCACCCTGGGCCTTCAGAACTTCATCGTACTCGCCCATGGCTTCGAGCTGCTTGATGCAGTCGGTGAGGGCGGACATATCCACCGCCGCCTGGTCGAGAGCTGGCTGCGCAACCGTGAGGGCCTGCTTGAAGACGTACCCAGTCTTCTTGTCCGAGATCTGCCCGTAGAGCGCCTTGGCGACTGCGATCTCTTTACCCACGATCTTGTTCTGGTCAGCTTCCATTTTGTTTCTCCAGCCAGTGCTTGAATCTGATTTTTGCTACGGCCTTCAGTGCGTGGAAATCATCGAGTCCGCCGATTGCCACCACTTGTTTCATGTTCTGTTCGTCTTTCGACCACAGAACCGCACTCATGTACTCCGACTCGTAGGCCAGGAAGGTCTTGATCACGCAGGGCTCGCCATTGATCGAGATGGAGTACCGAAGGAAAATACCGTCCGCGCTGCGGTCTTCCTTGAGATGATACTTCAACTTGTGGGCTTTCAAAACCCCTTCAACGATCTCCTTGACCTTTTTCTCCATGTCTTTATGCTTGTGCTCGGGTTGGACCACGGGGATCAGGGAGTGCAGAAAGCTTTTCAGGCCAGTGGCCTCAGACAGAATGTCATGGGATTCTCGCTGCCACTTTCTAGAGGCGGACTTGTAATCGATATTTGGACGGTGCTCCACTCTGAGCAGAGTGAATGCGATCTGGCCACTCAGGAGTTGGACAGCCTCGGCAAAGCCACGGTATTCGGAGTCAAGCTTGAGGCGCACAAACCAGACCGAGACTGACCCCACGATTTTCGGCTCGGATACGATCTGCTCGATGTCTCGAAGCGACGGCTGTTGCAGCCAAGCTTGGAATGCGCTCTTGTCGGCCTCAGGAAGATGATCGAGAGGCGGCAATTGCCCGTTCACCACGAGCGACCCGACCAAGCTCATCTTTGATTCTCCGAGCTTCAACTGGGTCCTTGGAAAAGGCTTCGTCCGGGAACGTAAGAAGGAATTTCGCTCGCGCAATGCAGCGCTCGGGCGTTCCAGCTTCGTCGATAAGTTTCTGCTCCCAGGATTCCGGCTTTTCCATACACTCTCTACCTTATCACGTTTCGTGCCGTGTTTTTCGGTTGATTTCTCTGAGTCTTTTTCGACACTTGTGTCATCGTCTTGGTCGCTTGTCGAATCTTCAGTCACCTGCTCCAGGGCCTTATAAACGCCCTCGAACCGCTTCGGATCCATGTCGATGCCCAATTCTTCGGTCGTCGGCGCTTCCACGTCTGCGTTCGCCAAGAAGTCCTTTACCCGGGGATCGTCACCCAAAGAGACGTCGTGGCCCACCGCCTGGAGCGCGAGCGTGCCGATGGTCTCCTTGTCGAACCGGACCAGATCCGCAACCGTGATCTTGCCGGCCCAGAGTTCGTCCACGTTCTTCACCATGACGTGAGCGGGCCTCCGATCCACGAAGGGCATGGGGTCAATGTCCTGGTCCTTGAAGAAGTTCCAGACGCCCTCCACGAGATCGTGATTGGGCTGGGAGACCTTCTCGGCGATGGCTGGATATTCCTTCTTCGTGACGTCCAAGAATGCGTCCACGAAGAGCACCAGGGCCGCGTAGTCCTTGTAGTCGAAGCCGCCAATTTTTGGAGCGTGTGATTTCTTTTTCATATCCTTCGGGTGCCGCGATCCTGGCGGCCGTAGACTACCCTGCCAGAATTCCGTCAGGCCCTTGGCTTGCGAAAATCTCGATGTCGAGCTTCTCCATCTCTTCCTTGGCTTCAGCGACCAGATCCTTACCGTCGAGGCCGACAGGCCCGCCGGCACCCGGGAGCTGGTCGTACTTTGAGCGGATCTTTCCGATCACATCCTTGGCCTTGGCTTTGACGTACCGAGTGAACAAGTAGTCGTCCTTATCGCTGAGGTCTTCCGGCTTAAAGTCGTTCGTCTTGAGTTGAATGAGCATCACTCCTGATGGAGTCCCGCCGCGAGCGGTGATGTGCAGGAGCCGCGTCTGCTGATCGTAAGACCAGTCAGGGTCAACCGAGAAGACACGCTTGCGCTGTTCGGTGAACGAGAGGAGTTGCGCGAATCCAGAATAGTCCGTCAGCCCGGATCCGGTGGACATCAGTGTGTTTGGACCGTACGGAATGATGTCGAAGAATCCAAGGGTAAAGAATGCGGCTACGTCGGTCGGAACCTGGAACACCACGTCCACAACCTGTTGAACGTCATCCTTCATGGGGTATTCAAGCTGTCCGTCCACGATCTGAACTGGGCGGTAAATAAGGAAACCCTTTTTCGCCATAAACCAACGCTTAGCGATCGTGAGGATATTGGCGAAGGCCCCGTCGGAAAGCTCTACCGTGACGTAGTCGCCTCCCATTTCTGAGATCACTTCGGCCTTAAGCTTTGCAGGAGTCGTCCCCATTACTTCTCTTCTTCCTCTTCGGACTCGGGCTCTTCTTCCGACTCTTCGTCTTCAGGCTCTTTTTCGGACTCCTTGTCTTTGGAGTCGTCATCAGACTCTTCATCATCCTCAGCTTCGCCTTCGGATTCTTCCTCATCGTCCTTCCCATCGGCGGAGAGATTAAACAAATCCGCGATGCTCGCCATGCACTTCTTGGTTTGCTCCAGAAGCTCCTTGGCTCCCTCTCCGAAAAGAGTGTCGAGCTTGTCCTGGTGGCCACGCTTGAGCAGCTGGTCGATTGCCTCAACGGCCGTGAGAGCGGAGTTCTGAGCCATGGACATCAGCGACTCGACTTCCTCGAATCGATCTTCAACCGTTCCAACTTCCCCGGTGTCTTGATCAATCTCCGGATCTCCGGTCTTGTCTTCATCTTCCAGGAACCGCTCTTCGAGTTTCTTCACATTGCTGATAACGGATTCAACGGACATGGCACTCTCCTGTTTTCTCAACTTTATCTTGAATCCAGAAAACAAGAAAGAACAGAGAGCGCATTACAAATTGTCAATCGACCTGTTTACGTCTCCATTCCGAGGCGTAATGCTTCTTGCATTTCCGATGGGTGCCGACCGCAGGTAATCCACAGTGGCAATTCCCATAAGAGCCCTTCGGCCTTCCGGTAATCCTCCCCGGAGGAATGCCGCTTTTCTCTTTCCAGTGGATGGTGCAAAGTCCGCCCCTTTTTGCAGCCATGGATTGACAGCCAAATATTACGCAATGCTTTGCCGCTTTTTTCGGCTTGATATAGCCCTCTTTTTCTCTGGCCTCAGCGTAATGACGCGAGCAAAGATTCCTGGAGAAAATATCCCTAGCGCATCCCTCAGTGAGGCATGACGTCGCACCGAACGCGACTCTCTCGATGTATTTCTTATATCCAACGTTTCCGGCCCTTCTCTTCTCAACCAGAGAGCAGTTCTTGCAGAAATCAGAAACGCCAGATGCTTGTCGGCCGCAATTCTTACAGTACCTGTCGAACCTGTTTTGAACTACTGGGGTCACAGGAAGTTGTTCAGCTTCACACCTACCTGGCAAGTCGTAAGAACTGATGGGATGGTTTGTTATCGCTGCCGACCCATACCTCTTAACGGCTGCTAAATCGTAAACCTTCTTTGCCTCTTCTTCGGAAGCGTACCTGCCGAGGTATTCGTTCTTGTGATTGAAGGTGATTGATACCTCGAACTTACCCTTGCGGTATCTGACGCCTATGGGTCCACCTTTTTTCCTGGTCCTATTGTGGTTATTTTGAGCGATCGTAATAACCCGCAGCTTGCATCTCCTGTTGTCCAGGCGATTCCTTTCAATGTGATCCACAACCATTCCCGGCGGTGCGGTCATCACCTCCCTGTGAAACGGAATCACATGGCCCCCGTCTCTCCGGCAAAGGTAGCCACCAGCCGAGAAATACCAATTATGGCTCCCTATTTTCTCTAGGTCATCCCGATCACAGAAGATGTACTTGCCCTCTAAAAGTAGAGCTGCGTGCTGATCCGTGAATTCAGAGGGTTTGTCAAATCCCTCAGTGACCTCTACCGGCCTTCTCTGGCCGGTGAACTGATGCGCGTACTTTGGCTTTACCCTGAACTCATATTCAAAAATAATCTTTGGGTCTTCCTGAATCCTGACGTACCCCATCTGCTTGGCGTACTCATCAACGCTGCAACCCATGACCCTCGCTTTTTTCCACGGGGAGTATTTGTGAATGAAGTTTCCGTCTTTATCCTCGTAGTGAAATGACTTCTCTGTTTTTCCTACTCGCTTAAAGTTGGTGGCCAAATAGATGACGCCGCTATGACCCTCAGATGGTGAGGCATATGACTTCACCCCAACCCATTTCCTCTCTCGCTCTAGCATTCGAAGACATCTGCCAAGAAAAAAGCTTTCTGTATTTTTTGGCGTGTCATCGACGACGAAGAATCTGCTGAGATTCAGCCAACCAGAATAAGACTCTTCGCTTTGTTTTCTTGAGAACTTCCCAAACACTGCCATCCCAAGCAAGGTGTTCGCCGTCCTAAGCAGGAAAACGACCTGGGATTTCGGGGGAAACGTCCCCGTGTAGTGCCTCGACGCCAGCCAATCCCTTAGAGACTTGTTAATTTCTGAAGCCTTCTCTACGTAAAAATCACCGATCGCACCCATTACAAAACGATATCATTCGACCATCAGTGTGTCTAAACAATAGTTCCTATGCGGTTATCGTTAATAATAAATTTCTTTAGTATCGAATCATTTTATATTCTACAGACTAAAAGTGTCTGGCCATAAAGCAAAAAGACCCGGCAACCTATTAGATTGCCGGGTCTCTGTTTTTCAGACCTGAGAACCCTATTAGTACAGGGTGCTTCCAGCGCCAAAGCCAGACGGGCTGATCGTCGCCAGGTTCGACAGCGTGACGGTTCCGTAGAACTCGCTGCGAGCCAGGAGCTTCGCGTAACGGGTACGGATACCCTTACGGAAGCGGAAGTCATTCGGATCAAGGAACGTCGCCGACACCTGGAGCGGAACGTACGGGGCCCAGACGTAGCCGGCATCCACGAACGAGGAGCCCTTGTAGCCCATGACGATCTTGTTCGAGGTGAGATACGGGTCCTTGTAGGCCATGAAGCGGGACATCACGGTCCCCATCTTCATGATGCCCCAGGTCTGCGGCTGCTCGACCTTGGCCATCGCTTCAGCATCGCCCGCGAAAACCGGCCGGAAGAAGCCGTCGGTGGACAGCTGTTCGATCTGAGCGGCGAAGTCATAGCTCATGACCATGAAGTTCGCCGGACCGCGCAGGGTGTTCTTGCCGATCTGGTTCGACAGGAGGGTCATCGGGGTGAGCGAACCACGGATATGGTCGAGTTCACGAACGCCCGAGGGAACCGTCATGTCGTAGGTCGCAGCGCCGCCGGTAGCACCGAGCTTGATGTCCTCGATGATTTCGCGGTCGATTTCGAGCGCGAGTTCGGAGCCGACGCCGGCCACGAGTTCCTGCTCAGCATCGATGCCGTGGAGGGCCTTCAGGTCGTCGGAGGCTTCCGAAGACCAGAGAGCCTTGATCTTACGGCTCTTCGCGGTCACGGCCACAAGGGCGATGTCCACGTTGACCGTCGGGATCTTGCTCGAACCTTCCGAAACGTACTCGTAAGAGGCAACGATCGGAGCGAGGTTGGCCGGAGCGGACGAGAACGTCACGGTGACAGCGCCGGACGTGTAGTTCACGGTGCCGGAGGCCACGCCCGTGCCGGTGAGGTTACCAGCGCCGTCATCAACAGCGGTAACGCTGCCGACAACGATCTTGAGCTTGGTGGCGCGAGCCGGGATCCAGGCGAGGGTGTGCGAGAAGGCGACCGTGGTGCCGTCGCCGGTACCGAACGCTTCACCGTCGATGAACTCCGAAGAGTAAGCGCGGTTGAAGTCCTTCACGAGCTTGTTGCCAGCAGCAACAGCGCCCTTGTTGTCGCCGTACTTCAGTTCGAAGTAGAAGATCGCGCCGACCGGAGCGGACATCGGCTGGATCGAAACGATCTCAGGAGCGATGAGGCTCGGCCACACGCGGCGGAGGAGCGGGAATGTGTACTTGATGAACGGCGCGGTGTTCACCGTGGTGGTGTCTTCGCCGAGCACGTGCTTCTCTTTGAAGCTCTTCAGCTCATGGAGCTGATTTTCAAAAAGCTGCGCGAGACAGTACTTGCGGTAGGCATCCATCTGGATAGGCCGACCGGTGGAATCCTTCTGGGGGATCCATTTGTTCCAACGCTCGATGAGCGCCGCACGTTGCGGATTACGGGCAAAACCTTCGCCCGAGAGATCCGATTTCATTTCCTGAAGCTGCCGCTGTTCCATGGCTATTTTCTCTCTTTCATTTTTTCAAGGCGTCAGCCTTGTCTACATCAAAGCTTCGATCTGATCCTGGGTAGCTCCTGGAGTCAGATCTGCAATTTCCCCAATGACCCCTTCGACTCCGGTGGAGCGGCGCTTTTCTGTGCCGGTCTTCTTCACCTGATCTTCGACGAGGTTGGTCGTTTTGACCCTTTCAAACCTTCTTCTCATGAGATTGTAATCTTCGTTTACGACAGGAGCAACGGCAAAACGCTTTACGATCGAATCGATCTCATTACGTTCTGTTTTGCCTTCGCAGAGTTTACGAATCTTCGCGGCGTTCGGATTGTCGCGAATGCACTCCTCGACGTAGAGTCGCATGCCCAAGCTCTTACTTGTTTCGACAGATTCCCTAAGGGCCTGTTCGAGCTTGTGCGTACGATCTTCGGCCGCCTTGATACGAGACTCCATACGAGCTTCGATCCGCTTGCGATCCATCTCGGCCTGCTTCTTCTTGGCCTTTCCAGCGGCGACCTTCTTCTTGGCTTCGGTGAGAGCTGCTTCGACCTGATCGACATTCTCGAACTTCTTGGCAGAGACGTACGAAAGAACTTCTTCACGGTCTTCACCAAGCTTCGCGAGCGAACGCTCGTAATGAAGCGTGGCGGCCAAGCGGTTGGCGACCAATCCAATCTCGTCAATCTTGGAAACGAGGCCCTTGTTCTCTTCCTGGAGCTGGGCGATCTGCGTGTCTCGAACCTTGAGAGATTCGTCGAGTTCAGCCGGGCTCGCGGCGACGATGGGAATGAGGACCTTCTTGATGTCTTCGAGCGCGATGTGCGCGGCAGCGAAGGTCGGATCCGCAAGGAGTTCAGCCTTGATGGACTCGCGAAGCTTCTGCTTCTCTTCTTCGAGGTTCGCAGCGGCGGGAGCGGCTTCTTCCTTCACGTTGGCTTCCGCGTTGGCTTCTGCGGCCGGTGTCTCGGTGACAGCAGGAGCCTCTTCCTTCTTGGGCTCTTCGACAGCAGCTTCTGGGGCCTTCACTTCCTCGGGCTTCTGAATCTCGGGAACTTCGTTCGATTCAGATTTCAATTCAACTGCCTTCGCGGTCTTGTCTTCCATTTGAGCATCCTTTTCTTTTTTCTCGTTCTCTTTGAGAACGGATTCGGGCTCGATCCAGCGAACCTCGGTGGTGAACTTAGGGTACGACGTGAGCACGGCCGGATCCGCTACGAAGTCGTGAGTCATATAGGCGTAGTCTTCCTGGACCACTTCCATGCCGCCTTCGCCCATGGCCGTTGATCCCATGCCGCGAGAAGATACGCCGACAGCTCCGCCGGCCTCCAGGATCGAGCGCAGCTGGTTGCCGTGCTCATTCAGGAGGATCTTGGCTTCGCCCAGGATGACCCCGTCGTCCGTCATACGGAGACCGGTCATGAGGTGAGACACGCGCTTGAGTGACGTCTTCCCGTCCGCCGGATGGTCCAGCTCGCCCATGACCTTGCCTGCTGCCAGGGACTCATAAATCTTCTGGATCTCGCGCTCCCAGAGTTTACGAGGATACATACGACGATTCTGCGTCGGGATGTCCGCACGCCCGAACTCGCCGCGAGCAACCAAGAAACGCCCCTGAGGCTCGTTACTTTCAGTCAGCTGGAGACGGAGCGCACTGCCGAAATCAATCAGAAGCTTTGACATTATTTCTTCCTAAACCAGTAAGAGAAGCCAGGGATCTTGGTCTTCTTTGGATCGACCAACCTGCTCTTTGGTTTTTTACCCTGCTTCCGATCGTACAGCCTTTTCTCTAAAGCCTCAAGCGAGTCGGCGAGCTGTTTCGGGTTCTTGCCTCTGTACAATTTGTCCATTGATCGCTCAGTTGTGGAAGACCATGACTCCGTCGTCGGAGTCCACGAAGGAAACGGATCCATTCATCTCCGCATCGCGAGCATAGGCTTCGTAGTCGATCGAGAAGAGATTGAGCTTCATGATCTCTTCGATGCCGTAGCCCAGCTCATCCATGAAATAACCGACTGCGTCCTTTTGGAGCTGCTCCTGAATATCACTGGAGTACCGATCCCTGAGTTCTTCGCGAGCATCGTCAATGACCTTTTGAACCGAGTCGGCCCCATCCGTCAGAGTGAGCATCCGATCCTTAATCTCTTGAACCCTGCTTTTGTCTTCAGGGTCCTCTTCGTCGAGACCGTCCAGCTCATCTTGAAGTTGAGCCAGCTCCTCTTCAGCGGCTTCTGCCGCCTCAAGTTCTTCCTCCTTGTCGGCATCGGAGATGACCTCGCTATCTTTCATGTCTCCCACGCGACGATCAGCTTCTTCCGAGGCGATCAAACGCATGTCGGTTTCGGACATCGTCAGATAGTTCGCCGCATTGTCTTTGCTCAGTCCGCCCGTCTCTTCGAGGAAGTCAGCAGCCCAGTCTTCCTTGGACTTGGCCTGACCCATGTAAGCGTCTTTCGCCTGGTCGATCGTGGCTTTGCTGTCGTTCATCAGATCGATGTAGGCTTCAAGTATCTTGCGATCTTCCTCGTCAAGATTGAGCCAGTCCCAGACCTTCTCGTCGATGCTGGACTCGCTGTAGTACCGTTCCGGGAATCCCTCGTAGCCCTGGAACATCGGTTCCGGATCTTCTTCATCCTTGTGAAGCTCTTTGCAAGCTTCGAGGAACTCATCCTTGTCGGCGTAGTCTTCAAGATTGAGCCACGCGCCCTTGATGCTGCCGTCGTTGTATTTGGCGTAGGTGCCGACGTAAACAGCCGGGCCAGAAGGGGCCTTGGCTTCGGTCTTCACCGACTCCTTGACCGGCTCTTCGGTGCCTTTGCCACAATTCGGGCAGACGCCCACGTGCGGATCCGCGACGGTCGTTTCATCGTCCTTGATGCGGATCGGCTCGCCACAGTGGGGGCAGTTGTAACCGTCGGATGACTCAACCTTCTCCTCGCCATTCTTCAGCAAGGTCTTGCCCATGACCAACTCGTTGAAGCTGCCCAGGCCCATCTTGACCTTGGTGTCTCCACCGCTCAATACCACTTCTCCGCCATCCATGTGGACGTGAAGCTTCTGGCCCACCTTCCACTCGGGCTGATCCGGCACCGGAGCGAGAACCGAATACACGGCCACATCGCGGGCCTCAGGGAGGGTGTAGCCGTACTTCTTCCCGTTGAACTCGACGGAAAGGGACTCGCCCACATCTCTGCGAACGTCGCCCTCCTTGTTGTAAGTCTTCAGGCACATCGAGTCGTCGCAAACGTGATCATCGCCCGACTTGTGAGAGGTGCTCTTTCCGCAGACGACGCACTCCCCGGTGACAAGCTCATTCTCTGCCATTCCCTTTACGGCGATCTCTGCCTTCTCGGAATGAGAGTCGTTGTATTTCTTAACGGCATCGGCAAGAGATGCAGTCTTAGGCATCTCAAGAGCCTTCATGAATTCAGCACCACCCATGCGCTGAGTTACTTTCCCATCCTTGTCTTTAACAACAACGCAAACAGGATCCTTAGCTTCAACCACCGACTCTTTGCCTTCGTCCGCAAGTTTGTCGTTCAGCGCGTCCACGAGTTCATCGCGATCCACGACGAACATCCAGGTATCATAGGAGGCATTGCCGTAGGCGTAGTTGGACTTGCCATCCCAGTAAGCTTCGTTGAGGTCCTTCGTAACTTTCGCCTTGTCCTCTTCGGAGAGGCCAGCGACAAGTGCCTTGAAGATATCTTCCACTTCCTCGCCGTTCACGATCCCGGAATTGCCGTCGAGCTGAGTCTCAACCTCTCCGATCTGACCAGATCCACCGACCGCGTTCATCGGATAGAACACCCCAGACGCCTCGGGTTTCGCCAGACTGCTCAGGATCGCAGTGATGTCGTCCTTCGAGAGCCCGGCCTTGAGAGCGTCCTCTACCGGACCCCATAGCTCGTTGTTGGTCATGTTGATCGCGAGGAGCGCATCCGTCGTGATGGTTTGACCGAGAGCGTCCAGGTAGTCCTGGCCGGAGTCCTCGTGCTCGGTTTCATATTCAGTATTGGACTTCACATTCTCATCAATCCAGGCCGCCAGCGCTTTCATCTGACTTTCCTTATCAGAGAAGCTGATCTCGCCCTGGGACTCCTTGATGGGCTTGCTGCGCTTCTTGACGGATTCGTCTTTCGATCCTTCGCCGCCCTTCACGTATACAGCGACATGATAATAGTGTTCAGAGTCGTTCATCGAGTGACCCGCGTCTTCGATTTCCTTCTTCACGACTTCGCTGACCTGGAGACCGTCTTCTCCAATTGCCTGTAGGATTTCATTCGCAAGGTCTTCAGTGTTGCCGCCACAAGCGGAGTAGGTCACTTCTTCTTCGATGGCGTCTTCAGAGACTGAGTCGCGCTTGACGGCTCCGCCAACAATCGAAGAAGGCAAAAGATCGGCTTCGCCGTCCACCTTGGCACTCAGAACCTCTTTGCCGGTGACAACCAGCGTAACGTCCAGAGAGGTGACAACCTGATGATCGTTGTCGGCCTTGTCGGCGTCAGCTTCCAGTTCAGTCGAGATCTCATAGCCCTGTTGGGCGAGCATCTCGATCGCGTCATCCACAGCTTCTTTCTGGGTCATGCCGATGCCCACGGAAACGTCGTCCCACTTCGAGTGAGAGGTCCCGCGACCCTGGAAGTACTGGGAGTGTTCCATGCCGATGTCTTCGATTTCAAATTCAACGATCTTTTTGCTCATGGCCCTGCTCCTTATTCCTGTTCCGGTTGGTCGTCGAGAATGGCGTCAACGGCCTTCTTCACTTCAGTTGCAAAATCCGACTCGTCGAGCGTAGCGACCAGCTGGTCGAACGTGTTGCCGGCCTGGTCGTAGGCGTAGTCCTCGACGAAGTCGTCACTCTTGAACGGAGAGACGTCGTCCAGCAACCAGAAGGCCCAGTTCCAGCTTGATCCGGCTTCCTGGATGCCGTCATAGATGTTCCGGTCATAGAGAGCGGCCGGCTCAAGGTCTCTCGACACTCCGCCGCTTTCGATATGGATGTAAGCGGCCATCGCCTCGGATCCGGTGTAGGAATCTAATCCGCTGATGTCCGCTTCCACTGTAAAATGGTCAGACAGCTTTCCAGCCTTGGCTCCTTCCTGGTCGATCACTTCTTTCACGAAAGAAACGATTCCAGCCCTCGCGCTTTCCATGTTCTTGTCGGCGTACTCACGCGAAGCGAACAACTGGATGGTATTACGCAGGTCTTTAATCACCTCTGGCTTGAGGCGGAACGCCTTCTGGACACCGAGTTCGGAATCAGCCTCTTCAGGGCTTACCATTTCGATATCACCCGAGTAGCCGTACTTCTTAAGGGCCGCTTCGAGTTTAGGGGTCAGCTCGTGCATATCTCCCAGATCATCTCCGGAGGACTCAGTGGTCTGCTTTAAAATCTTCTTGGCAGAATCGGTGTCGCCTGAGCGGACGAACTTACCGGAAAGGCTCTTGCCCATCGCGGCTTTCTTCTCCTTGGTCATGGACTTACCAGGGTGCGCCTGAGCAGGAGCCTGGACAGACTCCTCACTTGGGAGAAGGGCTTTCAGTTTATCCACGGAGAGCGGCTCGTCATTCATGTCCCAAAGCTTGCCGTTCCAACTGACTTTCCCGACCTGCTTATCCCCAGACATGATCTTGCTGAGAAAATTACCGCCGCCCAAATTATACTTCTGAGCGTACTTCTTGACCTCGTCTCCCAGCTTGCCCACGTTGCTGGACGTGATCTGAACGCTTTCAGAATCGGATCCAGGAAGGGGCTTATTCGGGTCCTGACCGAAGTCCGGATTGCCAACGTTGGTCATCACTAAAACAAGGCTTCCGGAATTCTCTCCGGATTCACTCATGCCCGAGCCCATGAGCTTGATGCCCTTCTCGAAGTCCTTGGCGGTCTCTTTGCTTCCGGAGTCCTTGAGATCCGGAATCAGAACCTCTTTGAGATAGTTGATGAACTCTTCCCTAGAGAAGTCGTCAGCAGACGAAGCGCCCTCAATGAACTTCACGAGGGTCTCAAAGTCCTTCGCCGTCTCAAACCGCTCCATCTCTTCCAGATCCGGGATGAGCGTGCCCTTGAGGTAGCTGACGAAAGATGCCTTGCCGTCTTTCTTCTTGGCCTCATGCATATCGTCGTGATCTTCACGGCCGGCGATCTGGCACTTCGCGCAGAGCTTGTCACCCGGCTCGGCAACGAGGCGTCCGCATTGAGAACAGTGCTCGCCATCGCCATCAGCGTCGCGCCCATCCAGATTGTCCTGGGCGAAATCCCGGGGATCCCCGCCGGAATAGACGGTACTCTCAATGATGATCATTCCCGACTCATCGCCCATGTCGGCGACGTAAGGGTTGATCTCTTTGAACTCCTTGGAGACGTTCGTCAGGATGTCGCCAACTTCCTCTTCGTAGTCGCCGTCCCAGAAACCAGCCCCGTGACCGTTCCGGGTCAGCCAGAAGTCGTGGCCCAGCTGTTCAAGGTCAGCAATGCCACCTTCGCCACGGCGACACTCCAGGTTTCCGATGTCGTAGCCGGCCTTCTCAAGCGCGGCCTGGGCCTTGTCGTAGAACTCATCACAGTCCTTCTCGGCCTGAGTCACGGAGTCAGCCGAGATATCGGCGATGGAATAGTTCCAGTCCATGGGCTCGCCGCCTTCGGGTGTGGACTCGTCGGTAGACGACCAGAGCGCCGTTTCCAGGTACTGGGAGACCATAGGCGAGAGCTTCTTCTGAGCTTCGGTCATGTCCAGATCCCGCTTAACGCCGTCCGCGTTGTCGCTGACCACGCTCACGAGCTGGTCGAGGGTGCCCTTGAAAGGCTTGCCGCCTTCCTTCTCCCAGGCCGCGAGGATCCGCTCTGCGACCTTCTTCACATCCAGGGTGGTCTTCACCTTGTGGAGCATGGCGTAGAGATTTTCTTTGCCGACTGCAAAACTGAACAGATCGTCTGCGTCTGCCGTGTCCTTCATTCTGGCGTCTTCGAGTTTGGGCTTAACCCCGGAACTGGACCCGGAGGCGAAGATGTGATCGCGGATGCTCGCGGCATCGCCCTCTTTCGCGCCGGGGAAGTCGGCGAGCATCTCGTGGAATGCGTCCTTCCAGTTCTCAAAAATCCCGTCCGCGTTGACGGCCCAGTCCACAAAGGCTTCCTTGAAGCGTTCGACTTCGGTGTATTCCTTGAGTCCAGTAATGGAGGCGATCGTGCCGGAGGAGAGGCTACGAATCTCCTGCTCCAGCTTGCCGCTCATGTCTGACTCGCCCATTGCCTGCTCGACGGCCTTGTCCAGGCTTTCGACCATGATGGAAAGAATCTGGTGGGCTTCTTCTTCCTCGACCTTACCCTCGCGAATCTGCTGAGCCATGTAGAGCGCGTCGTCCTTGACCTTGCGGTAGTCGGCGTACTCGGGCTCCTTCTGTTCTGCGACGGGCTTCTTGACGCCGAGGATCTCGGCGAAGTCCTCGTCGAGCGCGAGACTGGAAGACGAGAAATCGGGAAGCTCGGGGAGATCTTTGAACCCGCATTCGCTGACGGGCTTCTCGACCGGCACCTTCTTGCTTTCGGTGGTAACCTTTTTCTCACCCAGAATGGTGATCAAACTGTCCACCAGCTTGGCCGCGTTCTCAAAGCCCCGAATCAGATTCATCTTCTCGCCCATCTTACCCTCCGTCAGATTCGCCAGGTACCCAATCGAGGAAAGATGAATCCTTCTCCGACTGCCCGGCTTGATGTGCATCCGCTTGCGGATCTTCGCACGCCTCTTGGCCATTCGTTTGTACCGCGAGGTCTTCCTGCGGCGTTTCGCCATTCTCTTGAGTCTTGCCTTACGCTTACGATAGTACCGCTTCCGCTTCATGCGGACACGAGCCGGTGTACGCTTAGACCGCGTAACGCGAACTTCGTACAACCAACTCTCAATCAGCAGATTCAGAATAGATGGCTCGACCACTTTTTGCACCGACCTTTTCCAAAGAATATACTAGGAAAGTTACGGGTGCCAGGCTTTAGGCGGGCGTACATTTACTTTCGGTTGGTCGAGCGGTCTACCGAGTGCTGAAGTTCTTCCATCATGCGCTTGAGCTGCTCCCACTTTTTGCCAGACGTTTTGTCCTGCGCTTGGATCCGATCAGTGCGTTCAATCAGCGAGTCGGTGTTGCGCTTGATCTGACTGAGGATTGGGAGGCTCGTGTCTTTCGAAGCCGTGACGGGTTCTTCTTCTCCGCCGGACATCGGTTCACTGGCCTCAGGCTCACTCGGAGAACTCGGAGTGCCACGCTTGGCAAGGGCCTTCTCCAGATCCCCAGTGCCGCCAGACGGAACTTCGGACTCATCCGAGTCACCCTTGAGATTCATTTCTCGGATCTGATCATCCGACCAGCCCAAGACATGCGTCTTGATCCAGTAGTCCGGGGCCCACGGTTTGTACTTGTCGGCCAGATCCAGCTCGGCTGCGCGGATCTCCAGCTGCGCCAGCTCGAAGATCGCCGACGGGACCGTCATCTCGACGTCAAACTCAACGGCGTCCGGGTTGACCCCCTTGGCCGCGAGATGCACCTTGCAGATGTGCTTGATGCCGTTTCGGAACTCACGCTGAACGCGAATGACCGTACGAGCGAAACGAGAGTCCTCGGCCGAGAGGTTAGTCTTGGCGGTGGACTCTTCGTAAGTGAGGAAGGGCTTCGGAACTTTGAGCGCCGCGAACAGTTTGTTCTCAAAGAACTTGATGTCTTCGATGTGATCGTAAATCGGCCCCTGGAGGGATTCAACCCGAGTGGACTCTTTGCCGTCGCGCATTGGCAAGAAGAAGTCTTCATCAGCGGATAGGACGTCGAACTTCCTGTCCATTTTCCCGCTGTTCGGATTCACAAATTTCTGCTTCTTGAACGACTGCTTGACCCTCTGCAAGTAGCTCATGGACTCATTGGGCGGGATCCCAGAAACGTCCACGTAGAATGCGTAGCGCGAGGGGGCTCGGCTCAAGCGATGCATGATGATCGAGTCTTCCAGGAGAAGGAGACGCTTGAAGACCCAGCGAGCCGGCTCACCGATCCCGTGGCCGTAGGGGCTGAGGGGGTTCTTTCCCATCAGCCTCATGTGAACCACTTCCCAGCTTTCGAAGATCGCGCAGTCTTTTACGGGTTGAGCGGGCTTTCTCCGACCAGTGGCTCGAAACTCCAGTTCCCCCAGGAACTGCTCAGAGGAAACCCTGAATGATCCCCTTGGGTCATAAATGAATCCGAGCGTGTCGATTTCATGGTCCTCGCGACCATCTTCGAGTTTGCGGCCGATCTCCTTGGGGATCTCGATGCGCCTCACGGTCGGGGGCGCGAGCATGTTCACAGCTACCACGCCGGCTTTAGCCTTCGCCACGATCTCTGCGTACAGGTTTCCGTACTTACAGAGCATGCGGACCCAGCTCCAGACCCTTTGTTCGATGTCGAGGCGTTTGTGCAAAAGATCATCCAGCTCTGCGCGGACGTCTTCATCTTCGGCTTTGATCCAGACGCTCTTTCCTGTTTGCGCATCTACCTGGGATGCGTCATCCGCATAAATATCGATTGCCGAAGAAATCAGCGGACTGTCGTCCTGATCTTCGTAATCCATGAAGCTGGCGACGAGATCGGCGTCGATCCGTAAGTGGTCCGTAAGCCCAGGGATCGATCCGCTGTTGATTCCGAAGCTCTGATTTGATTGCGTACCGAGGCCCTGATATCCCGCGACCGGAACATAAGGAGGTCGGTGGTACTCGGTGTCCCGAAAGAATTGCCGGATAAATTTGATCGAATCAGAACCTACGCCCATATCAACCCTCTAGCCCATCAGGAACGGCGGTGTGAAGTTGCTTTTCCAATCATGCCCTTGATTGGCCTCTTGTTCCAGGGCCTTCTCGGCATTGGCCCGCCACTCTTGTTTCATTTCTTCAGAATTACTTTCTATCACGATGGTCGCAGCATCGTCGAGAACCCAAGTGTCTTCATCGGAATTCTGAAACATCTCACGCGAACTGATCGGCACATCCAGAATGCCAGAGGCCGCCTCCGTAAGAGTCGTCGTAATCGCGGCCAGAGCATCTGCGATATCTTTGCTGCCGCGTTGCGTTGCCGGCGGGTGGTCTACTTTTCCCGTCTTCCAGTCCTTCTGGAGTTCGCGAAGCTCCTTGATGAGCGGCGGATAATTGTAGATCTGGATCCGGTTCTCGTAGAGCGCAGTCTTCATGACTTCGTAAGGGCCGCCGGCAGGCTCCACCGAAACCACTCGGGTCTGGTAGCCTTGGCCCTTCACGGTCTGGAGAAGATTCGCAGACTGGAATTGATCGGCGCTGACCTGCTTGATGAAGAAGCCGTGCTGAGTCAGCTCGTAAATAATCCGGCGGATCTCGGAATACGAGATCTCACCCCCTCGCGGAGCGCGTACCTGGAGTACGAAGTCCACATGGATGATCGGGGCCATCTCCTGCTCAGCCTTGCCGAACCTCTGAATGGGCGCGTATCCGGCGACACACCCGACGGCGATACCCGTACAGTCCTGGGTTTTTGATAAGTCGAGGTGCAGGTGCCTGGGGGCTTTCGGATGCGCCAGGGGCTCCCAGGAGCCGTCTGGGTGAAGTTTAGCGAGCTTCTGCCAGTCGAAGCGTCCTGGGATGTCCTGATCCCAGGTCTCCTGGCTGAATGGATGGGTGCGGTTCTTGTCTATGGCCTCGTAGATCTTCTCGCGTCGGGCGATGAACGGGGTGATGGCCACTGTAGATCTGCCGGCGTGGTCCCGGATCGCGGCGTCAATATCTTCGACGAACGCACCGTGGAACTCGACCGGCACCTCGACTACTTCCATGCCTTCCGGGTCCGCCTCACCGGCAGTCATGATCCGGGACATCTTGGTCTCATTCCCGATGGCCACACGGAATTTCTTCCCGGAGAAACGTTCCTTTGGGACAGCCTCCCAGACCGCCCGCTCCCTGACGAACACAAGGGGATCGCCAACGTACTTCCGGATGAGCTTCTCCGTGAACGCATTGGGCGTGGTCTTCGAAGAGGCCACCAAGATAACGCCAGGGAGTCTGCCTCGATTCATGAATCGAGACTCCATTCGGCGCTTGATGGCTTCGAAGATCACCTCGATGTTTTCCTTTACTTCGCTCCGGCCGACTTGCTGGTCACGCTTGTGAAAGAAATTGCCTTCGTCAACGGCTGCACCAATCGCATTCGTACCGACCACTTGTCCTGCGGTCGAGGCTCCGGGCGGGAACGTGAACCGGTTTGGAAAGATGATGCCGGCAGCGGCTGTGTTTCTAATCGGGGCGAAGTGCTTCCGGAAGAACTCGGACTCATCAACGATCGCCCGGATCTTCGATACGAGATTGCGCTCGGCCACGTCTTCTGTGACAGAGACGCAAGGGACTGATATGTAGTCGGTGCTAGAGATCTGGTAGGTCTCGTGCGGATCTCGCATGCAGTAAACGTCATACGCCATGCGAACACATCCAATGACTGACCCGGTGGAGTTGTGAGTCACCAGGAAGTTATCCGTCAGGTACAGCCCATTTGGATTGCTGACGGTAATGCAGCGCATCGGCACAACCTCGCCGAGACGTACGTTGCGAACCGTGTTGTAAAGTTGCGTCGTCTCGCCAAGCGCGTTGACCTTCTTTCGAGCCAGCCTGAATAAATTCTTATTATTTCTGCTGCGGATATAGACAGTGAACGAATCAGAACACTCGTAGGTCTTGCTGCCGTCGCCGCTAGTGCGGTCGCGCCCAGCCCTCTTACTAAGGGAAGCATAACAACCCAAAGATCTCGCCAGCCATTGAACATCTCTTGCAAGTCGCTCGTTCGTGCTAAAGAATTTCACGCTTCCGCATTCTTTGTCTGCGCTGCCGTCGCTATCTAGGAGGCCCTGGAGTATCGCTAGTCTGGCAACCTTTGGAGCAAACTTATAACACTCTGGAACGAACTTAGATCCAGCATCGGCATTGAAGAGCCCAATCGTGCGCAACTGGAGCCTTAGCTTGTGGACTGAATCACCCTTGAAGCTGATATCGAAACAGTCCTTGCCGTACTTAGAGAAGTCGGTCACATAGTTGCTGCCAACGCGGTCAGCGATCTCACGATAGAAATGAATATCTGCACCGTTGACGGTGATCTTAACCCTTCGATCATTCATCGTTCCATTTCCAAGCATATAGCCGAGCAGGTATGGGTCGATTGTCCTGCCGCCGATGTCCGTTAGATCTACAGCTTCGGTGATGGGTATTTTGAACAGCTTTTTGCTGCCCAGTTTTTTTGAAAATTCCCTGAGCGTGTGATCATAGACTTGCCTGGATGTCTTAATGCAATTTGAATTATTCCATGAAAGACATGGGTCGCTCTTATCTCTGCGCCAACCCCCATACCAAAGATGATCGCCGCAAGAGGAGACCTCTTCTCCATCGCCCAGCTCGAAGATGTACTCCTGCTCCTGCGTGATCGCGTGTAATTCGCGAATGATGGCAATCGTTCCATCGGGATTGCAGATCTGGTCTCCCACCTTGAGATCGACGATCTGCCTGAAACCTGTTGGGGTCAGTACGTGGTCTTTGACGCGCTGCTTCTTGCCCCCGCCAAGTGAACCTCCCCAGATCGCGGTGTTGTACCCGCCCTCAAAGATCTCGATCAGGTCTTTCTTGATCTCCGGAAAGAGAGTCTTGGTGATCGATCCTAAATAGAAAGGGTTCTCCAAGAACTCCTTCATCGATACCGGAGGAACCCGGTAGAGATCGCGCGAGGCGTACTCGATGATCGGGCTTGCCCCGTCACGCATGAAATCCTCCAGGACAGAGAGCGCTGCTTCGCGCTCGGGTCCTGAAAGTCCTTCCATCTCTCGCTGAAAGATCTCAGCGTACTCGGCGTCAGTCCGAATGGACTGAAACCTTCCGCCTTGATTTAGGATGCTCACAACAACATCAACGAGCGGGGATTAAACCTGATCCAGATCGCCGTTCATCTCAGCGCCCATTTCTGGCTCGGGAAGCTCTTCGGCTTCCGCGCCTTCGTCGCCGTCCTTCTCTTCCGCTTCAGGGTTGAGAGCTTCCTTGACTTCGGCGAGTTTTGCGTCGAGAGCAGCTTCGCCCTCGCCTTCTTCGCCTTCGTGCCGGCCTTCTACTGCCATGACGAGGTCACCGAGAAGCTTCTCGTGGTCGATCTTTTTCTTCTTCTTGCCTTCAGAAACTTCTTCCGGAAGACCAAAACCATTCACCGATTCACTGATCTGTTTCATACTGTCTCCTTACGTGGTTAACTCGGGCGCAACCTCTGCGACCATGTCACTTCCCAAGATCTGAATAACCTTTTTTACGATCCCTTCATCATTGGTGTGCAGATTGACATGATCAGCTTCACCAGATGGTCCCACCTGGATAAACGCTTCCGGTTCAAGCTTTAAAACGGCGTCTCGCATCGCCTGCGTTATCTCACTATCTGGATTGAGGAAAATGGTATGCATCGGCTCGTCATCTACACGCTTCATCTTCAGTGCGTGGATGTGCTCGGATGGGACGTCAGGAAGACTGAACGGGATGTCTCCAGTCTTTTTGTTCCCACGGCGGAAGCGATTCTCGTTCTCCCCATGTTCAGCATCGGTCGCGTCCCAGTAGGTGTAACTGTCGTCGTGACCATGTTGAAGCGCGATCTTGTAGAACGGGGAACTCGGCGAAAGACGCTTCGAAATGTAGAAGTAGAAGTCGTTGCTCTTCGAGTAATCCTCAAAGTAATCTTGCTCCGGCTCGGTGATGCACCACTTCGTCCCAGAGCCGTAGAGCATTGCGGCCTCTTTGGTAGTGATGTGGTAAACCTTCCAGTACTTGTCCTCGGCGACGAGTTTGGCCCCCGATGCCTTCTTCTCTTTCTTCTCCTGGCTCTTCGACTTGCTGGCCTTCGTCTCATCGACGAAAGCCTTGAACTCGGCCCAGGTCTTCCACTTGTCGATGTCCTTCTTGGTGGCATCCTGGATCTTCGGCTTCAAAAGCTTGAAGTCGGTGATGTAGTCGGTGATCTCGTCATCAGGAGCCCCTTGATCCTTGAAGCGCTTGATAGAGGTTTTGAAGTCCTCTTCGAGACTTTCATTCTTGGGCCATTGATGTGTTTTCTCGTATGCCCCAAAGATCGTGTTGCATCTGGTCTGAGCACGCTCTTCGGATTCAAGCGGGCCATCGCGATAAACCTGGCGCTCATCGTCGAATATCTGGGCAATCCAGCCATTGGAATACAGACCGACCATGGCCGTGATGTAGTCCGTGAAATTCCGGTACGACCCACGGATGCACGAATCCCTCGCCTTCCACCCATCGTCAGACTCGAATACCGGCAGGCCGAACCTATCTACGCCCTCGGTGAACATTAGTCGCGGTCCCGATGGAGGCTGATCGAAGCGCCGCCCCAGCCGCCACTCACGCTGTAGTTGAAGTAATTCCCATCAGCCGCCTTCACGAGGTAGATCGGCGAGTAGATGTGGTGAGCCTTGTCTTCGTGGAAGCCGGCGAGCCTGAACTCTTTGAAGTTCTTGATCACCTCGGCGTCCTGCACGTTGAACTGGGCATCGCGGACCATGCCGGTGTCGCGCAGCTCGCCCTTCGCGTTGATGACGTTCTTTTTGAGCCAGGCGATCCCTTGTTGGGATTGCTCGGGCGATATGTCGATGAGCTTGCCTTCTTCGAACATCGCGAGGATCTCGTGAAGGATGTATTTCATCTCCTCGTCCATGTCCTGCTTCCAACCCCGGGCCAGATCCGACAGGCGGTGAGCGACCCCGAGGATCTCCTGCTTCGTCCACATCGGCTTGGTCTTCAGGGCCTCGTACTTCTTGAGCGTAGCGCGGGCGGTGCCTTCCTGGATCTGCACGGACTCGTCCACCTCCCCGACTTCGGCATCGTAATGATTCTGAGCAGACGTCAGGGCCTTTTCGAAGGTCACCTGAGGGTCCTTATCGCACCAATGCATAAGGTCCGCGAGAAGGTCCACTACGGCCTCTTCACCCTCGCTCCCTGTGTGCGCAGAGAATGCCTTGAGGGCGACATCAGCGGCGGCAACGCTGTCTTCCTTGGATTCGACCACCGACTCCACTGCCTTCTTCTGACCGGAATGAGGATCCTTCGGGTCGAGGTAGCGAGCGTCTCGCGAGCCCTTGTCCGGAATGATCTCGTATTCCTGACGATCATTCTCGTACTGGTCGCCGAGCTTCTCAGCGAGAAACGCCTCAGCATCTTCAGCTGAATCGAACTTCTGGCCATCAAACATGATCGTGTTGGTCCAGTCAACGATGTGCCACTTCTCCTTGGCTTCGATCTGGGTGCTCTCTGTCAGCTCGCGCTCGATCGGGAACCCAAACTTGTCTTCGACCATCATCTTCTTCGCCATTTGATCTCCGTTATCCGATTGGGTACGCCGACCCTGATTTTGCTGCCATCTCTTGAAGCCGGGCCGTCGGTCGGCCCAGTCCGCTCAAGATCGTGAAGAGGTAGATTGTGCTTTGGGATCCAGCCTCATAAACTCCGCGATGGAGCTTTGTCTCCGGGCCCTGGGCCATCAGTCGGTTAAGAGAGCCAAAAGCGCCCTCAAGAGCCTCCTGCGTAACCGAAGCAAGCCCCTCGCCGTTACTGACAAGAAGCCCTGCCCCCACTTTCGCTTTCGAGAGATCGAGTCCTTCAACGAGAAGCCCCTTCTTCACGTTCTCACGAACCGCGTCGGCGACATCCGTCGGCTTCTCGATTCGCTCAAGCTTTGTCCTTCCAAAGCTAAGAATGCCAGATTCGAGGACGGTCCGATAGTCTTTTGGATCGCAGACCACGTGACACTCTTTGCTGTCGATCGCACACAATTCGTTGAAGCTGCTGAACAGGGCGGCGATGTTTTTATTTGCGGTCTTCCATACGTCCACCACGCTGGCGGTGCCGTAGAGCTGCATCACTCGGGCGTTGTCCACGATGACCAGGGGCGAGAGATGGCCCTTCTCGGCCATGCCCAGGAGGGGCAGAAGGGTCTCCAGGGCGTTCCGCTGCACAGCCGAGGATTCATCCTTGGTCGGGAGGGTGACGATCACGCCGACGCGCTTCTCGGGATTCTGGACGCCGATGGAAGCCATGTACCCCTTGGCGATCTTCACGAGCGGAAGGGCCGCTCCGGATCCAGTGCCGCCGCCGGCACCGACACAGATCAAGATCTGCTCGACGTCTTTTTTGAAGGAGGACTGGATCAGACGATGAATCTCTTCGCTCTCGGCCTCGACCGCTGCACGGCCCACGGCCGGATCCTTGCCGGCCCCACCATCGCCCCTCAGGACATGACGATTCGCCTCGGGTACGGAGAGCCGCTGCATGTCGCGGGTCGTGGTGTTCACGATGGCCACGCGCCGGTAGCCCAGACCGTAGAAGGTGTCCGCAAGATTACCGCCGCCCTGGCCAGCGCCAAGGAAGGCCATCTTCACGGCAGTCTTCTTTTCTTCTGTGACGGATTCAACAGTGGCTAAAACTTCGTCATCAATCTGTGAAAGGTCAAGCACAACGATCTCCTTTTTCCCTAACAAATTAAACTCATCTTCAGTCAGCAGAGTGTAAACCATAATTGCGGAAGCCACCATCCTGGCATTCGCAAGCAACCCAAGCAACAACCCTTTGACTCTTTGTCATGACAAAAGGTATAAGTCAGGCTATGCCAAAAGCATTGGATTTCACCGCAAAGCGATTCGGTCGCCTTACTGCCATACATTTCGTGGGCCGCAGTCCTTCTGGCCGAGTGTGGCTCCTCTTATGCGACTGCGGCGCAACGATAGAAAGGCCGGTATGGGCTTTCAAGAAACCAAGAGTCAAAAACGTTTCCTGTGGATGCAGGGGACTTCCATTCCCCACTAACGGTCAAAGATTTGGGAGGTTGATATCGACAGGCCCAGGATCGAATGGGAAATGGTCTTTTCGCTGCGATTGCGGAAAGGAAATCCAAAGGCCGCGCTATGCGGTTCAAAACGGCAAAACTAAAAGTTGCGGATGCTTGTGGACCGAGACAGCAAAGGAAAAACAAAAGAAATACTGCCATTCGCACGGCTACAGCAAGACCGCCATCTACAGCAGATGGAAAAACATGCTGTCCCGCTGTGAGGATCCAAACCACATCAATTTTAACGACTACGGCGGAAGAGGCATAAAAGTTTGCGAACGGTGGCATAACTTCGAGAATTTTCTGGCAGATATGGGAAACCCGTTCACCGACAACAAGAGTAAGGCTCTTCAAATCGATCGCATAAACAACAACGGAAACTACGAACCTGGAAATTGTCGATGGGTAACACCCAGAGAAAACTGCAACAATAGAAGAAACAACGTACTGATCACATGGAACAACAGAACCCTTACTCTTGTTCAGTGGTCCAGGGAGACCGGCATTCCCAGAGACACACTAAGTCACAGAATAAAGAGCAGCCGTCTCAGCATCGAGGAGATTCTCACTGTTCCCGTAGGGGCGCACCCTTGGAGGAGGTCCCGTCACCCATAACGTCCTGCTGTGCCCCTACGGGGGCCATAATCCTGGCGGGCGTAAGTTACGATAACAAAAAAGCCCCACCCACCCGCTAAGGTGAGAGGGGCTTTTATATCCTCCTGGCGGGGATCTTCACCAGAAAGAAGGTGGTGGATTGCTCGATTGAGGCACTGGATCCTCGTCAGCGCATGGCCGGCACGGGATTAGGTACAGGCCCGTTGAGTCGCGCTTCTTCTTTGTGCCATTGCAGTCAGGACATTTTTCATCATTATTTTCCATTTTATCCCCCTCGTATTTTTGAGATGGCCACCCAGTACCACGGCATAACAAGTTGTCAAGCGACGCGGATGCGCCTCCGTTGCAGAGGAAAGATATGCGATTAATGGTGGGAAATTTGAGGCGGGAAGGCTGGCAGATCTTCAGACTGGCACGACAAACGCGCACTTGCAAGTTATCATGACTCCATGAAGCTCTCTGGATCTGTCGATTGCTTTGGACTCCCGGCTGTCGAGAAAGAGGCGCAGGAGATCTCCGAGGCTGAACTGAAGAAGGCCAACTGCCCCGAGTGTGGCCCTTCCTATTTCAAGAAGACATACGCCTTCGACCCAGATATGCGCCTCATCTGGCAATGCCAGAACTGCGGCCACCAGAAGGAAGTGGGGAAGCGGGCCCCTTCACCGAAGGCTCAGCAAGCCGCGCTCGACAAGATCCGGAAGGCCATCGAGACCTCCGGAACTCCTGACCATCCGACCCGGATCGTTGAGTGGACCGTCGAGAACGACGAAGGCGGATTCATCAACTTGAAAGTCTGGGCGATGCAGGGCGAAGACAGCAACATGCTGGGCCTCGTGTCCAAGCGCCTGCTCGGGATCCGCATCAGCCCGGTCGGGGGCGTCACCGTCTATTCAGACTCACAGGCAAAGACGAAGTCCCAGCTGAAGGATGTCGAGAGACGCCTTCGAGATGGAACCAGGACTCACTGGTGGTGATCAGACCTTTTCGAGGGAAGTCTTCCAAGCGTCAGTCTCGTCTTGAAACCAAGTCCCGCCGTGATCCCAGAAATCCATCAAGCGAGCCTCGTTCTTGACGATCCACGATCTGATGTGAGCGAGATCTTTTGCGGATACCGACTTCGTGAATTGGCGATCCTTGTGGGCCTCCACGACCTCGGGACTCTTTGAGATCGTCATGGAGAAGAATTCACTCAACCCCGGGCGATCGGCGTAGACCTTGAGCGTGGGGATTTCTGAATGCGAAGTCCGGAGCGTCTCTTCCTTACTTCTGACGTGGAGCGAGTAGTGAAGGCCCGTTTCCTGACTGCGGAAATTAGCCATCTCAACAATCACTTCGGCGCTACGACTCAGATCGGTCATGACGTTACTCTACCTTAAATGACGCGAACTGTCAAACCTGAAGTCAGGCTTCGTCGTCCAGGCTGCGCCACTTGACGCCCTCGGGATCCTTCTCAGACTTCACGATCTTCGCCCACTCAGGATTGCTTTCGACGTTCGACAGAATGGTATCGATGTCCGTCACCTGAGAAGGGAACCAATCCTTGTCCGTCTTGACGTAACTGATCGCGAGATCCGGGAAGCGCTCCAGCATGTCCTGGTACATTTCGGAGGCTGAGCTGCCTTCATAGAAGCCCTTTCTCGCCTTGGGTAGAACATCCCGCTCGAACATCTCCAGGGTCGGAGGGCAGACGATCCGCTGGATGTTGCCGATCTTCTGGTTGCCACGGCCGTTCTTCTTCCAGGCGACGTAGATCTCGAAGCTCTTCTCTTTCTTTACCTCGGTGATCGGAGTTGCATAGCGCTCGCGAAGGACCGACTCGACCAAGCGACCACCCCTTGGGGCTGATTCAGCTTGGCGCTTGGGTGCGTACATGTCGAAGATCCGGACCCTGGTCGAATCAATAGGACTACCTGGAGCGTTAACGAAGTCGAGGGCTTCATCATAAGTTGAAAAGGTCTTTGCGCGGTAGAGGTGCTCGCTCCAGCCGCTCTTCGTGTGCTCGGTGTAATACCTGGGCACCGCCCTGAATTTCGTCTTGATAGCCCAGCATTCCTTCGGGATCAAGGACTCGACCACTGCGTTTTCAAGCTTCTCCAGGAAGCGGTCCATGCCGTAGTGAAGCGGCGACGGGGCGTCGGAAAGTGTAGCCCAAGTGTAATCCTGGGTCTCGGAGTTCAACCTGGGCTTGAACTCATGATCCACCGGAATCACGTAGAAGTGGAACTTGAATCCGCCCTCTTCGTACTCGTCCACGAGCCGTGGGTTCATGGGGCCTGTGTAGCCCGCCTCTTCCGCGACCTCGCGCTTCAGTGCTTCGAGCGGAGTCTCGCCTTCATCGATCTTTCCACCGAAGGTGCTCCAGGTATTCGGCTCCGGGCAGTCAGGCCCCCGGTGCGCAAAGAGATACCGACCGGTGTCCTTGGCGTAGAAGAGTCCGCCGGCCCCGGCGAGCCTCCAGGTGATTCCGTCCGGATCCGTGTAGGCGGCCTCCTTGAGGCCGACCTTATTGAATTTGGAATCAAACTTCTCTTTTGAGATCCCGAACTCGCTGATCCAGTCCCCATCCACAAAGGCGCAGTCGGCGTTGACTCCGGATCGGATCGCCCGGTTCAGGCGGTGCTGCCCATCCAGAACGTAGTTGGATCCGCCCACAACCAGAACGATGCTGGCCTCCAGATCTGCCTCAGGCTTGTCTTTGAGTTCCAGGCTCGACTCCTGCTGATGGATCTTTTGGAACGTCGCGGCCTCTTCGGGAGAGACCGACCGGAGCTTGGCATTCTTGACTGCGGCATCGAACTTTTTGGCAAAGTCTGGCCACTGATCGTCATCAATCATGGAGAAGAATTGGCCGATCGCTGACTCGTGGTCCTCGGGATGGATCTCAAGACGTTCGCCAAAGGGACGATTGGGTTGCGACCATAGGGCAGCTGCGTCGTCCGACTGTGCGTCACTTTTGCGGAGCTTCCTGTTCTTTAGTTTTTCCGCATATTGATACATCGCCGTAGCAAGACCTTTACGTCGATGTTCCGGATCCACAGAGATTCCCCTCGAATAGAATCCGTGGGCAGACTTTCTGTTTGCAATGTGGGCGTGGGCAACTTCTTCACCATCCTTGGTCACACTGATTCTCAGATCATCATCGCCAGTGTCGATAGCGCAATCCTTGCAACCAGCATCTGGCGCTTCCTGATGAGTTATCCTGTACCCTTTGTTTTCCAGATCCTCTAATCCCTCAGGGATCCACGCCTTCTGCTTCTTCAGCATGTCGAAAGCACCTTTTACACTGGTGTCGTATTTTTGATCATCCGATTCGAAGAACTTACCCGCAGGGTAGCGTCCCGGCTTCTTGAAGACCTTGTCGATGATCTTCTTGAAGACCCCATTACATCGTCTGATGTCGAAGAGAAATTCTCCCTTTTCATCCCACACTCCGTACTTACCCCGAGCGGCGGTGATCGGAATCACTAAACTCACGTCATCAATATCAAATACGACCTGATGTTTGTCACCATCGGAGATATGCTCAGCCTCTACAGCACGATCAACTTGGAGTAGGACGGCGTTTTTCCCGTAGTCGTCGTGCCCGCCAGGGCTGGCGTTATCCAATGTAAAAGCGAACACCAGATTCCCTGGATTAGTTCGCTCATGAAACGTCAAACCAAGATTCTCTGGCGCTGCACCTTCAACGGTCCCACTCACAAACGCCTTTGCGAAAGCAATCGGATCCTTACTGGTATGACGAACAAGCCACGTGCCTCGCGGAAGCCATTTTGGCTTGCGAAAAAAAATAGTAGTGCTCGGCTCATTCCCTTCCGCTTCGCGGATAAAATCCGAAATCCAATCTTCGCGTTCATGTGGATCTCCGTCTTCAATCTCTTCAGGGACGGAGTCTTCGGCTTCTTTTCGGGTCTGCTCATACCACTGGTCATAAGATCCGGCCATGTCGTAGAACACATCCAGCTCATCCGACTCGACAAGTGGCATTCCAAAATGATCCAAGGACTCAGAGAGCATCACTGGGCCACTCCATCGACCGAAAATGCAGCGGGACTTCCTCCATGCTCCATGTGCTCGGCAAAGGCCATGACCATCTCGCCGTTCTCCTGGTGGAAGTTTCGGGCCTCCTGATCGGAATAGATCTCTTTCAGATGCGGGGTCGCATACTTCTTCCAGAGGGCCATCCGGTCGTCGAGATTTGAGAGCTGGGCATCGAGCTTCTCGTTACCAAGCTCGAACCAGAAGAGGCCCTTGTACTCGTGTTTCTTGATGTCCTTGTGGCCGACGATCTTTAGCTCGTGCTGCTTGAAGAGCATGTTGGAATGCTGGATGCGCTCGTACTCGTCGAAGTTTCCGTGCTCATCGCAACCGACGTAGTGGAACCCGCCGCCGTGGACGCCGGAATCAGGGATGTAGAGAATGTGGCCCGAGGTCTTCCCGTCCGTCACGAGGAGGATGTCACCTGGCTTCCCGGTGGACTCGATTTCGTCCTTCCAGCTCCAGGAGGTCTTTCCGTCCTTCTTGGTTTCAGGGATGGGCATGCCAAAGCGGTCAAGGGATTCAGAAAGCATAGGGCACATGATACCCCGAGATCCGTCCGACCTGAAGCTGTTTTGTCAGCTGGCTCGGTACATCTCTTCCAGGCGATCGGTCCGGCGCTGGCCCAAGCTCTTCCGGAGGAAGATGACAATGTCTCCGACGTAGCTTTGGTCTGAGTACAGACCGTCCCGGATCATCATCTGGGCCACCTCGCGCAGGTCTGTGGACTCCACCTGCTCCCGATGGGCCTGGATCCAGTTTAGCTTGGCCTGCGTGGTTGCCTTCCTCACCATACCTGACAAAGGTAGCACGCTTATTAGGGAGGGCAAATAAAATGGCGAAGGACCAGGCTCCCCAGCGCAGTCCTTCGCCACCTTCTTCGGCCGGTTACAGGCCGGCCTAGAACCACTTACCCCCGAAGCCAATGAAGAACATGACCGCCAACCTGATGGGCGGTGAAGAGAGACCCAGCGACGACGAAAGCCCCTCCGGCCACCGTTCTGAACCCGTTCAGACGAAAGCACCAAAGCGCTCCGTAAATAACTCCAAGGATGGCGACACTCGCGGTCATCATCACGCACATTCCAAGGATAATTTGAAGAATAGAAATCATTGCCCACCTGTCTTTTCAGTCTGGATCGATTCGCCGATCCTCACGTCCCTGGGGCTCCTGTGTTCTGCACAGTACTTGTAACCCCAGGCATTTAAAAAATCAGCTCGCTGCGTGCAGCGTTCGTAACGTTTGCCTTGCGCCGTCTGGCATTCACACCGCATTTCGGATCTGCTTATTTCGGACGCTTCGGAAACAGTCTCGACAGAGTCCATTCGTATCGATGTTAGAACTCTTTCCATTGAGGATAGGCTTTCCACATTTGCACACGGTGGCGCGGTGGGCTTTGCAACGCCCCCATCGATTAACGGCACGTCTACAGTCTTGACAATCATGGGGCTGAGATTCCATTGACCGTCTCCTTGAAGAGATTCTTCCATACCTGGCTCTCTTCCTTCTTCTTGACCAAACAGTAATGCTTGATGGCCTCGTGCAATAACTCGTAGCGACACTGGAGCAAGTTGCAGTTCACGACGATGTTCCCTTTGTCTGATACTGAGCGCGTCGCGTCCAGGTTGAATTTGGCCACAGTCATCTTGAACTCGAACTTCGGATCCACCTTCCACATGACTTCAAACATCCATGCCAGGTTGCCGTCGTCGATGGGGGTCAGGGCCTGAAAGAGAGCGTAGTCCAATTCCACCGTTCGCTTCAGATCCTCGATGGATCCAAGCTTCTCACGGATGATCCCGGTGTACGAAGAGCTGGAATAGACTGGCGCGTAGCCGTAGCCGCGAACCTGCTGGGCCTCGTGCTCAGATGTGACCGGGTAACTCTTGGCGGAATTCTCCCTGAAGAACTCCTCGACCACCTTCCCTTTGACGGTGTAGTCGGAAAACTTATCCATGTACTCAACGTCTGCGATCCCGTCCTTGAGCATCTTGGTGGCGTCGTAGAGCTTGCCCTTCTCGTTGGCCGAGAGGTAGGCCCAGAGCTTGGACGTGTTCCACCTCAGGTCAAACGAGCTGACCATATCTCGATCCCGGTTCAAGGTGAGTACAGACGGCGGGAAGTCGTAGCCGTACTCCAGCTCCTTGTCTTCGCAAACGTAGATCCCGCCGCAGTAGATCCGGCCCTTGTACTTCTTTTCCAGGAGGACGGTTCCATCAGGGGTCTTCCGGATCGATCCAGGCGGGGGCGTGTTGATCGTGAGGAACAAGTCCCCCATCTCGTGCCACTCCTCGGGAGAGATGTTACCCACCTCAAAGAGAAGTTTGTTGCCGGACTTGGGCGCGTTCTTCACTATTTTGAAAGTGAGAACCTCGGTCCCGAAGTCGGGGCTCTTCTTGATCAACGCTTCCCAGCGCTCGTGGGTATCCCCGTTGTAAACGGTCACGGACTTGTCAGCTCGAACGAGGGCGAGCGATCCGATTTTTGCGCCCTCTCCATGCTTCCCTCTCTGACTAGGATCATCTGTCTTGGTTGTGGATCCGAGCAACAAGCTGGATCGCTCCAGATGTACACCCCGGTTGAAGATCAGCAACTGCCTCTTACTGCGGAGATAAGTGACTCCCATCGGAAAGCCCTTGTCCTGGGCGTCCATGGCATTTTGAATCAACTCGCGAATACCCTGCTTCATGCCCCAGTTGTTAATGTAGTTTTTAGCAATAGTCGTATAGATCAACATTCTTGTCTCTCGGGTCTCGGGATGTGCTTCCAGGATTTCCCATTGATGATGTTCATGACCGTCTGCTGGCACACGCCAAACACTTTCCCTATTTTTAAAGAGGAGTGGCCATTAGCGTATAGCCTTAATATTTCTGGAATCTGATCCTGTTTGAGGACGTTAGTGTTTCCACTTTCCCCACAAAAATGATTCCCTCTACCCTTTCTGACCTTGTCCTGCATATTGTCCTTAGCGGTGCCGATGAACAGATGCTCTGGGTTGACGCACATCCTGTTATCGCATTGATGCAAGACCTGGAGGGTAGAGCGAAGATCAAAACCAAGATATTTTGAGGCAGAGTATCGACTCGCAGTGACCATCTTTCCGTCTACCTTGAGTCTCCCGTAACCGTCATTCCGTGGCTTCTTTTTCCAAACCCAACAGCCAGTAGCCTGGTCTGTCTCGTAGGATGCCTGAAACCTTACCCAGTCGGTCATCAATAGCTCCGGTGAGGGTAGTAGGCCAGATCTTCAGATTCGCGCTTATCCACCTCGACCTTGGTTCCCCAGACCATAATCTGGAAGAGAAGTGAATCGAATGCACCCATGTGCTGCTTGTCGGCGCGGATCGCCTTCATCTTGTTGTAGATGTCCTTCTCGTGGGCCGAAGTCAGGAGGCCGTCCTTATCGACTACCAACCGAAGAGCGCACTGATGCTCCATCTTGTCGCCTTCCGAATCGATATAGATGAAGAAAAGGTAGGAGCTGCTGTCATCGATATGGACTGACATCTTCTCAATGTCGTTTTCACGAGCGCTCTCTTCGTGCTGCTCGCGGTACAGCTTGACGATCTCAGAGAGTTTGTATTTCTCCTTCGGCTTCTGGAACATCTCGTCGAGCATCGACTCCAGATGCTTCTTTGCTCCCTTGAGGTAGACGTCGTCCAGGCGGGCCTTGATCTCCTGGAGAATGATGCTGTTGTATTGCTCAAGAGAAAGCCTATCCAGCTTCGAGCAAAGGTCATCGTTGATCTTCTTCTGAAGTGCCTTCGAGAAGTCCCCGTAAGACCGCAGAGCATCGCTCAGCGTTTCTTTGATGAACTTGTCCACGTTCTGTTCGACCAGAGTCTGGATGGCCCCACTTTCGACTCGCTGAGTAAACGTCTGAACAATTGCATCCTGTAACTCTTTCATCTTCTCACTCCTCTGCTACGAATGAGTCTTGTAGGGACTCCATTTCTAAACTTTTACAAAACTCTTCCTTCAGGACTTCCAGGGCGACTGGCGCATGGTCGTCATCAGCCTGCATCATCTCAACGATCTCAATAAGTCGAGTAACGGTGCCCTGGAGGATCTCTATTCGTCGCTGGTGGTCCACTCAGTAATCCTCCTCAAACATGTCGTCTTCATGGATGATCCCCATGTTTGGAACTTCCTGAAATGTACCAATGAACGGAGAGTCTGATTCCATGTTGCCCATGAAGTCTACGTGAAACCCGTCCTCGCGAAGATCCCTCTCGCGCTGGGTCTCTGGCCGCTTCTTGGGTGATGGCAAACGATTCGTGTCCTCGATCAGCCGGGGCGACTTCACGATCTGTTCCAGGATCTCTCGATAGGGCTGAAGGTACCGCTGTGGCAAGTCTCCGCGTCTCTCGATCTCGCGTACAAACATTCCCACCGTGCTGGCCAGGGGTTTCGGATCTACGCGGATGTCGGCGAAGTATCCTTCGGTGGTGGAGTACCTCTTCGTAAACCAGATGGGTCGCGCACCGTAGATCTCAGCCAGATGGTTGAAGATCATCTTCATCGAGTTGAAGACGTGAGAGGTTTCCATGTCCGCGAGCTTGTAGACTCGTCCGTCCATCGCTCGCCATCTGAACTGCTTCTCGACCCGAGTGGTCACGGACTCCCCCATTGGATGAATCAGTGGTGGACCCGCGCACGCAGGCGAATCCACCACCAACGGAGGAAGGGCGATTGGCGTGCCCTTCCAAGATTGTTCGATGGGTTTGTCCTACAATCTGTCCTGAACTTTGGGAAGAATGTTTTTCGTCGTCCAGCGGTTTTCTTGGACGCGCTTCCAATGAAGCAAGAGCGTAATGATATCCTTAACGTAGCGATCGATCCTTACGGGATCTGGATCCTTGGCCTTGCTGATTTCTCGACACGCCATGTCTAAGTCCACAAGTTTGCTCATGTCGCAGATCAGATAGCCGGGTCGATCCCAGGGTTGATTCAGCTCGTCGATCAACTGGAAGATGTCGTGGCAGTGGAGGAAGAGTCTCATCGTCCCAACGCTCCGGCTCTGCTTGGCCAGCGCAAAAGACTGGGCTCGTAAATGAAAGACGAACTTACGAACGTCAAAGAGTGAGTGGACACTCATCGCTCAATTGTTACACTTAGACTATGGAGAGTCCAGATCCGTTCCTTTTCCTGGCTATCCTTATCGCAATCGCGGCTCTCTGTATCCCGGAGGGTGAAGAATGATCGGGCCTCTGCTCGTTTTCATTCTTGTGCTTGCCGCGTGCAGTGGCGATCAACTCGACAACCATCTAACTCCGCTGCCCGAGCCCGAAGAGTCCACAACAGCTTACGACCAGCCACAGGACATCTATCGCGACGTAGACATGGACGGAGCGCTTCACTTCGTCGGGCACTGGGAGAAAACAAGAAAGGGCTTTCACTTCGTCATGGATCGGAAGTGGCGTGAAGGTCAGGATCTACCGGAACAACCAGACACGGTCGCACAGTAGATAGTCCGGTCCGGCATCTCTACATGACTTCCTGCCAACGAGATACTGAGGCGTGGCGCACGAACCCAGAACGACGAGACCGGCAAAGACTGCTGTGGCAATCGCAGCTCGAACTAGCCATGGCATCTTCACGACTCATCCTTGAGGACGTCAATCAAGGTTCTAATTTTGATACTACATGAAACCAGGAGATAGGCCGGCCAGAGAAACAATAAGCCGAGGAGAGGGCTGGCGTCCTCGTCCGCAGAGAGGTCTTTCCAGTGATACCCGATGACGATCAGTCCAATAAGAAAGTAAACGCCGCCTAACATCACACCCTCCTCAATCCCATTTGCTGGAGATCTTGATCGCTCAAAATTGCCACGTCCACTCCCTTACCAAGAAAAACCGAACCAGAAGCGCCCAACTCCTTCAGTCTCTGGCCGTACATATAGAGCTGCTCAACGGACAGACTTCCCGGATCGACGTAGATGAAGAGGGTCTTTCCCCTGAGATCCACGCCATGGAACAGGGGATAGAGCTTGTCGGCCACTCCGCTGTGATCCGCGTCTGCGAGCTGCACGGCCGAGATGAATGCCCTGTCAAAGTCTGCCCGGTTCATCCGGCACCCCTCACGACGTCTTGAGCATTCCTTACGGCTGCCGTGAGACTGGCACCCGTAGACAACGCCCAGGTGAGCGCGGCGCTAATGATGTCCCTGGCTCCGAGAGGACTGCCACCTTGAGTTGGGGACTCATAGATGACGGGTTCTCCGTCAACCCCATGTAACGTGAGTGTGCTGTCGCCGCACTCCAGAATGTAACAGACACCATGCCTGGCTCTAAAACTCTCAACATCGTGGGCCCCGGTTCTGATACGCATGTCTTCCAGGTCCTCAGAGTTCAAACGTAAGATCCCCGCACCCCGGTAGAGGAGGGGATTCCTCCTGGAGCAGCCATCAACGACAACGGGGACGTTCTGATCCAGTCCGTACTGAATCAATGTCTGAGCCACGCGCTCACAGATGAGCCCCTTGTCGTAGTCAGAGACCAGGATCGCGTGAGGCTTCCATGACAGCTCGCGCATGAGCCCCTCAGTAAAGCTGATCGAGACCTGCGGCTCGTAGGGGGTCGTGTCTTCTTCGTCCACCCGGAACGCCAGCTTGCCGCGAACATAGTACCGGTTCTTGACCGTAGTTCTTTTGGATTGAGTCCCCACCCAGCGATCCCCAACGCCGGCCGAATCGAGGGTGCTTCGAAGATCTATCCCGTCTTGGTCGTCCCCGATAATCGAGCAGAGCCTCGCCTCGGCCATAGAAAGCTTTCTGGCAGCGTTGGCGGCCATGCCTGGGCGGGTTTGCGTGGCCTGTGGAATGAATACTGGGACCGGGGCCTCTCCACAAAGACGTCGAGCTTCTCCATTGAAGTCACGATCCAGACATACATCTCCGACGACGAGAATTCTCTTAGGACTAGGTTGCCTAGCCATTGAGCACCTTCTTGTCTTTCTTCAGTGCAACCACAGCTTCGCGAAGCTCAATCAGGATTTTGTTCTGCACCTGGATGTAGCTCTCGACCACTTGAGTGTGAAGATGGTTGTGATCCCGAACCTTCTCGAACTCTTTGCGGGTATTCTCGGCAAGCCTTGCCTGCTCCGCGATCCAGCGATCGATCTGCATCTGGATCTCCTGGACCTCTTTATTGAGGGAATCTTCCGCGACCACCAGTCGCGCCCGAACTTCGGCCTCGACCATCTTCTTGATCATCTTTTCAATTCTGTTTTTAAACATTGCCTTCCTCCACGTACCAGTAACTGGTGATTTCTCTTTCTTCGGTCTCCATCAGCTCGTCATCGGTAAGCTGGAAGTCCTTCGCCGATCTGACCACCAGAGCCCCGTAGCGGATCCGGTCCACCTCGAACAGGTGGCCTTTCAGCATCACCACGAGGCGGTGGCCGCTGGGCCTCTTCGCGAGAAGACCCTGGATGTAACTGATTGAAACCTCTTTGCTCATTTCTTAAGCCTGCGAATCTCAACTTCCTTTGGGGCCGAGATCCTGAGTCTTGCCGCACGCCCGATGCCGGGTCCGCCCACCTGAACAACAAGAACGACAGCGTCGCCCACTCGGAAGGACATCCCCTCCTTCAAGGTGATAACTACGTTTCCAATTTTTTCTTTAGACTCTTCTTGTTTCTCCATCACTCTCTCCTTGAGCTACAGCTCATTCAAACCTAACTCTTCAACCACGAGCTTCATGAATTCTACCGGCGCAAGTCTCCGCTGATTGGTGATCGGATGCTCCGAAAGAATTCTGGCGACAGCCATCAGATCCGCTTCGGTTACTTCGATCTTCTTTGGCTGGGCCACCCAATCAGTGGCGATGATCTGCTCGGCGTAGAAGTGAATGTCGTCCGCAAGTTTGGTCCTAAGGTTGTTCACGATCTTGTGACCGCGCACCTGCTTGCCGCTGAGGAAGTAAATTAAGTGGGGCTCGCTCGTGCGCCAAAATTCTCGGCCCGTCCTTGCGACCTCGCTCAGTTGGCTCACGCGAACGCTACCGCCGGCTCGGCCACCAGCTTGTACCCGTTCGAGCGCTCGCGGAATCGGAGCAACTTAATACGAAGATCCTTCCCAGTCTGACTTCTTACGACGGCGTAACCGTGGTCTTCTCTTACGAGAAGAACAGTGACTTTGCGACCCCCCGCTCGTTTGTCGCAGTCCTCCCAGATCTGTCCGGGTTTAACGCTGAACGGATTCGGGCCTTCCGGCTTCTTTCGCGGCATCGATGACCTCCATAATGTCTACTTGGTTTTTCAGATCAGAGGCGTGCGTGAATTTGAACTTGGTCTGCTGCTCAGGACTGATGAGCTTGCGGAACTCTCGGTTTTCACGCCGAAGGAATTCCACTTCACCCGTCAGCTCTTGGATACGAGACTCAAGCCGTGCGATCTTACGACGAGACACATTCACCTCCATGGGATTGCATTTCGTACAGACTCTATCGAGACATTATGTTGGTCAAGGCAAAATGGTGGGGAGCACCGATTTGAACGGCACATCTCCGGCGCAAAGCATCAGAGCGCTCTACCTGTTAAGCTAACTCCCCGGAGAAAAAGCTCCGCCCGAGTAGGTCCAGCCAATCTGTGGTTCCGGGTCCAGTGTATCAATTCGTACGAGATCGTCGTATCCGGCAAGAAAGAGAGGGGCGAGGGCCGGGTCGTCTAGGACGATTACATTTTCGACAACACCGCTGATGATCTGTGCGAATCTCATACTATTCCATCCACTCGATCACGAGAATACCGTTCGATCCGGCCGCGCCAGAAGAAGCTCCTCCAGCGGTATTTACTCCGGCCGCAGTACCACCCGCGCCACCACCGCCGCCGCCGCCACCGCCGCCGCCGCGCCCCATGGTACCAGCCGTACCGGAAAGGCTTCCGGAGGCGGCTCCACCCAAAGAGTTCGCCGCATTACCGCCGCGACCACCACTGCCGCCGCTCGGGGCAGCAAGACCAAGAAACGGGTAATCAGACCCGAGGCCACCGATACCACCTCCGCCGCCGCCTCCGCCGCCGCCGCGACCTGTGGACGGTGTCCCACCATTACCCAGAACTCCTGCCGTAGGTGCAGTGACTGGGGGGTGAAAAAATCCAGACGTGAGACCTGAACCGTTACCGCCGATAAGTCCTACCTGAGCGGGGTTGCCGCCATTACCGCCGTTCCCACCGTTTGTGCCGCCGGTCGATCCGCTGCCGTAAGACTTCGTCGATCCCACGCCTCCGGTAGTCGATCCGTTACCGTGAGTTGCTCCGGCTGCGCTTGCTCCGGACCCGCCCGCCGAACCACCAAAACCAGAGGTCACCGCCGCACGGAAAGATACGAGAGTATCGAACGATGTTGTCCCACCATTTCCGCCTGCGGCATCATGAATGCCGCCAGACCCACCCGCACCAATTGTAATCGTATAGGTCTGGCCGGGGACAACTTTCACTTTGGCGTGCATCATAGACGCACCACCACCTCCACCGCCACCATGGCCACCGCCACCGCCGGCAGCATTGGTGGTGCCGTTGACGCCATTTCCGGCCGAGCCTCCGCCGCCACCGCCGCCTGCGCCCGGTCTGCCATAGATGGTGACATCCGTTGCCCCGGCTGGAGCAACCCAACTCCCGCTCGTGGTGAAGACGTTTCTAACGACACGAGACCTTGACATACTTACTCAGTCCATTCGACGACGACCAGCCCGTCAGACCCAGGGGCTCCGGAACCACCGACTCCGCCGGCTCCACCTGCGCTAAGTCCAGATCCGCCACCGCCACCACCGCCGCCGCCACCACCGCCGCGACCGCTTGTGCCAGCCGTGCCGCTCCCGCCGTCCGATCCGGTGACGCCAGTCCCAGAAGCAGAGCCAGCGCCGCCACCACCGCCCGCACCGCCAGCTCCGCCCGAAGCGGCGCTCTGACCCATCACAGGATAGGTCTCAGCACTCAGACCCGAAGCCCCGCCTCCGCCCGTTCCGCCGCCACCGCTGCTTCCGTCGGAGGCCCCCGCGCTAACGCCAGCGATTCCACCGGAGGCCGATACGCCGAAAAAATTGTCCGTCATGGTCGCGCCGGCAGTCCCGACAGATCCGGCAGCCGACCCGCCCGCACCACCCGCTCCGCCCGCGACTCCGCTTGTAGCAACGCTCGTAACCAGGCCGTAGGACGTGCCGTTGGCCCCGCCAGCACCAGCCCCGCCGCCACCAGCACCCGTTCCGTCAGAGCCGGCTGCGCCCGTCGCCCCTCCGGTAGCACCTTGGCTGGAAGTCCGACCGAACTTAACGAGGGTTCCAAAAGAAGAGATCCCGCCTACCCCGCCAGATCCGCCGGGTGTCCCGCCAGAGCCTCCAGCGCCGACCACGATTGCGTAAGTCGTTCCAGGTGTAACCGCCACGCGAGCGCTGGAAATAGAAGCAGAAGCCCCGCCACCTCCTCCCCCGCCTGCCCCGCCGCCCACGCCGGGCGAGCCCGTAAACCCCGCGCCACCGGTACCGCCGCCTCCGCCGCCGCCAGCGCCGGGACGACCATAGACCGTAACCTCAACGATCCCGGCTGGGGCGACCCAGTTGTCATTCGCGGTAAAGACCTTTCGAACGATACGAGGAATCGACATCAGATTACCCACCAGTTGACGAGGTCAGAAACAACTTCCCAAGAACCAAAGTTCGATTGGAGAAGCTTATCTGCCGCAAGACCCTCAATGTTCTCGCTCGCGAACCGCTTGAGCGTGATGGGATTGGTTTGAGCAAGTCCGGAAATATCCTTGATCCGGAACATCCACTTGCCGCTGGCTGGATTTGGAAGGTCCAATTCCTTGGATGTGGTTGTATTAACCAGAAGTAAAAAATGAGATCCGGTCACTGAAAACGGGGTGGAGGAAACAGTGTCAACGGCTTGGGCTGTGTTCCCAGTTGGGCCGGCAGGCCCGGTAGGACCCGTGGGGCCTTGTGCTCCAGTTGCGCCAGCCGCTCCAGCGGGTCCTTGCGCTCCAGTTGCGCCAGTCGCTCCGGAAGGCCCAGTGGAGCCTGTGGCTCCGGTCGCTCCGGTTGCCCCGGTAGGTCCACGCTCACCAACCGCAGAAGAGAACGTCTGCTTTCCGTGGGAATCCTCCCCTTCGATTCGAACGCTCGCAGCCTGAATGACCAGTTCATTTTCTTTGAACGGGTACAGTTCTCCCACGATCGCGATCTTCCCGGAGAGAGCCATGCCATCGAGAAGCTTTCGTGTCCCGAGATACTCCTCATCAGCGATGTCTGCTGAAGCGAAACCAAGAATTTGAATCGTCCGCACCGCAAGCGTAACGCTATGGGTGAGGCGAATGGTCAACGGATTAACCGTGATATTTCCAACCTTATGCATTCTCTACCTCAGACCAAAGCGGCGGTGAATACCTGATTCGTTCCCTGGACTTTCAGAGTGTACCCTTCGGCGACTCCGTTCGATGTCAGCGTAACCCACGAGCGACCACCAGCAATCGAACTCAGAAGCGTCCCGCCCTGGCCCCCAGCGATGGTGATAATGTTTTGCGCATGGCTCAGGTTGGCCTGCGCCCAAGCATTGACCGCCGTGGCGAAGTCCGCGAGGGTCGCGGATCCGGAATAGCCGTAAGTCAGGCCATCGGTTTGATGATGAACACCTGCGGTTGCGTTGTCGGCAAATCCGACGGCATACCCGCTGACCGCCGCAAAAGACAGAAGATCATTCGCGCTGAGCGTGATTGCGGAGACGGAGATCGCGCCAGCAGAACCGGTGAGCTGGGTCGCGGCTACCGCAGGGGTGCGAAGGATCCAAGCGTCATTAAGAGCCGGAGAGCCTGGATCCGAGGTCACAATGGGAAGCGCGGCAGGGCCGCCTTTCACTCCACCAGCATCGAGACTCACTGGGGAGGTTTGCGCTCCGTGGGTGTCGGTCGAAAGAATGCGAATGCCGGCGGCCTCGATGATCTGCTGATTTTCCATCAGGGGATACAGAGTTCCAGTGACAGAGAGCTGGCCTGCTTGGGCCATGCCGTCGATCAGCCTGTGCGTGCCGATGTACTCCTCGTCAGCGATGTCCACGCTGGCATATTGGCCGATATGAACCACGCGGGTCGAGAGCGTCACGCTGTGGCGAAGAGTGATGGAAACGACCGGACCCGCTACGATATTCTCCAAACGAATCATGAATCCCCCAGAAAGATTGCGCGACGACGCAAAGGTTCAAAGCCTGTTTCTTTGACAGTAAGGGGAGGTGTCGAGCGCCGCAATGAAATTGACATTTTGTAATTGGAGGGGAGGAAGGGAGTTGAACCCTCCTGAAGGGGATTTAGAATCACCCCGCCTAAACCGCTCGGCCACCTCCCCGCCAAACTTACATCAGGGGAAGATCAGACAAAATCTGATCGACCTTTTTGTTCGCAAGGACCGCAAAGGCTGTCAAGGATCCTCCGAGATCCGGTTCGCAAAACCGGGCCGATATCTCCCAGAGGACTTTCTTACTGTATTCCTCAAGGACTTGGATATTCGGGACCTTCAATAAAACGATCGTCTCGTTATACCAAAGCCGGTGCCAGTCCTCGTCCTTCGCCCACTCCGCTACCGCATGACATGCCTGCGCTGCCATTGACGACCTCTTCAAGTCCGACCTGACCACCACGTAAAGCTTGCTCATGTTTTTCCTTCAAGAGATCAATCGTTGCCTGGACCGCGCTCGCGTCGTGTTCGTTGCCGGGTCGAGGTCTCTCGATCTGATCAATCGTCCGGCCGCGCAACGTGCTTCGGGCGATGTGCTTGTGACGGAACTCCCAGCAGTCCCTGGAGAGCTTCGCAACGAGCTTCCATGTGTCTCCGCCCTTACCGCGCTGGGCGTCTTTGAATTGTTTTCTGGTTTCTCGGATCTCGTGTGCCAGACGTTTGAGATCCTGCTTGAGTTCGTAGATGACTGATTTCATTAATTGCTCCTAAGCGATTCGCAGTTTGCGAATTGAAATGTGTTTCATGTTTACGCCGTTCACTTTTCAGTGAACGTTTACCGGATCTGAAACACACGCTTAGGGCGGCTTAAAAACCTACATAACTTTACCCTACCCGTTCGTATCAGCGGGGCCAACCGGAATCGAAGTCGTGTCAACCGCATTGGCCAACTGACTATCCAGGTCGAACATTGCCAGGAAGGCGATGGCACGACCATTGGCGGCCTCAGCCGGAGCCACGCCGGTCAGCGCTCCCCGTCCGCCCTGGTTGTCGTCGAGGCTACAGAGGGCGTGCGTAAGCGCCATCAGTATTTTCGATTCCAGGAATGCGAGCCACTGGTCGTCATCTTTGAAGTGACCCCTGGCTTCATACAGGATCCCGATTGCCGACTTCCCTTTAAAATTCAAACTCGCATTGGTCATGGTAATCCCCTTACCTCAAAGATGACGACAGATCAGGCCATGTCAATCTGGAAGCGGGGCGAGCGAGTCCGGATCCATACTGAGCAGCTCGAATCCAGCCAGAAAAGCGAAGGAGGTATGATTTTCGCGATCAAACCAAGCCGTAGTCAGGGCAACCACCATCATTTCCTCCAGAAAAAGCAACCACTGATCACCATTAAGCCTGGCCTTGGCTTCTTTAAATATCTGAACCGGGGTTTTGCCTTCAAAGCTTACTACATGATTAGTTTCCATATTATCTCCTTTTACTGTCAACCAAAGCGATACAGCTTTCTTTTCCGCCAAAGAGTGGAGAGATTAATCCCCAAAATTTCGGCAGCCTCTTCCATGGTTCCTGTTTGATTCAAGATGCTCTTGATGTGGTCGCGCTCGATCTCAGCTAGGGTTCGCAAGTCGCCCTTAGACAGAATGGACGATCCGGCCTCAGCCTGATTGACGATAGTCATGGCCACACGCTCACATGCGTATGCAACTATAAGATCATCAGTGTTACTCAGCTTCTTGGTGCGCCTGGACCAATCCACCAGCCAACGAGCGTCATTAACCAATAGTTCTTCCGCAAAGTCTTTCATTCCGGCACTGCATCAATCCGACGGTCAGTCCGAAGCACCTTTCGCTCGATGGCCTCGTCTACGGCCTTCGCTCCGTAATAGAGGCGCATCTGCCGGAGCATGATCGTGGCGTCTGCAATCTCCTCGACCGTGACGTCGAAGCTCCCGCTGTTCTTAGGATTGTAATTCTCAACGGCATCCTTGGCGAGTCGGGCTGTGCATTCGCTCAACTCCTCGATAGCTTTGATCCGCTGAGTTATCGCACCGAAGTGCTGCATGAACTTGCCTGCGTAGGCATCCAGAGCAAACGTGCTCGACGCCATTCCGCATGAAGTTTCCATTACCGCCTCCTTCTGAAGAAGAACTCAATCTCAGAACAGATCCAGAGACCAATGATAACCAGGGCAATTAAAAACACCAGTTCTGCGAAGAACGTCAGCTTATCCAGGTTGCTCACTTCCATCTGGCTCTTCGTCAGCCATCCAAACCATTGCATGACGTCACCCCTGGTTCATAGATTCGTCGAGGAAGCGCGGCTTGTCCTGGCGGTGAGTCGGGACGTGTACGCGCATCTGTTCAAGGAATATTTTTACAATCTGGTCCTTGGCCATGAATGGGCTCGGGATCTCCTCTCCGTCCTCATCGTACTTCGGGTTCGACTTCGGGCTGAAGTAGAGGGCCTTTAGCTCTTCGTACCGCTTCACGAACGCATCATAGTCAACTTGCTGGGCCATGGGGTCTCCTTACGTTGTACGGCTGCCGCGATCCTGGCGGCCGTAGGTTATCCAACTTTCTGCTCATCCATCAGGTGAACGATTGCCTGGATCGGTTCAGCCAGCTCAGGAATGTTATGTGATGTCACTGCCAGAAACTCTGCAACCTCATCGGCCAGCTCGAATTTTCCATGAACTCGACCCATGCAAAATGAAACGATCATCCCCAGAACAAAAATAAATACGCTCATAGAATCCTCAAGGTGCAGCTCGTGATGAGCAGACAGACACAGATCGTAATCGTCGCATCGATCGGATCTCTGATGAACCACTTCCAAGTGGAGTCCATGATCTCTGCAATCACTTCGAAAAAAGTTTCCACTACTTTCCCATCCTAAACCCCCAGGGAAATCCGCCGGCCAAAATATTCTCCAAGTGTTGCTTGTGACCGTCATCCATGAAGGATCCCTTTTCGAGCATCTCCCTCGCCTGGGCGGTCAGCCAGTCGGCCACGTCTTTTGGAATCTCCATCACCATCGGTTCGTTCGCCGGGTGCAGAAGGCCGGCCCAGGACCAGAGCTTGGCTGGGCCCTCCATCTTTGCCCACTTCCGGATGAAGAGCGTTAAGACTTTCTGGGCCTGCGCTGAGGTCAGGCCGCCTTCAGGATATCGATTCATCACCGAGATCGTAGCGAGCGCCCCGGCCGTCACCGCATGGGCCACCGTGTTCATATCGTGGGAGTAGTCGAGCATCAGGTGGTGGATCAGGCCCATCAGCCCTTCTGGCGTCTGCATCTTCTGCGCGGCCAGGTACCACTCATCCTGCACGTTCATCTCTTCTGAGATGTATTTCTTTTCCATGCAATCCTCAGTTGTTTTTTGCAACGCTACTTCTCGTAAGACGTTTTGTAAACTACTTCTTGAAACTTCCGGATCCACGGGGCCGGGTCGAGGCTCCATTGCCGCCGCTGATGAAGTAGCCCGCGTGCGCAGAGATCGACTTCTTCACTTCCGCTCCGCACTCGGGGCAGGACTCAAGGGGCTTGTCCAGATCCGCGAGCTTCACGTCCCGCTCGAACTGGTGGTTGTTGCTGCATTCATAATCGTATCGGGGGCACATTCAGTTCTCTCCTAGAAACAAAACCAATATCCACAATTCTCGTCAGGACACCTCTCCCCGCCGCCGGGCGGGTAGATTAATTTTTTTCCGCACTTTGGACATCCATCCATGCTCGTACCTTTCTTTTCGTATCGTTGATCGAAAGCGGGGAGATGTCCTTGTGATCTAACTCGTGAATCCCCCCAGCGAAGATCTGATAAACTTTCCCACCATTCTCGATCATGGTGTCGATCTCTTTCCAGACGCCCATACCCCAGGTTCCGTCCGGGAACGGAGCGGCCACCAGGGCTTCGCACTCGCAGACCAGTTCCTCGAAGTACGACATCCCCTGGAGCGCATAGGCTTCCTTGTGGTCCTCACCGTTGGGGTTGACGACATGCGAACCAGGGAATGCCTTGTGGATCAGACTTACGAACTCACCTTCACGTTCGGTGTCGTAATCGCTGACGGGGTGGGCAAAGTAGATCCTGTTGATCTTCATGGTGACCTCATAAGGTGGAGAAGGGGCGAGCTATGGGAGTCAGCCACCGCAGCCATCTCGGCAACGCCTTATGGTAAAGGCAATCGTTATCCTTATTCAGCTCCGACGGATGACCGAAGACTTTCCGGGGACTAGCGCTGAGGATGAACCTCAGATGCGACAACAGAAATTGACACCCGGCCTCATCCCGTTCCATCTGTGGGAACACGGCAGTATTGAACCGCGCGACACTATCTCGGACCGGATAGTTGTTTGCTTTTTGAAAGTCGGTCAACTCGTCTGGAGCTAGACCCGGATTCGGGACGTTGCATTGATCAGCTCCCGTGATGTACCAGCGGAGACAGTCGCGACAGTGTTTCTTTTCTTGGCAGCTCATTCTCCACCTCCGCCGCCAGAATCACCGCCAGAGTCTCCGCCGCTCGACCCGGAGTCGCTCGAAGACGAACTCGTATCCATGGAGCCGCCTGTATCCACGCTCGCTGCCTCAGCGGCCGGCGCTTCGGGCTCAGGGCCTTCATTGCGAGCGTCGGCCGGCACATCCCCGGGGTTCCGCTCGGCCTCTGACGCCGCACCCTCCTGGGCTTCGGCCATCCGGGCTTCCTCTTCGATCTGCTCTTGGGTGAGGGGGATGCCATTGTCCATGCTCTCGGGGATATCCACACGAGCTTCATCCTGAACTCGGTCCTGTGACGGGGCCAAGCTGCTCTTGGTCCAGCTTCCTCCGGGCGGGAGAGAGGATCCATAGCTGGTGTAATAATTCGTGGTGGCCGGGTTCATTTGTCCAGGACTGAAAAGCCAATAGTAATACCACCAGTCTCCTGTCGTATCGCGATAGGCGTAGCCCCCCTTGCATTGATCTCCGCCACACTCGGGGCGAAGCTTCTTCACCTGAAGCGACTGGGTGACTACCTGATGCTTGCGGCTCGGTTTATGGATGACTCCAAGTCCAAAGAGGACGACGATACCCAGAAGCACCAGCATGAACCCAACCAGGAACTCTGCCTGACCCTTATTATTACGCATGTGTTTTCTCCTTGTGCGTATGCGACGGATGAGTGATCCGCCAAATGAGCGCCATGGCCAGGGTCGATCCCAGGCACATCGCGTGAATCGCCACCCGTCTGTGCGTACCTCATGACTTCTTCTCCCTCTTGCGCTTGGCGTGCTCGATCAGCTCTTTCGTCCACTCCTTGCCGACCTTCTTCAGTTCGCGCTCGGAGTACTTCGAAACGCAGAAGCCCTCGCGCTCGTTGAACAGAAAGTTAGGAAGGCTCGGCAACCGGACTGAGCTGCGCTCGTCCAGTCTGATCATTTTGTGATGCATGTTCTTGAACCGTATTCGCGTCAGTACGAACCGTCAAGGACTTATCGAGGTAACGCTGCGCGAGAAGTTTGATTCGAGACTCGTCTGAATGCTGAGCTTGAAGCGGGGAGTTGGGATCCACAATCCCCTGCGCCTGGGACGCCTTGAGCCCGAGCAAATCAATCATGGGCGGATCCGATCCGCTGTCGCTCACGCAGTAGATCGCGGTGACTTGATTCTTCTGGCCGTCGCGTCGGAGTCTCCCGATCAGCTGCTCATGCACGGCCGGACTCCAATCCAGTTCGCCGATCACAACCAGAGATCCCCGCTCCTGAAGGCCGTCAAGCCCCACTCCGGATCTGAGTGAGATAATAAACAGGTTCGTCTTGCCACTGACAAACGCTTCCTTCGCTTCGTTCTTCTGGGTCGGAGACTCGGTGCCCGTGTACATGACGGGCCTGTAGGCGGCCAATTCCTTGAGCCAGATCTCGTAGCAATTGTGAACGATGGTGAAGTCATCCAAAAGAAACAGGTGGTCGCCATCAGTCTCGAACCCGTAAAAGTGATCAACCCCTACCGATTCAATTTCGAAGCCGACCCGCAAGACGTTCTTGTTGATCCTCCTGGCGTCAGGACGCTTCCTGGAGATGACAGGGATCTTGGATAGATCACCGGAGATGCTCACGCGGTAAGCAAGACTGACTGACCCATCCTTCTTTCCATACCCGCTGTGAACTTCAAACGGCCCACTCAGATATGCGGCCAAGCCTAGAGATCTGCACAACCATTCCACATCCTCGGCAAGCCTCTTGTTTGTATTTGAAAATTCGGCACCGCATCCATTTCTGTACACGTGCCCATCCGAATCTAGCAGTCCCGCCAGTAATTCGCGCCTCTCTTGAATGGATGCAGTCTTGTATTTCACGGGGATGTGCTTGTTTCTCTTGAGACCCAGATCCCTGAACTCAGAGAGCACCCTGTTGAAGCCATTCCCTTTGCCGCACGAGAGCCTCAGGTGGAAAGCCTCACTGGCTCCAGTCCTACCCGGTGCTAGGTACTTTCTGACAAGTAAGTCATGCCGGTCTGCGATGGTCTGGAATTTATCTTCCACCTCAGCGTCCATGGTGGCGATGCCGAGCATGGCAAGCCTTGAGTCGCCGTTTCCGAGCCAGTACCCTAGAAGCCATGGCTCGAACACCGTCCCTGAGCTTGGGAAAGTAATCTGATCCGACCGCATTAAAGTATAATTGCGCCGCGCCCTGTCGCTCTTCTTTGCAAACTCAGAGGCCGTGATATCAACGATCTTGAACTTCCTCTTGTTGTTGTATGACAAGGTGAGAATGTGACCCTCGCTGCAAACGAAAGGCTTGCCCTTCTTTGGGGTAACCTTCAGCATTTTACCGCTGCCGCGAACAAGGGAGAGAACCCTGCGAGGACCAGAGTCCGGACCCATCACTAGGTCGCCGACCGCCACTTCCTCCACTGGAACTGAAGTGCCGTCGTACCTCATCACTCTCGTGCCCCGCGCAAAGCAGTCCCGGTGCCACCCGGCCAGCACCACGGGCTCTCCGGCCTCCAGGAGGACCTTCACGTACTCGGCGACGTACTTAGCCTTGGAGACCCCGGTAACCTGCCTGACCATGATGTCCAGCTCGCGGGCAGCCTGGCCTCGCTCGACGAAAGATCCGGTCGTGGCCTTGAGAGCCAGCTTCTTGGCCAGCTCCTCGATGTTCTTCACGGCTTCTTCGTCGTGGCCTACGGGCTCGATGATCACGTTCGTGGGCGGAAGCTCGCGGCCGACCTCCTCGCGGGTCCGGCGGATGAACAGGAACTGCTCGCGGAGGTGGGTGCCCAGGGCCTTCGGATCCTTGACCGTGTCACCCCAGCCTGCCCACTCCCGCATGAAGTCGTCGGACCTGCCCAGGCATCCCTCCTTCATCAGGTTCAGGATGTTGTAGATCTCGGCCCCCTTGTTGTAGATCGGGGTGGCCGACAGGCCGAGCACATGGCTCACCGTCTTGCTTAGGTTCTTCGCGGCCAGGTACTTCTGGGAGTCAGATTTACGAAGCTCCTGGATCTCGTCGAACACCACCGACTTGAACGGGCGCATCCCGTAGATGTCGGACCACCCGGCAAGGCACGAATACTTCATGATATAGACGTCGGCCGGCGGGAGCGAGTAGGGCTTCGTGCCTTTCACGAGATGGACCGAGCAGTCGGTGAACTTCGCAATCTGGTCTCGCCACTGGGTGGGCAGGTGGGTCTGGACGACGACCACTGCCGGCAGCAACTCGGGCTGAGTGAACGACCCGACTGCCAGGGGAGTTTTGCCCACTCCAACTGGGTCTCCGACCAGCAGTGCTCCGTTCTTGAGGTAGATCTCCAAGCCCTGGGCCTGGTAGTCACGGAGAGGGAGCTTCAGCTTGAACTCCTTGGGCTTGTAGTCCGGCCTGGCAATTCGCTCCAGATCATCCAGGCGGGTGATATGGGCATCCCTCTGGGCGTGGAGATGGGCCAGATCCAGAGACGAGATCGCGAGCGGGAAGCGATCGATGAACCAGGAGATCTCTCGGCAGAACTCGGGCGTATCCTGAAAGGTGAACGGGGCCACCTGGGTCTTCCGGATCCCTTGGTAGATCGACTTCAGCTTGATGACGACGTGGGGCTCGATCTCCGGGATGACCCACAGGCCCACATCCCGATGGAGAACGAGCTTGCCGTAGGACCTCACAGCCAGCCCCTGCCAATATTGACAACGTAGCAAGGTTTGCCCAGGATCTGATCGGGGAAGCCCATCGAGCGATTGGTGATTAAGATAAAAGTTTTTACCTTATCTGACTCGCAGTACCTAAGGCACTGTTTGTAGATCGCTTTCGGCGAGCCTTTAATCTTCACTTCGATGGCGATCCCGTCTTCACGGAAGAAGTCGGGTCGGCTCTTCTCGTCGAGCCGGTACTCCGGGATGAAGCCCGGGAGCAGTGGGGCCATCTCAGTCTTGAGTACGGCCTCAGTGGACAATGAGAAACGGTGGCGCTTCAGTTGCGCCAGGATCTGTTCGAGTTCCATCGGTGAGCGAGAGGCTATTCGAACACGATAAGGCCGTCAAGAGGAGTGTGGCTCCACAACTTCATGATCTTCCCCTCTTCAGTCCGTGGACAGGGCAATACGGATCTGTGTGGAATCCGCGACAGGAGCAGGAAAAGACTTCGCGGAGAATACCCTTGGCAGCCTTCTCATACGCTTCGATCCGCTCTTCGTAAGCCCGGAAGGCGGCAGTCAGACGGCGCTTCAGATCCTGCATCTCGACCGCGCTGAACTTGGGTTGCATGCTGTCCACCCAGTCGTTCAGGGTTCGCATGGCCTCACGCTCCGCCCTGGATGAGGCGTCACTGTTTTCCATTGATCATCTCCTTGAACGGACCCAGGGCGTGATGCATCATGGCGTCTGCTGTATCCATGTTTCCGGCCTCTGCCCTCGCGGTCATGCGTCGGTCACACCCCGGTCTGGCGCAGGCCCCATGGTAGTCAGAGACCCCGTAGATGATGAACTCAGTCCGCCACTGCCAGTCGTGCAGACCGATGGCGCAGAGGATCTTCCCCAGGATCTTCATCCGGGCCCAGGGCCTCTCGACATCTCCATCGCCATCTTCCCAGCGTCATGCATGGCCATCATCCCGTTTTTACAGCCGCACAAGTAGGGCTTCGCGCCTAAGATCACTGCCAACTTCTTCTGAGCATCGGTCATCGGGACCGCATCAAACAGTCTGGCCATGACCTCCCGTGACTGCTTGATCTCAACGGACTCGTCCATATTTTCTTCCTTCTTTTCTTCGATCGATATTTTGAATCTTCGGTCGCCAACGTAGAACGATCCGACCATGTCAAACGTCCCCAGGGAGACTAATTGGTTCAGAAACTTCTGGGTCAGATCCATCGGCTCGGCCAGCAAGTCATCCAGCTTCGGCATCCGCTCCAGGCGCTTTTCTTCTAGGTTGATAATGTCAGACATCAGTCCGTAATCCTCCCTGCTTGGATCTCCTCAAGCTTGTACCCGTCATGAACGAGCACGATGCGCTTGGGCTTCCCGTTGGGGTGGGCCTCGCCGACCAGCTCCTGAGTGCATGCCCCGACCACCACGTCGTCGGCCAATGGTGTCCACTGGCATGGGTTACTTTTCTTGCAGATCCTGGCCTCATGCTGATTCTGACGCCGGTCAACGCATTCGATCATCGACACCATCGACGCGGTGTTGATGCCGCTGACCGCATAAATCAACTGAAGCGTTGCTAGGGTGATCATTGGTTTTCCCTTCGAGGTAACTCTGAACATGCCTTCAAAGGAGTGCCGTACTCATTGGTTCCGCGAGCATCGGCATACTGCTTGCGAGCGTACTCAATTCCTCCAAAGTAGGTTTCACTAAGTAGGTAGGACCAGATGACATCTAAATCTTTCCAGCCAGAAAACCATCGATGACACCGAATAACAGCCCCACGGACAGCGTGGGAACTTTTATACTCGGCTAACTCGGACTTTCTAATTAGTGTCCACCCAAACAGCGTCATGACTCTTTCCTCTCGCCGCGAGTCGGCTCAAGCAGTTTGGATGCTGGCACCGGACAACGGCTGCTGTAGCCGTGGTACTTGAGCATTTCCTCGCCCTTCGGCATGGCCTCGCCGCATATCTGGCACCTTCCAGCGGGAACCGGGGGTTTCTCTTCCACTCGGTCATAGGTCGCCGCAAAGATATCGGGCTTGCACGGATACAGCTCGCCCTTGACCCCTTTGATGATCCAGTCGCCCTTCTCGACCTTCATCATGCCTTCAAGGGTCTTGACCCAAAGGGTTTCGGTAGTTGGAGTGAAGCTGAGAACCGTGAACGGGTTCACGTCGGATAGCGTCGCTTCCCACGCGAAGGCGGCCTCCTGAAAACCGTCGTATTGCCACGCCTCAATCTCTACTGGACGTTTACGGAACTTCATTCTGTTTCCCTTTCTTTGCCGTGCTGCCTCATCGGCATGTCATTTCGAGCAGCCGCCATGGGCCAGTTTCGCCGCGTACTCCAGCAACCAGACCTTCGGGGCAATGCTCGCCTTGAGCGCCGTCTGCGCAGAGCAAACCCCGCCGCCCAGGGCTATGGCCGCGAGAGCGACCACCCAAATGTAATGCATTTCTTGCATGTCATACGCACCGGCGTTCTTAACGCGCTCAAGCGCCCACTTGTGGCCCCGCCAAGCGACGTACCCGATAACCGCGAAAACAAGCGTGTCGAAAATGTTCTCGGCCACGGCATATTTAACCGCCTGAGAAGCAAGGTCCGGGAGTTGCGCCGAAGCAAAATCCGCCGCCGTATGGATGCCATTCACGATCTCGTTAAGAAACCTATCAATCGCCTGTTCTTTCATGTGTCTTTCCTTTCGCTGTGCTGCCGCATTGGAGATGCGTCGAGTTTTCGGACGAGTGCTGGGCAAACATCGGCGTAGCTGTTGTAGCCTTCGCTATCCTGGCTCCCGGTGCCTTCCATCTCAATTCGGAGAAAGCCGTCCTGTAAGCGGCGCTTGATGGCACCAATGAAATTCGATCGACCGTAGTAGTTAATTTCATCCTGGTCGGTGATGGTAAATGCGACACGCTCGCCAACCTTAAAGTTATCCATCTTTCCTCCGCGTCTCCCGACAGGCAGCGCCGCACCACGGGCATTTGTCTTCGATCCAAGAAGGGACGCCGCGATAGGTGAAGACGTTGAGCCGCATAGTCGCGCAGCACGCTTTGGTTTCAGCCCATCTATCAGCGGCTCTTACAAGCCAATGCACTTTCATTTGAATCATCTCCTACGAGGCATGCACGAAAGCGTTGATGAAAAGCAGCACGATGGCGACACACCAAAGCACTTGCGTCTTCCAAAGGAACTTCTGCCCCAGTAGCAACGTTTCCAGTTTTTGATCCGTGGTCATTTCTATCCCCCTCGTTTAATGATGTTTGTCGTGTCAGGTCAAAACCAGCTCACTACGGAGCTGTTTATCGTTCTCGAAATAAATGCGTGCACCTTCGCTCAACCGCTTGTCGAGCATCTGATAAGTCCGAAGGGCTTGCTTCATGAGCGCCGTCTTGTTCATGCCTTTGGCTTTAGCGAGCTGCTCCAAGACGGCCATCTCTTTTTCGGTGAGATTCAGCGTAAGCGGTTTCATTTAGTATCTGCCTTTTCGGACTCGCGCAGGTTGACGCCATTCTTTCCCTCGATTCGGTCTTCCACGGCGCGCTGAAGATCGATAACGCCGCCGGGGAAGGTGTTCGCGAGTCTCAGCGCGCAGACCACCAAATCGGCGACATACTTGGCGTAGTCGGTACGAAGCGCCGCCGTGTCCGCCACGGCGCAGTCATGGTCCATGTCGTCGGCCAGAGCGTGCAGTTTTCCAGCCGCCTTAGAGACGTGGTGGAGCGTGTGCGCAAAGTCCTTATGGGTCATCGGAGACGCGCGGAAATCACCGCTGTAGCGGATTGTCCATGGAAGGTTTGTTTGCAACTCTCGAATCGTAAAGTCCTTAGCCATTATGTTTGTCCCCCTCGGACAATCTCTGACCGAGCGCGGAAGCTTCCGCTTTCAGCGCAGTCAAGTAGGTCTTGACCTCCAGGACCGCTTCCTGCTTCGCCTTCTCAAGCGTTTTCGCCTCAAGCGGTCTGTTTTCAAGACCAATCAGATAAACGCTCACATGCCATTTTCCTGGATTGTCATACCGGCGATGGACAATAATTCTGATACGGCCAAAAGTTCCTTCGGACTCCTCGCCGCGATAGTGGTCACGCCACTCCGGTTTTTCATCCCTAGCCACGAGCCGTCTCCTCGTCGGATCTCGATTGAAACGGAAGATACACTTTCGGGTATCCGGATTTCCCTAGCTTCCCGGTTGTCTCCAGTTGGTTCGACGCGAACCCCTTTTTGAAGTGCGCTTCAAGCGCCCCGGATCCTCGACATAGATGACAATCTTTTGTCGGCTCACGGCCAGCGCACATCAGACAATTAATCACGTCACCGGACTTGAACCGCCTGTCGCCCTGTTGAATTGCTGCGGATGCGATATCCGCCCCGGCTTCGCCCATCGTGGTCTGAATGTAGTGCGCAAGACAGCGGACCAACTCTCTCAGACCGAATGGCTGGTCAGACGTCACGGTGATCGTGACTTTCTTTTTGTCCTTACTTGGAGCGCAATCGAGATCGAACTTTGCATTGGTCATAAGTTACTCTTCTCTCTATCTCTCAGGTAAGCGGCGGGCCGGCTTACCATGTCGCCGACCTGCATACGTTCAGGCGTCCCGGTTGATTCCGATCCGCCCGCCGCCCAAATGCCCAGGATCGCCGGAGCGTCGTGCCACCGCTTCTGTATGTCCCTCGGGTCATGACTCCTCCGGGTGGGTAGTGGCGTCCCAATCCTCAACTTGCAACTTGCAAGTTGTCGTTACGCATCAAGTCAACTTCCAAGCGCCGCCGCGAACATCCGCCGCCACGCCTTCGTACCAGTAGCGCCGCTCGGCTTGGCAGGCCGGGTGCCGGCTGAGTCCCTCCATCCAGGCCGCAATCTTCTCGGCGGTGTCGTTCTGGTTGAACTCTTTCACCCTGGCGTTGAGCCAATTGACGACCATCTGGCGATCCAGGTTACAGACCTCAGGCCACCTAAGGCCCCGCATCACCGCATAGGCTTCGAGTGGATCCAGGCCGCCGCGCTCGTTGAGGCGCTCCAGGGATTGGCCGTGATTCCTTTCCGCCGCTGCCTCGAAAGGAGCGATTAGATCCCAAGGGATCTGCCCGGGGCTATCAACCACTCCCTTGAGTGACATGATCTTAAACATTCTCATCTGTGGGCCCCCTGCCTACGAGCGCTGATAGATCCATCTGACGAAGGCTCTCGGCTGCGGATCTTGCCGCTGACTCCTGGTCTTCGTTCAGTCTGATCTGGAGCATCAACCCCTCAATCACACCGATCGCATATCCCAGCTGACTTGCATATTTCGCCAAGAGGACATGGGCCCCCGGCTCTCTACCACCCACATTCTTTTGCATCTCTCTTGGGTAACTTGCCCGTTACGTTTTGTCAACGTAGTGAGGCTTGGGTTCGATCCAGATCGGATCCACCACGCGCTCTTGCAGGCCCTCGGGTCTTTTGACTGCAATGCGGACTTTGATCTTACCGGTCTTCGATGGGCCGAGATAAATCGCGTCCCTCTTTCTTCGGTTGGAAGAGGAACCCTTTACGGATTCAAAGTAAATCACTTCTTGGTTTTCTTGATAGGCCATTTCACTCCCCCGCGCTTCAGCGCCTTTCCACACTTGATGCAGTCAACTCTCCAGATCTCACCGATGAAGCTCGCGTCCGTATAGAGAGTGATGAAGAAGTCACCGGCTGCCATCGGTCGCCTCGAAGCGCTTCTTAATCCATTCGTAGATTGCCAGCATCTCGGTGCGGTTGATGGTGTTGCCCCAGCCAGCGCCGCCGGCATACCCGATCATCTTGAAAACCCGCCGCTTCATCTCTCCCATTGAAAGAGGATGCTCTGATCGGCCGCAATGCTTGCACGGATCTTCAGCGCTCGTTTCCGGCTCGCCCACGGGCTACCCCAAAGCCCTGCTCGCGGTCCGAGCCATGGGGCCGCCCGTCGATCTCTTCCCGACCGGCTGCTTTTTGGCCTTGATCACTTCGAGCCGGGGGCCGTCAATCCAGACGCCGTTCTGCCACTCGCCGTCCTTGTTGAGCCCGAGCTGAAGCAGGAACCGAACGCACCCGTTAAAGTGGGTGGCCCTGCCGGCGACCACACCCTTGGCCCCGGAGATCGGATCCCTGGCCTCGTCCCCGAGATCGACGCTGATCTCCTCGGGCTCGCTCAGGGCCGGCACGACCTTCCCCTTCTTGGTGATCTTAAGAGCGGGCTCATCGATATCGTAGGACTCAGGCACCTTTCCGTCCGACCCCACTGGGGGCTGGACACTGACGCGCCGGCAGCCGTGCAGGTACTCGGAAATCGCAATCGCGACTCCCCGGAACCCGGTCACGACACATTGAACTTCATCCCCCAACTGAACTTGCTTTTCCATAATTCCCCCTGCTGGCCCGCCTGGGCTCAGTTGTTATAACGGAGGTTCCGGAATAAAAACGGAACCCCTGTAATAGGCCGCGATCTGTATGATCCGGCCGATATACATTTCGTCAGACCTTTTGTCCACGGAGAGTATCGATCTCCGCCTGGAGATGGTCCGCCTTGCATCTGAGATCCTCGGAGATCGCAAGCTGCTCTGTGAGCGCCTTCTCCAGATCGTCGCACTTCTTCTCCCAGTTCTGCCTGATCGTCCTGGCCAGAATATTCTCTGGGGCCTCGGGCAGCTCGATGTGGCCCGGGACTGGGTAACCCAAGTTGCCTACCAGCGACAGAACCTCAGGCTCGCGGGGCGTATATGAATATTCAGCCAGACCTTCTTCCAATATTGCTGACAAAATATTGCACTGACTTCTTGAGCTTCTCCAGCTCTTCGGGATAGGTCGCGTAGTACTCGTCTATCTCGGCCTTAGTCTTTTTGCCGCGACACTCGCCGCACTTCTTGGGCTCCCAGTCCCAGCTGCCGGCGCGAAAGACCTGATGATCCTTGCCGCACTCGGGGCACTTCTCGGCACCAGACCACGGGCCACCAATGGGCTGGCAACAATCGCAATGACGATCACACCCCACTCGGCTCGCCCTTCCGCTTGAACGGGAGGACCTGCGCGGTTCGCTCGGCGGGCCTCGGGGCCAGGACGGGGCTCTCAGTCACGTAACCCTCTTCGTTCCGCCGCTGGAACTCCCTGGAGTAGTTCATCTCGTTGCAGTTGTTCGGGCAGCGCTTCAGGATCGGCGTGTACCTTCCGCCCGTGGCGATGTAGCACTCGATGAACCCACAGCCGTCCTCGCACCCGTCACACATCTTGAACACGGCCACCCCTCCGCGATTATGTAATTTTGCATAAAAAAATTACGTAACTTTATGTAAAACTACATCAACAGCCCAAACTCCTCAAGCATCCCCTGAGCAAACGCCAGAGACTTCTTCAGGTGCTCGATCTCGCGCAGAGCGGCGTCCAGGCGGGCCTTCGGGACGACCTCAATGATCTCGTTGATCTCCGGCACTGGGCCGTCGCAGGTGGCGATCGTAATCCGGGTCTGATCGCCAACGCCTTGGTCCCAGCCTTTGATGCTCCATTCGCGGGAGTCGGTGACCCGTGGGGGCGTGAGCTTAGGCCCTGTCATGACTTCTTCCTCAGCCTGCGGCACTGGGTGCTTCCCACTAAGACGTTGCCTCGATTCTTATCCAAGGCGACACGCACGGCCGGTCCGTCGATCCCTCGGACCTCGCCGCGAAACCCATTGCAGAAGATCCCACTGGCGTCGTAACCATGCACCGCCACGCGGTCGCCTACAGCGAAGGGCTTAGGTCTCATCACGCGAACCTCCGGGTGGCCATGGCCAGGCGGTGCCGCTCGTCGTGCTTGCCAGCGTAATGCTCCCGGGCCCAGCGGATCTCGGACTGGAGATCGTCGATATGTTCGAGCAGGGCCTTGACCTCATAAGCGGCGTAGAGGTTCGCGTCCGTCAGCCCGCCTATCCCGGCAATCCTTTCTCGAACAACTTTGACTGTCTTCTGTCTCTCATTGATCATATCCGCTTCCTCACTTCATCCCCCTCAACACCCAGAGCATTCCCTCGAACGACCCGTAGGCCACGGCCGCGCAGAAGCTCAGGATCAGAAACTTAAGGGCCTTCTCTCTCATGGGGTCCTCTTGAAGTCTTCGATAATCTCTCGATCGATCTGACGCGCACGATCTCTCATCAATTTCGCCACAGACCTATCAAGACGCTCCTCAAACAAATCAATATTGATCGCCGTGCAATAGTAACAACTCTTATCATAGTGGCACTCCATGTCATGGAAGGTGACGTGCTGACGATCGCTAGACGCAGGCGATCCTTCCCAGAAGATGTGCTCGATTTCAAGGTCGCTCATCTGGAGGTAGCGCTCCAATCCCACCCGTGGAATTACCACGGAGTGGATCCCGTCCTTCCATCCCACAGGGACGGGTGTGAATCTGATCAGCCAGTCTCGTTTGCGAAGCATTGTCTCATCCTCCATCCTTCTGCATAGACTTACTCAGTTCTCGCCACTGGCTGCTCCTCATGCTGAGCCCACACTTTATGCAGGTCTTGGTCTCATCCAGAAAGCTATCCATATGTAATCGGAAAAATCCGTCATGGGGGCACGCGACTACCGCCGGAGTCCCGACTGGGCCACAACAGCAGGGGTCCTTATCTGAACTCTCTTTCACAGACTCTTCCTCACCGAGACTGAAATCTCCGCTCCGCAGCTCTGGCAAACAACTTCGACCACCGTCTTGGCCGGCGTAACGGTGGAGCCAAGAACAAGGCCATCGACCTCGACCGCTGGCTCCTCTCTCCATTCGACGGCAGTCAGCCACGGGCTCCCGCAAACGTAGCAGATCAAGGTGTGGATCAACTTAAGCTTGCTCACTTGGGTCCTTTCCTCCTGAGGGCTTCTTCCTTCGGCTTGAATCTTCCCTTCGCGTTCCCCTTCCATCGATACTGGGTGCAGAGGGTACAGCGAACGGTGCGCTTGCTATTCTTTTTTCTCTTCGCCATAGAACTCCACCGCCTGACAATAATTGGTTACGGCCTGGATCCGAAGGCCGCCGCGTTCATCGATGCAATAGAGCATCGGTGCGGACGACACGGACAGGGCGATCTTCGCCTGGGCCAGAGAAAAAACGATACCCTTCCGGCTCGTTGGCATCCCACAGAAGTGTGACCAAACGATCGCAGGCTCGGTATAGGTGGCTTTAGCCTCCACTCCCTTGTCTCGAACTTTCACCTCAATCGTGATCTCAGGTTCCGATCGATGCAGACTCATTCGGCACATCCTTCACTTCTCTCTTGGCAGCGGCCTCCATAACCTTCTGCTGCTGCTCGGGACTCATTCGGCCGTACATCGTCGCTAAATTTTCTGCGAACCTTACGAGCCGGGCTCTCGACTGAGGGTCGGCCATGACTTCGTTCATCTGGGGCTTTGAATAGAGCTGGCTCCAGTTCACGTCTTTGCTCTTGGCCATTTGCTCCATGGCTTCGCCCGCCTGAGCATTTGTCACGCCCATCATCTTCATGAGGTCGGCCATCTGCCGGAGCAGCTCGCGGGCTTCGGAGAAGTTCTTCTCCCCGCCGGTCAGGAGAAATCCGATCCCCTCCTCGCGCTTCATCAAGATCTCGATACGCTTCTTCTGGAGATCGAAGAGGTATTTGCACTCGGCCACCAGATCAACCTGAGCCTCGACCTTCTTTTTGGTCTCGACATAATGGTTCGGGTTCATCCGGGCCATCATCAAGCCCTTGGGGAGTGTGGCCTTGAAGTGCTCGACCATCTGCCGGACGCTCTCCAGCTTCAGATCTGTCAGCTCGTTCAGTGACTGGATGTGGCGGGCGACCTCAACCCCGGGCATTCCACCGATCAGCATGGCCCGGACCGTCTCAAAGCAGTTCAGCGCTCGGATCCGGGCAACAAAGCTCTTGCTGACCCAAGACGGAAAGCCAACGTAGGGCGAGCAAGGAAGGTCCGCCTTGGTCTCAATGCTGGCTGACACGCCTACCGTGACGCTGAATTCCATTCTCTAAAACCCCATAACAGCTCGTTACAACCTAGACCTACAAAATGATACACGCTTTGTAAAGCGTCACAAAATCCTTTGAGATTGAGTGATTAAATCGGGCGGCCTCGCTCATGACAAATAGTGTTGACCAAGTAGTACCTGACTTGATAGGTATAGCTACAGATGGATCGGGGAATCCCCTTTTGAACTCTCCGGTCCATCTACTCTGACCAAGGTCCTCGGGGCTTCCTCCTGGGCCCGGTCGAGACAACAAACACCGGTCCATCCGCTTACTCCAAGGCCAGCGGGTGGGATCAAAACCGTAAGGGCCTTTCAAGGAGTCCGACATGTCCTCGTCCATTAGCAATCTCTTGTCTCGTTGTAAGACCATCCCCACCCTGCAAGCTGCCCTAGTCGAACAGGCTAAAGACCCAAGCTGGTCTTTGGATCTGGAGGGGGAGCTTTGGATCCGGTGGGGCCGGGGGCGCATTGGCGCACGGCTCCTGGAAATCACCGTGCTCGTGGTGGGCAATGCCACCTACGGGGAAACCTCGGCGTTCCAGGCGGTGCAGGATGCCGCACGTGGGGCCTCTCACAACTGGATGTTCCATCTCCTGAACCGGTTCTCGGATCTCTGCTTGGAGAACGGCTGGCCTTTCTACGGTGCGTGTATCGTGGACCAGGCTGGCAACATCCCGGCGGGCTTCAGTAAGTGGTACGTGAAGAACGTGCCCGTATTGCAGCACAGACCCCTGAAGGATCTCCAGGCCGAATGCCTCACCAGTGCCCCGCCGACCGCTCACGAAATGGGACTCGCGATATCGAAGTACATCTATAAAAATAAGCTGTAAGCACAGGGGCTTGTTTGTTGAGATATAACGCTATCCCACTAGCGTGCCCTGTCTTGACAATTTGTTTGACAACTTGTCTTTTGAGGACGATATGTGCCTCACGTAGTGACCTGAGACCCCACCCATCCTCTCGACTCTCTCAACTTAGAGATACGCAATACTCTGAGCTGAGGGGGTGGGGAGGGGCCTCTAACGCAGTGCATAACTAAGGACAACACCTTTGGTTATTGGGGGAACGCATGAGAGAGATCTTAGTCATCGACGACGACTCGTCCATCTTAGAGGTCCTTATGGTCGCGCTCCAGACGGAAGGCTTCACAGTTATCGGAGCCTCATCTGGACAAGAAGCGCTCGATCTTGTTGCTCGGGGGCTCAGTCCGGCCCTGGTCTTCTGCGATCTCATCATGTCCGAAATGAGTGGGGGCCAATTCCTCTCCGAGTTTTTCAAACTCCGAGGTCACAATGTCCCAGTCGTGCTGATGTCAGCCGTATCGTTTAAGCCACAGATCCCGGGCGTCACTCATCTCATCCAAAAGCCGTTCGATCTTGAAACTGTCTGCCAGATCGCCGCCACCTACTGCCCCAAGATCCCGACCGCGCTTATGGGTCTCAGTAAAAAGACCACCCAAGCCTGGATCGAAGAGGTGTCATAACTTACGGGCGACCAGATCCTGGCGGGCGTAAGTTACTGGACTACTTTCACTTGACGTGCGTATCGGTCATGTCTTCGATGGCACTTCTCACCGACAGGGCCCCAGGTTGTGGAACCTTGTCGATGAACCCCCGCAATTCGATGTCATGGCAGATTTGAATGTCCCGCTCCCGCTGCCACGCGGCCCCGGCGAGGAATGCGCCCTTTATCGATGCCCACCCCCCCCCCCCTCCCATTCCGCGAAGTCGGTATTGTCCGCGTGCTCCTTCGCCGCTTTCTCAACTTCCTTCATTTCCATCTCCTGTGTGAGTCCGTTGGGGCGACGCCGCCCGAACGACTTCGCGCGCGGCTTCCAGCAGGTAGGGCTCCCGGTCGCCGGGCTTCCAATCGAGTCCGTTGCACGCGCTGATGGCGTGACTCAGATTTTCAATGGCCTTCTCAACTTCCGTCATTGTTACCTCCATTTAGTTCCGACCCATCAGCGGCCTCGACTTCTTCCATTGCGTCGCAATACCAGCAGAGTTTGGAGCCCGGATCAGGCTTGTAAGGACAATCACAGTCCTTGCATTCGCACTTAGGGCATATGGTCGCCGTTCCTGTCCACTGCGTCCCGCAATGGGTGCATTGGCGGTAACCCTTTCTGATTTTGGTTTTCTTCTTTTTCATCTTCTTGTCCTACGAGTAGTTAAAGCGGCTGGCTCTCGCTTAATCGCCATTTACCTGGCCTGTGTTCCTTTCCGGGGCTCCGTACTCAGTATCCCTTCCAGGCACCGCTGTTTTGCGTGTCAGGTCTATTTGTTCCGCCAGTAAACCACCATCAAGACAGCGACGATTACTGGCAGAAATATTCCGACTAGGGTCAGCACTTCATCTCCTTTCACGCACGTCTGAGTGCGTACCAATGTTTCCAAAACCAGCCGAGTTTCCCATTCAACCGATTAAATTTCTTCCAGTCCACTTTCGGGTTGTGGACGCAATGAACGGTCCAGCAATCGCACGCTCTGAGCAGCATCATCGAGGCGGTTCCTTTTCGGACTTCCATCGCTCACCCATCAAAACACCCACACGGCATTTCCGGGACCGGCTCCTCTTCCACCTTGCGCGCATCAATCGGCACGCTCGCCCAGGAGAACCGGCGACCAAGCCCGGCGATGCTGATGTTGGGAATCGCTTTCGCTTCCATGGCAATGGCCCGGGCGTAAAGCTCTGGGTGTTCCTTCTGAAGCGCCGAGACTTCCCATTTCTTCGATGAGGGGCAATGAAAACATGAGGACTTACCGGGCTGGCGGAGCCCCGCGCGCCGGATCGCGGCCATGCAATCGTCCCTGTCGCAGTCCCACTCGATCAAGGGGTAGCGAACGAAATACTTATCGTCGTTGAAGTTCTTGGCCCGCTGAGGCTCGCCAGCGTCGCGTCTCCTCTCCGGAATCGCCGCGCTCTTCTGGAAAAAGACACAGCTTGCATTTCGGACACTGCTCCTGCCTGTTGCCAATGCGGGCCTGCTCGGCCATCCAGTCGTGGTGGGCGAGGTACCCCAGGATCATATTCTTGAGTGGATGCCCGCAAGGATTCGGGTCGAATCGCGGATTTACGCGGATTTTCCTGGACATATCAAAGTCCGAACACAGATCTCATGGCGGGAGGTAAAAGTTCACGAAGCTCAGCTTTATCTTGCTCGTCCGGCTCTTCATCGAAATCGCCGTTTCGGATCCGGGCTGCAAGCTCAGGGAGTCCGGCCTCAGTCAAGAGTTCGTTCGCCGCGATCTTCCCGCAAGCATACTTATTATTTTTATAGTCGTGGAATTCGCCGGCCTTGGCCTCGGCGATAATTTTCTCAAGCAAGGGGGTTCTTGGTTGAACCTTCTCCAGCTCCGCCACTAATTCCACCCGCGTGTCCAGTCGCTTCTTCTTCATGGATCTCCTCAAATTCTTTTTCGGCCGTCGGACCAACTCCAAACCAGCCACCCTACCTGGCAGAGAAAGCCGATCTTCACTCGTCCGGTCCTTTGTCGATCTCGCTCAGCTTGCACTCCAGGAGCGTGTCGCTCTCTGGGATCTCCCACCAGGGCACCACTCGTACGCGCTTCTTCGTCACCTTGTGTTGCCAGATCTTGACCTTGTTAGGCATCGAGCTTCTCGTGGAGTTTCGTGATGATCCCCTTCTGTTTGACGCTCATGGATTCGTACTTGCTGTTCCGAAGGCTTTTAATAAAGTCCTCTTCCCAATCAGTCCACTCCCGCTCATCGATGCCTTTGAGTAACGCCTGGATCTGCTTGTTGCCTGTCTCGTTTGTCTCGATCATCCGCTCTCCATTCTTCCCAGCAAGTATCGCAAAATCTTCCCACCGTCTTGCCGTTGCTAGCTCTCATCGACCAATCTTTACTGGGGCATCTTTGGCAAGTCCGGTTCAAGATCTCTCGGGCTTCTTCCGGGAGGCTCATGCTGAGATCTTCCTGTTCGGTTTGTAGCGCCCATCCTGCACTGGCTTCGCTCGAACCTTAAAGGTGCCATCGGCCTCAAGATGTTCACCGAGAACGGTGGTCACGCTCTTGCCATGCTTCTTCTCAATCCGGTTGATCTCGTCGCGGCTCATGTAGATCCGAACTTCGACCAACTGGAACTTCTCTACTGCAACCAGGGCCTTCTCGACTGTCAGGCCGCTCCGAACCAGTGGGGCCATCATCCGCATGTGCGCTGCGCTCGACTCGTCCTTCTTGGCATACTCCAAAAGGGTCGTCGTCTGCTTTCGATTTAGGTGAAAATTCCGACGCAGATTAAGAACTTCGTGTGCTGTTGCCGCCGTAATTTTACCAGAAGGCTTCTTCCCGCCCTTGGCGTTGATGATGTCTTTACGGAACTGCTCCGGCACATCGCGATACACCTCAACCGCTGTTTCGACCCGTTGCTTGGAGATGTCGAGACGAGCTGCGATCTCTCCCTCGGAGAGGCCGCGATCCATCAGCGACAGGAACATCCGTCCGTCCTCGGCCACGCTCGTATTGCGACGCTTGATATTCTCCATCAGGTTGATGAAGTCACGATCAACATCGTTTTTTACGTCCATCACGTGGGCCGGAATGTCGAGCCAGCCCAGTTTGTTCGCGGCCTGGAGTCGGCGGTTCCCGAAGACGGCCTCGTACTTAGAGACCTTCTTCTTGCCCTTCCCGGGAACAGTGACCTTCATCACCCCGATCGGATGAAAGAGGCCGTTCTTTTTCATCGAAGCCATCAACTCCTGGAGGTCCTCCTTCTTATAGATGACCCGAGAGTTCTCGGTTTGCAAAATCTTCCCCAACTGAATATTTTCAACTTTCATGACCCGGGACGTTATATTGGTCATTACGAATTGTCAAGAAGGTGCCAGGCCGTATGTCCGTCGATCTCCGATGTAATCTTGGGGTTTCCATTCCATCATGTCGGCATGCTGTTCAATCAGGGACTTTAGGGCCTCATTGGATCCGAACTGATCCCCTCCCAGAACGCCCAGGATCGTCCCCAGGAGGAAGATCGCAGCGGCCTCGTCCGAGTAGGGGGTCTCGGTCTGGGTGCTCTGAAGCAAGATCTCCAGGGCTTTGACGGGCTCTTTCTGGGCTAGATTAAGGAGGGCCCCAAAGCTTAATAGGGTCTTCCGTTTCGTAAAATCCTCAACGACACATTGGCCCCCTTGCTGGGCCAAGATAGCTTGCTTCATGCGCTACTATTCCTCTCACACACTGTTGTTTTGTTTGGAATCCTTGACCTACCGATGACCAAACAAAAGGTCAAGCCGGACGACTATAAGTTTTTTGGACAGACAAAACATGAATGGTTTCAGCAAGAGTTCACGTGCCACGTCGTGACATTTTGTTCTGAATCTGTTACTATGGGCGCTCGTTGAGGTAGAGCATGATTGACATAAGGCCACGGAATCGCGAGTTCTATATGACCAGCGCCATGGGGAATCTCCTGCATTCCTGGCGACAAAAGATGCAGCCGGTCGATTTCGACAAGGCCGCCGCCGAGATCCTACGGCAAGTCGAAAATTACCAGGCCCAGATCGCGAAGCTCCCCGCCGGCCGCGAGCGGGCGAAGGTCGCGATCAAGGCTCTCCAAGAACTCATCGAGCGCGAGAAGAAACAACACCTGAAAGCCTTCGAGGCGAAGGTCCAGTGTAAGGCCGGATGCGCGGGCTGCTGCCATCAACAGGTCGAAGTCAGCGGCGACGAGGGGGCTCTTCTCGCAAGCCTCGTGGACAACGGCCTCAAGATCGACATGGAACGCTTGGAGCGCCAGGCGAATACAGACTTCACCGATCTCGAATGGTGGAGGCAGTCACAGAGAGACAAGGCATGTCTCTTCCTTGATGAAAAGAATCAGTGCCGGATCTACAGTATGCGGCCGATGGCTTGTCGAAAGTACTTCGTATTCACACCGCCAGAACAGTGCGCTGAGGTCAGCCCGACTGGATCCATTACTGTCGGCGTCTATACAATCCCGGACGCTGAGATCTTCGCCACAGCAATCATGGACTACGTCCGGGGAGAAGCACCGATGGCCAAGGCAATATGGAAAAACTTGAAGGCAAGAAAACATGAGTGAGAGATATGGGGACTGCCCAAGCTGTCTCGGGCATGGATCTGTCAAGACTGAAACCGGGGTGATCGACGAGACAACTGGCGTCAGGGAGATTGTGCAGGAGGAGTGCTTCCGCTGCGGTGGAACCGGAATGAATGGAGAAGTGCAGTGAAGCCAGAAAGTCTATCCACATCGATCGGACCGGTCTTTCTCAATCAGGATACTGGCCAGTACGATACCTGTTTGGGGTCAATGCCATACGAAGTGCTGCTAGAGAAATTCGAGGCCAAGCCACGCCCTACGGTTTACGGTGAAGAAGCGATGAAGCTTTTCGGAGAAGAGGCAGTGCAAATGGAGAGCGCCCAACTGAGGGCCGCTCGATCCATCCTCGATGATCCAGAACTGCGACAAACGATCGCCAATGCCTGCGGAGTTCCGGAAAGATACATCAGGAATCCACCACCCGATAAACTCAACGAATTCTTAAAGAGTATTTTTAAATGCGACTCAGAATGAAATCAAAACCAGAAGCGACAGGATGCTCACTCGGATTCAACACTGCCGGACTGGGCGAGGTCATCATGGGGTTCGATGATGACCCGGACGGCACTCACAACGGGGCTGACTCAATGTACATCAAAGATCTCGAAGTGCTGATCGACGACAAATGGATCTGCATGTCCGAAGCGTTCCGGACGAAGCAGCTCATCCCAAACAACTACAATACGGATTTCAGAAGGCCGGAAAATGAAGAAGAGCGCAAGCTGGGCTACTGCCCATGAGGTGCTACTTTCGAGTCCTCTTTAGGCGTCAGGGGAATTATATCTATATTCTAGAACTCAAAGTATTCCCTCTGGTTTTCATCTGGACTGCGAATAAATTCCCGGAGGGGTGGGCCGAAGAGGAGATCCGCTGCTGGGACTGGGGTTCGGTCGAAGACCTACTCAAGGACGCCAAACCTGAAGACCCGAGTGATGACGATCCGACTTACGAGATTTACGGACTCATGAAGCTAGAGTCCACCAAGTCATGGACCGACTGTGGTTATGAATACGACACCGAGTGCGATATCATCGAGTCAGAAGCCCGTTGCCTATCTAAAGAAGACGTAGAGGCTTTCGACCCGCCGCCAGAAGACTTGGCTATCAACCCTGACCGGAGTAGTACTCCGTCTTGACGCTCATGTCTTTCGTGTCGAGGAGAACCTCACCTGAGATTTCGGTGTCGTGGGTCTCCGGATCCATCGGCAGGAATTGAAGGCAAACCTTATCCCCTCGGTGGATCTGAGACCCCAGTCCGCCGTCGTCGAAGTCGGCGTAGTCTCCGCCCCAGGAGATCCCTCGGCCTTCGCTGGAGTCACCCAAGATATCTCTTTCTCGGGTGATATGGAACTCTGGCTTCTCGTAACCCTTCTTCACTGCGGCAGCGCAAGCCTTCTTGATGGCCTTTTGAATCTCTTTGGCTGGGACGATGTCCTCAGACTCGACCATGGGAATTCCGAACCGTGAAACTTTCATTTGGGAACCCCCACCAGTATTTTGAGCATCTTCTCGCCGCCGATCTCGCGATAGTACCATCCGTCGTACCCAGGGTACTTACCCTCGGGATGCGGGCCGACCCACTCGATCTGGCCCACCACGCGCTCGACGAACTCTTTCGCGTGAACGTAGGGCACATGGTAGTGCGTGATCATGATGTGGGCCATGGCCTTTGAAACCTCGGCGTAGTGACCGATGGTCTTAAGCTGGGAGGCTCGGAACTTGAGGGCCGCCTCTTTGCCTTCAGGGCTTCCGTCAGTGCCCGTGGCCACGCCTTTGAGGCCATGGGGCTCCTCCTTGTTCACATTCACCGCGTTCACGTGGTCATCAGAGGCCGACAAATCCACCGCGAAGATTTCCAGATTTTTACCCAGGAGATCGTCGGGCGTCTTGATCTTGAGGTGGCCACCGATCTTGGCGTAGCTCTTTTGGATCAGGTCAAACAACTCCTGGCGAACCGCTGGATCGTTCTCGATGTCGGCTCGCTTGAGTTTTACCCACTGTCCGATCGGATAATGATCTGAGAACTTCTCCACGAGCGGGAGTCCGAAGCCGTCTACGCAAACGTCAAAAGCATTTCCAGTGATGCCCATACTTCTTCTAATCTATCCCAGAAAGCTACGGATGCCAACGATGCGGCACCCGTAAGTTACGCATACTGGAAATAGAGCGATATGATCATTCTGGTCTCGGTATCTCCACGTACGCTTGCCTGAAGGATTATCGTACGCTGGGTCGCTGTCGGAGCGAGTCCTCTCTCTAGGCGCTTCAGCACTGGTCTGAGCGACTCGTATTCCCACTCATTACTACATCTGAACATGATCGTTCGGACGGCATCGGCCAACCTATGGATAGGGATCAGCTCGCCCGCCTCTAGCTCGGGCTTTTGCTCTTGTGACTCCTCTACAGGAAAGGCGGTCTCCCAGGTCTTGCCGGCCTCCTTGAGTATCCGGTTAGCCAGCCTGATTGCGTTGAGCGCCTCGCCATCGCGGTCGCTCGTAGTCATCATCATGACCTTGATGAACTTAGAGTTCACCGGGTCTCTTGCTCAGCGTTTCGATGATCGGGTCAAGCAGATCACGAACCGTCCTGAGGGCATGAAGCGCCGCTCTCTCGCGAGCTTCCACGTGCGCGGGATGGTTGAGTGCGGCTGTTGGCTTTACATGATCGAGCTGTTCCGCAAGCTGTGCTCTCTGAAGCTTGAGCTGTACAATCTGCACCCGTAGTTCGTCGTTCTCCTTACGGAGTTGGTCTATGCTGTCGGGCTTCGCAATCTCCGTCGGCTCCGGCGTCCGGCAATGAACACACAGACGCGGATAGGGTTGATCGATCGCCCTCGAATAGACACAGCCATCAGCGCACTTAATCAAGTTTCACCACTCTCAACCGTCTTATCGACTTCTTCGTCCAGCATCTTGCCGTTCAGAGCATTCTCGAAGAAGCGCATCAACCGCCGACCTTCGAGCGAAGGAACAACGGCCGCACGGCCACCCAGCTTTGTAAGGTGAACTACCTGCTGTTCGACCAGCCCAAAGTCTTCCAGATCCTTTACGAGCCGCTTCGTGACGCCGATCCGCTCAAGCTCCTCCCGAAGGACCGGGATCTGACGCTTCTGCTCCAGCAACTGTTCCACCGCCCAGAAGATCTGGTTGAAGGCTTGGCGATGTTTTTCTTTGAATCCCCTATGGGGCAGAGGAAGGTCATCGTCATTCAGAGCCTCTAGAGGGTCAACGCGAACCTCTTGACCGCCTCGCCAGCGATATTCAAAGCGCCCTTCGGGCGTCAGGCGATGGCCGAGGTATTCGTTCTCTTTGTGGCCAGGGGACGGCGGGGGACGCTCGATAGGTTGTTCCATGTCAGGACCATAACAAATGGTCCTGGGCTGTCAATGCTCGTCCGCTTTACGAAACGTCTTTGTGTAGCTTTCCTTCCATCGGAGCTTTAGATCTGTCCGGCCTTTGCCGGTCCAGTAGCCCTGGAAGTGGGCGGGAACCTCTGCACCCTCCGCGTTGAAGATCCGTTCTTTCTTGAAGTCGAAGCCCACGAGAGTCACTGGAACGCCGTGCTGACTCTCCATCATCTTGTCGTAACGGCGCTGTTCCTTGGGTTTTCGAGTCAGCGGTCTCTTGGGTGGGCGGTGCTGACGGAGGTCCGGATCTCCCGAATGAACGTAGAGGAAGCAGTTGAGAGCGAATTTAAGGGTCTCGACAGGGATGTGAAAATCCGGGTTCACTTCCTTGAGACGATCTACCGCGCCCTCGATCTCCTCGTCCTCGGAGTAGAAGTGGAGAACGTAGCGATCCCAGTTGTCCGCGTGGACTCCGTCGGGTCGCTTCATGAACTGGAACTCCAGGCGCTTATATACTTGGCCGCGCGAGTCTTTGCCGGGATTGCCTACACACCCAATATAAACAGCGGTGTAGTTCGGGAAGTCATCCTCGAACTCGATGCAGACGATCTTGTTGTCGGCCGGGATCACCCGAGCCGGGACGGTAATCTTGAGTTTAGAAAGCTCCTCAGAAAACTGACGGGCCATCTTGTAAATCAGCGCCCCGTCCTGTTTGAAGATCTGGTAGAAGAGTAACGTCCTAACTGGAGCCAGCATCTGGTTCACGCGAGAGAGCATCTCGGGAAACACGTGCGGCTTGACGTGATTATAGACGCAATCGATGTGACGGAAGTCCGCTGCATGGTCGTGGGTCTTGTTCGTGATCTCGACCAGCTTGGAAACGTAGTCCATCCTCCGGACCATGTCCGGCATCCGATTGAAAAGCTCCCAGTGTGTCTTTCTCATCTCAGTATCCCCCAGATCCGCAGCCGTGGTTCATCTTGTGATGTTCCAAGAGTGCGGTCAGCTTTGCTGCCGGCATGTCCTTGTACTTAGCTTGGACCGCCACGAGCCGATCGCGGATGGTCTTCTTGGTGTTGAACACGCCGTGGTTCTTCTCCGCGCCCTGGTGACGATCGAGCTTGGCCTGCTCCATCTGGCACCACTCCTCGAACTTCACCGGGTGATTAATGGAGAGCCAGAGCAGCTCCTCCGCGCTCATGTAGGGGCAGCGCATGCAATTGCTCGGGAACGGAACCGCGTGGCCGACCGACTTGATGTACTCCTGGCACGCGGCGCGATCAAGACCCTCTTCGACCAGCGGGAACACCCGGTGAATCGTCTTCCAGAAGGAGTCTTCCTTGCTGGCCCGCTGCTTCTCTTCAAGACGCTTGGACTTCTCGGCACGACTCTCCTCGCCGGCAGCGTACCCGATCAGCACATCGATGTGACCGTTCTCCTGGAAGAACCGTTTGAAGGCCGCCTTTCCGCATCCCTGAGTCTTCGGGTTGACCTTAAGGCCGTAGCCGTACTTAGTGTTGATCCAGGCGTCGAGGTACTTGTAGATCGGATCCACTTTGACCTTGAGTGTGCAGGTCTTGGTGCCGAGCTGGATCAGGGTCGGTGTGAACTCGCTGTCGGCCCCGCGCATCTGGGGCTCGATGATGTTCGGCCACGCCGGACTGTGGTAACCCATGTCCGAAGTCAGATGGACAAACTCGATCTTGTGGATCAGGCAGAAGTGCTTGACCTCTTGGACATGCTCCCACGTGTGATCGTGCTCATCGCCGGTATCAGATTGAACCACCACGAAATCCCCGGGCGCGTATTTCGCTCTCCAGGCCGGATCGTAGACGTACTTGTAGAGCATGGTGGTCGAGTCTTGGCCGCCACCGAAGCTGAGGACTGTCAGGTGAACTTTGCGTTTAACGCTCATACAAACATTCTCTCACAACGTAAGCATATGTAAACTGTGTCAGCGCAGACACTACGCCCTGACGAACCCCAGGTCTTTCAGCATCTTTTGACTGAGCACCTTCGGTAAATTTTGATAGCACTCCAGCGCCGGCAGGCGTGTTTCGAAGTCCCTCTCCATTCCGAGGTCGTCCGCACCCCAGACGCATACTCTCCATTTGCCGCCGGTAAGAAGGGGCATGAAGGAAACCCTGACGAGATCGCCAGAGAAGTTCGGATACCAGTCATCGGCGGCCTTGAGCCACTTCACCCGGCTCATTGCCCCGGTCAAAGGCGATCAGCACGCCCTCGACGCCTTCGTTCTTGAGGTAATGCGCCAAGGTCGTGGCCTCTTCCTGAGTTAGGCCATCCATCACTCCCACGTCGGGGATCTTCCTCTTGCTCACGCGACCGCCTTTTCTTTGCGGGCCTTGCGGTGAAGGTCGCGAGCCACCAGGGACTTGCGGAGCGCGGCGAGCTGGGCGACCTCCTTTTCAACGAGAGCCGGATCCGCCTTCACGCCAGTCACGGCCTGGAGCGAGACATCTTCGCCGAGCTTCTTGCTCTTCTTCGGGGCCTTGATCGTCTTGCCCAGGAACTTCTCCAGGGCGACGTACCGGGCGTACAACTGAGTCCGGCGCTTGGCGGCGATAGCGAGGTCGCCATTGTTACCGAACACACAGAAGGAGCAGGAGAGGCGGCTCATGCCGGCAGCGTATGCCCAATGCACTTCTTCGCCGGCCTGACCGATCATCTGGATCACGCTGTCGGTCGGGACGTCGAAGATCGGGAGCCAGTCGTACCACTCGCGACCCGCGATCGAGTTCTTCTCGTCGAGCAGGAAGGTAAGGGCTTCGCCGGTCTTCTCGAAGTGATCCTTGTCGAGACCCATCTCACGGTCGTCGCTCTCGCCGCCGCGAAGGCCCATGCAGTTGACGATCAGCTTGTGGCCAGTGCCCTTGATGAACTTCTGGATCGGGCCGCGCTTTCCGTCGCTGGTGCAGAACCGCTGGCCCTTGGACGGGAAGTTCATGTTCGCGACGAACATCGAGATGAGATCCTTGTCGTCGCCGTTCTTGAAGATCGAGTGGACCACGTTCAGCTCGTGGCCGCCGAGGTACTCCCGGATATGATCCTGGGTGCCGGGCCACTCGACGTCGCCGAGATCCGCATGCACGTAGACGATCTGACCGGTCGGGACCAGGGAGCGGACCAGGATCGCCATGAGCTGGGAGTCCTTGCCGCCGCTGTGGTTCACGAAGAACATCGCCTTGCGCTCGATCAGCGACTTTATCCGGGCGAGGACTTCGGGCTTCAGCATCTTGATCAGTTTGTTGATGACGTTGTTCATACTTAAATAGTACAAAACGTACTACAAAAAGTACAACACTATTTGCTACATCGCGTCAGAATTATTTCTGTTTACAATCATCGAGATAGACTCATTCGCCCTGCGTCTGCCCGGACATACGGGAGCCATGGCGGATGCCGTAAGTCAGTCCATCCCGGAAGCCTGACTGGTACGAGTCCCGGATCTTCCGCATGACCACGATGTAACCGACCGCGAGCGGGACGACAAGCCAACCCAAATTCATACATCGACCTCAACTGGTTCAACCGGGGGTAGATCTTCGACCCGCTCACCCGCTGCCTCAACGATACTAACCAGCCTCGAAATCTCTTTCGCTACGTAGAGCCAGACCAGCTCGCCTTCGCGAAATTTCATCGTCGAAAACTCTCGGCGATCCTCTGCGTCCAGCAGATAAATCAGCCCAGACGATGCGAGAAAACAGTTTCTCTTATCCTTCGAGAACCAGACCGTTGCACCAAAAACATCGACCGCGAACGTCTTCTTGGCCATCTCCCAAAGTGTAACGTGAGAAGACGGAACCCCCAAGCTATGTGTGCAACGGAATGCCGAATCGGTCGAGAGATTCTTCGACGACACCGATAATCATTTCGACAATCTTGTCGAGCGATCTCGTCTCAAGTTGAGCCAACTTCTCAAGCTGACTACGGATATCGCCGCCCAAATCCACGCTCATTTCGTCCGCGTCTTGAAGTGCAATCTCAGCCTTTGCAGACAATACGTGCAGAGCTGCTCTCACTTCACGAGCGACAGCGTCGAGAGAGGATCTCAATGCATCACGGACCTCGACTGGATTAGGAGCCCCTAGTTGGTCAAGCTTCTTGAGATACTCAGACCGCGACTGGGAGATGACCTCGTCGAAACCGGCGCATATCCCCCTGCACCGACTCACTAATCGCCTCCCAGAGAGGGAGGCCGTGGCCTCCACGTGGACCTCGTCTACCTGGGCGAGGCGTTGCAATCCCTTCAGTAAAATCTTTGCGACCAAACTGAAGTCAATCTTTGCCGGCCTGCCGCCTTTGGCTCCGTTCGCTTTGCTCGTCTCTGACCGTTTGTCTTTTAGGTTTTTCATTTTTTTAATATATCCTAAAACAACTGTAAAGTCAAAACCATATACCGGACTATGCCTCACTCACCAACTCTTCGTAGAGGTCATCGCCCAGGAACTTGCGAAGCTCTGTGCCGTTCTCCCGCATCTGGTCGTACATCCGCCGGGTCTCGGTGCTGTCCGAATCGAGCCCCAAGTTATCGCAAAAGTCGTAGAAGCTTTCCTCGGCGAGCCGGGCGTCTGTGCCCAGACCTCCGAGCACCCCGATGGCCGTGGGATTGCGCGGCTTGCCGGACTTATCGACATGAGCCTTACCCATGCTGAAGAACGCGCTCAGGGTCTTGCCCTTCATCGCCAGCCTTACGGACCAGTTGTTGGCCCAAGAGCTGTCTTCCATGTTCGGGTTCGAGTGGACCGGCAGACACTCAATCGAGATCCCGTTGCGCTCAGCGAGATTTTTCACTTGAGGAGCAGTGCTTTCCAGGGCCGAAACGATCGATCGAAGCTCCGCTAGAACCTCTCCTGGGATCTCCTCCATGAGCCACGCCTTGCCATATTTATAGGGCTGGCCTTCATGGATATACTCCTGGTCTGGGTTCAGGCCGGCATCGGCCAAAGCCTTAGATGCCAAAGTGTAATAATCGGTGACACGTTTGGGCGTCTTGTCTGGATCGATACTCTTGAGGAAAGCCATCTGCCGAGGAGATCCAGCCCGCATGTCATTCAGGTGGTAGAGATCCCAGATCTGGCAGAGCCGCACGATGTTCGGACTGTCCTTGAATCGGTCGCGGATCTCGTCCACAACCTGGCCACAGCTGATTGCGTCGGTGCCTGACTTGTTCCAGACGGTACCCGAGATGCTCAACCGCGCATGGGTGAGTCGAATCTCGACAGACACGTCAGAGGAAAGATAGATCGGCTTAGCGGACAGAGGGGATGACTTATTCATGAGCGCTCCTTGATCAATTTGACGGTAGGCTTCTTCTGCTTCAGCTTTGTCCAAACTGAACGAGGAAGCCTGTACTGTTGGGAGTCCATGAAAGTCTCCCTTGACGCAGAGCATCTCACATAGCGTAATCAAAAGTCAACAATGACCAACGAACGATAAATATCTGTGTTTACAGCAGGATAATCAAGCTGACGTAAAGCTATTTGTAAAGTCAGGCCGCCTGATCAAAGGCGTGATCATATACGCCATCCCAGCAATTCGGATCCGTTGGGCGATTGGCATTCGGGACGGAAATTCGCTTGCCGCTCGCGGGAGGCGCGATGGCGAAATGAACCCATCCCTTGGTGTACCGGAAGTCCTCGAAGTAGAGGCCGAGCTTCTGCATCAGCGGGAGATTCGCGAGCACCCAGGCGCGGAGTTTTCCGTCCGGATCCGAGATGTCGCAGGCCAGGCCCTTCATGTGATTCGAGTGAGTAGCAGCCCCAGGAGTTGAGGAATTGATCGCGGCCGGACGCCAGCCTGAGTCCACGATCATGGGAAGACCGTAGGCCGCCCTTACGAGGTTCATTTGGATCAGGAGACGATCCAGATTGGTGCTGATCTCAGCCGTATATTCCTGGGGGTATTGCTTATCCCGACCCTTGAGTAGCTCGTCTTTTAAAATCACCGTGGCCTCCTTGCATTTGCACCCAATTGAACTACGATCTAGGTATCGGCGTAAACGGATTTGCTTCGATAGCGGAGGCCGGTCACGGAAGATCTGGCCCCGCTCACTCGCTAGAACTTTCGCTCTCTTTCCATTCTCCTTAGGCATTCGAACCCGGTCTCTCCTGGGAGCATCTCATAGCCACAGCCGGTTGCGCCGCCTTTCCAGGATCCAGTTTCTTCTCCCACCTCTTGGTCGAATTCCACAGAGATCGAACGCTCAACCTTTTTCGGTCCAAATCGAAAGGGAAGCTTATGGAATATTTTCCACCGCCACTCACGCTCCTCGATGTGGAACTTCACCTTCCTGTACTGGATCTCTCCGCTCTTCAGCGTATACGTGTAGTTCCCAAGAAAGATGGCCCGGTGGTCCGGAAAGTCTTCGTCTTTGAAGTCGAAGTACCCTACCTTGGGATTTTTCTTTCTCTCCTTACGAATGGCCTGGCACCGCTGCTCATAGGTGGACATGTTCCATTTGCCGTCAGCGGTCAGTACGACGTGCCTGACGCTCGCGCCCCAGTCCCACGGGAAATGGAAGTGCTTGCTGTAGCCGTACTTCTTTTTGTCGCTTCCACTTGCGGCGCAGGTGTGGCCCCAGTGCCAAACGAAGGTGTCCTTGTATGAGTAAAACCCCCAATCTCTGCCATGCGAGTCCTCAAACCATCTCGGGTTCTGGACCTCTCCGCGCTTGAACCATCCAATGGCCCACCTCTTCGGAAGGAGTCTGTGAAAGGTCAGGTAGAGAGAGCAGCCAAGAATGGCGACAGCCAACTGGACCGCACGATCGTCCTGGCCACCCAGAGTGACCATGCACCTGACGAGCGGGTCCGCCCTCTTCCGGCTGATGTGATACTCCCATCGCCAACTGTTCGCCCAGCCGCGCCAGTGGCTGATGCTACTCTTGCGACTGTTTGGATGATCCAGCAGGTTCTGTGATCTCATTTGGTCATCTCCGCCAGAGTTTTGATCAGAGCGGGCTCCAGGTACTCGTTGATGTTTCTGTTCTGCTCTGAAGCGAGCCTCGACAGAGTTTTGATCGCTTCGAACACGTTGTCGTTCGCGTTGAGCAGGACGGTTTCACTCTTGCCGTTCATGAAGATCACGCAGCCGTGGGTCACCATCTCGGCATGGTTTTTCATGATGCGCTGAACGCTTTTGGCAAACTTATCGAAGCTGCCACCAGCTCTCTCCTCGGCTTTCTCGATCTGGCTTTCCACGTCGTGACCGAGACCCTTCATCTCCTTCTTGACGCTCTTGGTGAGCTTCTTCCATAGACTCTTGTCCGTCACGGCGAAGATGTCCTGGAGCTTTTCGGTTCCGAACTTCTGCGAAAGACGCTCATAGTCCTTCATGAACTTCTCTGGGTTCTGAGATCCCCGGAGAACGTTCAGGCGGAAGGCCACGAGCCCAAAGAGATCCTGATCGGACCACTTCTCGTCGGTGTGAACGACGGCCGGCACGTAGGTCATCCCCGCGATCTTGGCGGCCTTATACCGGTGCTCACCCCCAAGGATGATGTACTTCCCGTCCTGGGTGGGAACCACGTTGATCGGATCCAAGAAGCCGACATCCCGGATCTCCTCCACCAGGCGCTGAAGCGTGGTCTCGGACATTTCGTTGATGTTGTGCGGATTCAGCACCAGGGCATCGACGTGGATGTCCACCGTCTTGAGAGAGCTTTCCTTGGTCATCTCCATCAGAGCACCTGATTGCCGTCGGCATCGTGGGCCGTGAGCTTCAGACTGAACACGCTCGCGTACCGACGGAGAGCCTGAAGGGCGAAGTCGATCCCCTCTGCCTCGAAGTCATTGGACCCGAGGAACTCCGCGCAGGCCAGGGCAATACACTCGGCGTTGCTCTGGATCTGGGGATTGACCGATTTGATCTTGTCGATCGTCTGGCAGACCACCATGTAGGACTCGTGCTGAAACTGGTAGGTGATCGACTTGAGTTGATGTTCGACCGGCGTGCCTTTCACCGCGTCCTCGTTCGCCAGGGCCTGGTCCGGCTCGTTCGGCACCATCGAGGTCAGGTAACCCTTCACTTCTTTCTTGAGATCATCGGCCGTCAGGAGCTTGGCCTTCTCGACCCAGGTATCCACGTTCTCTTCGGTGACGACGCGGGTAAGGTCCTTGAGTTTGTCCCAGCCCACTTCCTTCACCTTACCGAGAAGCTGCTCGTTCTTCCCGAAGTGGAGCCAGATGTCGGCCAGGTACTTGGCCTTCGTATATTTGATGCCGAGTTCCCGGTTCGCGTACTCCTTGAAGGTCGCGTAACCCCAACTCTCGTACCGATTCTGAACCCGTGCTGCGTGAAGGAGCATAGCCAACTCAAGGTAGTTCTCCTTGATATTGTTACAGAGAGACAGGATCCGACGACGATGATCATCGCTGGAGATGTCCAGCTGCTTCTCCTTTTCCATTAGCACCACGGGCTGGGTGTCGGGAATAAAGTCTTCAACCAGTTCAACATCAACCACTTCATTTTTTCTTTTCGTCATACCTTCCCCTTTTGGAAACACAGATTTCTTACCGGACAAGCCTTTGCTCGTGAGCAAGAGGCGGAATCGCAAACCTCTCTTGGCGGAACAATTTTGGTCCTCATTCCCTCGCGGGCCAGAGCCAGGGCTTCGAGCGCCTTTTCTATAACCGCAGGATCGTATTTCACCTCGAACATCGCAAGCAGAGACTCATCCTTATCCATGTAAAGAATGATTCCCTCCTTAAGCCCGGTGAGCCACATGTAGAGCTGGGTTTGAAGGACGTGGGCTGGCTGCGGCCGACGCTTCATGTCCGCCACGAGCTTGAACTGCATGGCGTTGCAGGTCTTCAGCTCAAGGACTTTCTTTTTCTTCCCAATCCGGAGAATGCCGTCCACGTGGGCAGTCACCCCGTGAAGTAGATCAGCGGGCTCGATCTCAATGTAAAAGAAGTCGGTTCCCTGGCACTGTCCAGTCGGGCACTCCAGCCCGCAAGTCTTTGGCCTGAGAGAATCCTTGTGAACTCGGTGACATCTCCGGCAGAGCCAGTGGCCCTCAAGCCAGCCCCACTGACCGAACCATTCGTTCTGAGCCAGGGTATGAAAGGCTTTGCCGATGTCGAAGATCCTGCGGAGTCGGGGCTCGATCTTCTCGACCTTACTGATCTGATGGATATGCCTGAGTACCTCCTCCCGTGGGCAAAGCTTGACGAGCCTTGAGACCCGGTAGGTCTGATCCGCCGTCGGGGGTGGTATGACCTCCTCCGAAGCAAGCTTCAGGTTCATCTCCTGGATGAGATCAAAAAATGGTTCGGGCTCTTCGAACGCCGCCCGTAGTGCATCTGCAAGAGCCATAGTTATAGCAGCCGCAAGCGCTGCATCTCCTTACGCCATTTGTCTTTGTTTTCCATGAACAGCCCGGCCACCGTCACGTAGTAGTTGATCCGTTTGATGAGCCTGTCGGTTGGTGGCGCGGAATTGCCGCCAAGCTCCGTCCAAATTTTGATGAAGGCTTGCTTCACCTTCTTGGTCTTCAGTTCCTTGGCCGTCTCGACGATCTCCTCGTCCATCTTCTGGCAGTACTTCTTCATCTCGTCCAGACCTGGAACCGTAAGGCCGACGGCCTGGATCCTGCCGAACTCTCGATACGTCTTCAAGATCGCATCAATATGTGCCGGATCCGCGTGAATAAGGTCCAACAACTGGTCAATCCGGAGTGTAAGCTTTTCGTCATGTTTCCACTCCAGGCTGCCAGTCACGGCAATATCCAAACCATCCGGCCTCTTTATAATGAAGTATTTGTCCATCAACTGAATTCGGATATCGTCACAGTCCCAATAGGTGAACCTCACCTCTGAGCACCGCTTCGAAAGAGCCCGATCACGCTGCCGCAACTTCTGGGCGGCATTGCGAATCAGCTGAGGAACATCTACCTCAACGGTCACAGCGTTCCCTTCATCTTGAGGAGTTCGACAACCTCAATCTTCATCTTCGATTCGCAATAGCCCCGGGCAAATTCGTAAGACTCGTCAATCTCCTTCTGAACCTCGGGAGTGACCTTCTTGCCGACGGGGAGGTGAATGCTGACGCCAACCTTCCCCATGTTGTAGTTCCCGAGCGATATCGTCGCCCCCATGTCCATCGAGATGTGGATCAAACCCTCATCCTCGATGGCCACTCTGGCGACCTCAGTCTGCTCGGACTTTAAGACCTTCTGGGTCGGGACCTTCTCGCCATCTATGTACTCGGTCTTGTCAATGGTCACTTCGGTGGTTGCCTTAGCTCCGGCCGACTTGATCTCCTTGGGCTTGTTCGCGAGCAAGACTGTCAGATCGGTACTCTTCGTCATTGGGCCTCCACGAGCTTGGGCTTCGCCTTGCCGGGGGTAACGCGAAGATGGGTGCCCTTCTCCAGACGGGCTCCGGGGACCGCCTTCGGATCTACCTTCAGGGCGGTCTCGATTGCCGACTTGCTGTGCTCAAGGGAGAACAACTTCTCAGCAACGCCACGCTCTTCCTTCGTCAGCTCCAGGCGATAGAAGACGTTCGCGCCCTTCTCAGCCTCGGTCAGATCCTTCCGGAACTCGACGACGCGACCGAGCTTCGCACCAATCCAGAACTGGATCATCTCTTCGTCGTAGGCGAAGGACTCGGTGAAGCTGACCTTCATGAAGCCGGTCGGGACCAGAGCTGCGTCGTCGATGATCGTGCTCGCCCTGGAGTTGTTTTGAACGCGGATGTCCCAGGAGTCTCCGTGGAGCTTCCCGCCGGCAGCCACTGCGGCCTCCTTCATGAGATCCTCGGTGCGCTCATACATCTCCTGAAGGTAAGCGGCCTGGGCCTTGGCGGCGACGATGCCGGCTTCTAGTCCCGCCCGGAACCGGGCCGCCTGGTCCACCTTACCGCGCAGGAGGAGGTCCGCGACCTCGCCCAGCTCCTGGACTTCATCGGGGAGGGTGCTGCCGTCTTCGGCCGATTTCTTTTCGAGGTCCGCTTTGTACTGGACCAGATCCTTCAACGTGATTCCTTTTTTCAACTCAAGCATCTTCTTCCCTTTCGTTCGGGGGCCAAGAACCTGGCACCCGTAAGTTTCACCACCTGAACCCAGGAGGGCTCACAGTCTTCCAGTTTTTGGCCCCGTATTTTTTCTTACGCGACCGGGCATACACCATCGCCATGCGACACCCGCTGTCCACGAGATCCACGACCAGCGGTGGCTTTTTGTCCGGCCTGACGCGCAGGATCCGGCCTACCGCCTGGTAGAGCGTCCCTTGGATCGGCGAGGCCATAACCATGGTGTCCAAGCGATCGTTGTTGAATCCGACCGCCAAGAGCTGGGTCGTGGCTACGAGCACCTGGGCCTTCTCGGCGATTGCCCGTTCCTTCTTACCGATTTTCCCGTGCATCATCCCCACCACAATCCCATGGGGCTTGAGCTGCTTTGTCAGCTCCTTGAACAAGATCTCGACATGCATCACCCGCTCAGACATCACGAGGACATGCCGGCCACTCAACGCGGCCTTCACCGCGTTGTTGATGATCACCACATTCCGGACCGGGTTGTTCGTCACCGACTTCAAGAACGGGTTCTTCTGACGATCCAAATCTCCTTCGCCGGCCCAAATATACTTCGTATCCACGAAGTAGACGGTGGGCTCTAGGACCTTGATGTCACCCATGGCTTTCACGATCGTGCCGATCCCATACTTGAAGACGTTTTCAGCTCTGTCCTTGCGCTCCAGCGTGCCGGAGAGGCCGAGAAAGTATTTCGGCCGGAACTTGAAGAGCACCTTCTGGAACTCAGTCGCGCCGACGTAGTGGACCTCGTCGCAAGCGATCAGGCCGAACTCATCGTAAATGCTCTCAGGATAGTCATCCTTCATCGAGAGTGAGTGGAGCATACCGATGCAAATGTCGTTACCCTTCACATCGACCGTCGATCCCTGAATAATTCCCAGCGACCAGTTGGGGAAGAAGCGTTTGATCTCCTTGATCCATTGCTCCATCAGCACCGTCGTGTGGACGACGATCAGGGTCTTCATCCCCATCCTGCGGGCGGTCTCAAGCGCGAGGACGGTTTTACCGCTGTTGTGGGTGACCGTAAAATCGCCCATTACATACAGATGATCCCCATCAAGAGAGAAGCCGTAAAAATCGTCCTCAGGAAGACGCTCAACATCAAAAGCCGTCCTGAGCACGCTCTTCTTCTGGACTCTCTTTCTCGCCCTTTTCCTGGCGAGCCTCACTGGAACGTCAGCTAATTCACCGGAGATGCACACCCGATAGTAGGTGCCTCCGTTCCCATGTTGATCTCTCTTCTGGCAAGCCTTCATGTAAGCAGCAAAGCCAAGCGATCTGGCCAAGAAAACCACGCCGGATGCAAGCCTTCTGTCTTTCGAGATGTAATCGAATGTGCCGTTTGACAAGCTGCCACCAGTGTCGACGATGCCAGCAAGAAGCCCCAGCCTGTCCTCTCGTGAGGAAGTCAGGTAAACACTGGGAATATGCTTGAATCTGGTGACATTCAAGCGCCGCAGCTTCGACAAGAAAGCGTTGCTCCCTTTCTTACACCCGACAGCCTTCACTGTGACGGCTCGATTGTTCGGCAACTCCATCTCAACGGAACTCATACCAATCGAATAGATGTACCGATTCCAATCGAAGATCAGCTCCCTATCCATGGAAGTCAACTCTGCCCGAGCAGCGGTGCCATCGCCAAGCCAGAGGCCCAGAATGTATGGCGGGATCGGCAGCTCTTTCTTCTGAAACTCAACCGGGACACGGTAAAGTTTGTGAACGCTTTTGAACGACTTCGAGCGCGACAAGTAGTCAGCGACTGAGATGTTCACGATCGGGTTGTCGCCCAGGTAGTCCTTTCTTGGAGATTTCGATCCGCGAGGGTAACTCCTCTTCTTCGTCCTCATGAGAGACAGAATGTGACTCTCGTTAACGACGAACGGATCCCCCTTGGTCGGGGCAATCCTGACCATGCGCTGCCTTCCGCGTTTGAGTTCGAGAACCGTCCTCGGCTTACTATCTGGACCCATGAGCTGGTCACCGACACGCACATCTTCAACACGCCTCACGGAGCCGTCGAACATCAGGATTTCGGTTCCTTTGGCGTGACAGCCCATAGTTGCCTCGATGATCGCACCTCCGAACTCGTTCTCCTTCATGGCTGCGATGGCTCTGGAGATCACATCCTCTTGGCCTTCGCGTGGAGCGATGGGATCCGCCGGCCTCGGCTGATTGGACCCGACGCTGTACTGGAGGACTGCTTTGGCGTCCGGAAATCTCTTCCTAACTATCTTGTTGTAGTATCCTCGCGGGACGCAGAGGTGCTGCTCATCTTCAGCCCAGAGCCGAATCGGATCCGGCATCGGATTGAAAGAGGACGTCGAGACGGGCACGACCGTCAGCTTCTCTTTAATCATCTCACGGGCGGCGTGCGGCAAATCACTTTTTGAGACACTGACAAGACCACGGTATTTCATTTCTGCCTCTCAAGACAATAGAGAGCCCGACCCCCAGAGAGTGTGTGTGGTGGGGATATCTAGGAGCCGGGCGCTCTAACTTGTTACGCCAGTTTGGCCATGCTCATCTTCGCGGTGACATTTGAAACACAGCCACGTAACTTCCAGAGGCTTCGAGTAATCGTGGTGGTGAGCTTGAACCTTTTTCTCACCACACTTGCACGGCAACCGAATCAACCTGCCACCCCTGACTGCGTTATTCACTGCGGCTCTGGCTTTGTGCCTGTCTTCATGCAAGGACCTATGCTTACGCTGATATTCGAGCTTTCTTTGCTTCCTGTCTGGATCTCGCTCACGCTTGATTTCGTAAGCTTTATATTGATCTTTTCGTTCAGCGTAGTTCCCGCTTGCGTCAGCTTTTGCGCAGGTCTTGCACTTATTTAAGTGGCCATCCGCCATCCCTGAGTGACGATAAAAATCACTCAAGGATTTAGACGTCTGACACTTAAAACAAGTCTTCATGGCTCAGCGCATCAAAAGGGGATGTCCGAGTCTTCTGTTTCGGTGGAAGCGCCGGCATCAGCCGGGGTCTTCGTCAGATCCGTCCGCTTCTGCGTATCCACCGGGGCTCCCGCGAAGCGCAGGCGGGCCTGAATTATCGAGGCCGGCTGAGGGGCTAGGATCTTCTCCCAGTCGAGCGGCTTGGCAATGTCTGCCGCAAGTTTGGTGAGATCCACCTTTTCCTTGAGAGTGATGTCGTTACCACAGCGAGGTGACTTCTCTCCGTCGCGGAAGACTTCAACCTTCCATCCGGTGAGATCGCCACCCTTCTCGGCGCGGCGGCGAGCAAGGAGATCGATCGAGTTGCCGGTGGCAACGAAGCCTTTCTTACTGTACTTGTATTCTTTTCCGTCGCTCCCCTTGTAGGGGGTGAGATCGAGGAAGCTGCTCCAGATCGTGTCCGTGCCGCGAACACCAGTTCCGCAGCCGAAGCAGTTTTCGTCCTTCGAGCAAATGAAGGTGAGCCACTTACTCCCCATGGGGACGGTGTGCTCGGTGACTTGGATCTGTTCATCCGCGAGAAAGACGCCAATGCGCTTCTCCCCGTCTTTCAAGCCGAACTTATACATCCACAGCTCACGGCCCCCAGTGCTCTGGGCTACTCCGTGGTTCGCGTCTCCGGGCTTCTTGTACCAAGACATGGATTGCTCCTTGTGGTCACGTTTGTGACTATTTTTGGTCATCTTCGATGACACTGTTTTTCGTATGAGCCATCGTAATCACGACTCAGTACGAATTGTAAATCGATATTTTATTTTTTCTCGTACAACGATCTCGCCTCGTCGGAAGAACCGGTAGGATCTTTAGTGACGCTGGTCACGATGCGTCGAAGAATCTCGGGAGTGACCGCCGCAAGAACCAGTCCTGCGTCCGGACGCTTGATGATCTGTTGGTCCTTCTCCAGCTTTACGAGATCCGGGTCTCGGGCGATCACATAGGTGGCAATGCCGTACCCGAGGATGATGCCGAAAAATAAAACCACCACCATTGCGAGGATCATTTTGAATCTCCCTTGGAAGCGATAACGGTTGAAACCGACTCAACGACATCTCCGACCGAGATTCCGCTCAAGCAGTGATTCGTCCCGTACTCGCAGGACACGAACGTTACGGGGGGCCTTTGGTTGTGCAAACAGAATCGGCACTCTGTCTTGGGCACGAGCGCCAATGTTTTAGCCTCTCGGCTAATAACGCGGTAAGCCGGATCGGCCACTGTGAACAGACCGACGATCGGGACCTCTGTCGTCTGGGCGACGTGAAGGATGCCGCTGTCCATGCCGACAAAGACCACAGCTCTCTTGCACAGCTCCCGGATCTCGTGGATCGTCAACTCGTCCACGAGCGAGAGCCCTGGGAGAACGAAGTCCCCGCTCCTGCCGACGGTGACTACCTTCAGGCCCTGATTATTCAACTCATTGGCAACGGCCACCCAATTCCGCTCGGGCCACTTTCGATTGTCCCAGGTCCTTCCGGCCGCGTGAATCACGGCTACGCGGTCAATCCAAAGATCGACCGATCCAAGTTTATGCTTCAGAGTCTTAAGATCGGCATCGCCTGAGAACAGCTCCGGATCCAGACTCTCTCCAGCGACCGCCGCCTCCTGCGCGTAAGCCTCCCAGATTGGCACATTTGGCCGCTTCTCGTAAGCGAGGTCCAAATCGACAAACCTGTCACGCTTGATACCAGCGGCAGACTTCACCGCAATCACCTGAGGATCATGCCGGAACACTTCGCCGCATTGAGTCTCTACGATCACCTTTCCCTTGGCCAATTGCTTCAGCTTCCGGATCACCCCGGTGGCCAAGATCACATCACCCAGGGCGCCTGTTCTCCGTACGACGATCGTCTCGGGAGGAGTCGGAGACCTGAACGGGTGTTCGTGCGGGTTCTTTTGGAAGATCCACCGATCGGCGGTGTTGAAAATCTTTGGCATGTTCAATGAAGAAATTCCGTTAGAGAGCCCGATAAAGTCATACCCCTTGAGGTCCTCTTGAAACTTCTTGAGACCCTCCATCTCCTTCATGTACCAGGCGCGATACTTGGATATCTTATCGGCTTCCGTTCTTCCGCGAGTAGCGCCCTCTGCGTGAATCGCTTTGATGGCAGGAGAATAAAAAACACGCCAACCGCTACTCCAGGCCCGAAGACAATACTCGGTGTCTTCGCATGCAACGAAGTAGCTCTCGTCCAGATTCCCGATCTGGTCGATCATCTCTTTACGGATGGCAAAGAGAGCGCCAGTTACGCCAAGAATGTACTCTGGTTTAAGAACCTTTGGATCGTAATCCGCGTGCCAGCCTCTATGAGAAAACATCCTTGCGGCTTCGTGAAAAAAAATCCCGCCGTGCTGAATCTTCCCATCCGGGTAGAAGAGGAGGCCACCGACGATCCCAATCTTTGGATCCTTTTGAAAGGCTTCAACGATCTGCTTGTCAACCCGCTCCGTGAATTCGATGTCGTTGTTGACCAGGACAACAACGTCCCCGGTGGCTTTTGCGATCCCCTCATTCACCGCCTTGGCAAAGCCCCCGTTGGTCTCCCTCTGAATCAGAGTGACGCCCCATTCGCTGGCCAGGACCTTCATCTCCTCACGAATCTCAGTGCTGCTCCCGTCGTCCACGACGATGATCTCATGATTGCCACCATGGTGCCGAGAGAAGGATGCCAGGCACGCATTCGTGAGATCGGGCCTATTGATAGACGGGATGACGAAAGACAGTTTCATTTTCTCTCCAGTGTTGTCTGATAAAAGCGCTCCCAAAGTGGTGCGTTTTCCTTGATGTCAAACTTCCTTACGAACGTCGTATTGGCCTTGACCCGCTCCGAGAGATCAGTCCGGCAGGCTTCACGCAAGGCTTCAAACCAGCTTCTCTCGTCATTGGGCGTAGCCATCCCACATCCGATCGAGTCTCCGTACGTCACTCCAGCTGAGGCGATCGGGAACGACCCGATGGCCATCGCCTCTGTCACCTTGAGGTTCGATTTTCCTCTGTTGAAGGGGATATCTACCACGGGCGCGAGGCTGATCTCAGGTTTGATCGCCTTGTAGGTCTGGTAGTAATTCATGCACGGCACCGCGCTAAAAAGAAACAATCGATCCTGCGGGATGATCTCAAGCAGAGCGCGATGGGCGTACCCCATCAAGCCGAAGACCACATCCTCACTCCGGGAGATCCGGCGGACCGCACCCACGATCAGCTCCAGATCCTTCTCATGCGACGGTCCTCCGGACCAGAAGATCATCTTCCTTCCCTGGCGCTTCTCGTCAAGATGCGGCGGCGTGATCTTTTGATTGTTCGAAAAGATGATGGGCTCGACCGGCGGCATCGCGCTGATCAGATCCAGATCAAGGCAGTTCGGGATGACCTCCACGTTCGGGAGATAATTCGAGTAGAGCTGCTTGAGGTAGGGCGTGGTCACGTCTACAGCGTCCGAGATCCGAAAGCTTTCTTCGATGATCTCCCGCCTGGACACATGGAACTGATGACCAGGGTTCCATTCTGGGATATTCAGATAATCGTCGTCGGCTGTTTGAACCACCACCTTGCCGGCGGACTTCGCGAGCCGCATCAGCCTCAGGTGGCTCATACCCACCGGCCGCTGGAACACGACGACGTCACTCTGGTTAATTTTGTCCAGGATGGATTTTTTCCACACCTGGATGTCGGCAGCCGACACCAAGAGCCTCTTGCAGGAGGCGCAATGGGACTCTTCCTGGTCCCACTGCACGTCGTAAGGCCCGCAGTAGAGCCCAGCGCTCATGCACGGGTCGCAAAATACCTGCCGCTCGAACTCCTCGTCTTCGCACTGGTGTCCCCGCTCCGAAAGCTGGGACATGGGTGTAAGGACTCGAACCATCCAGCAGGCGTCACGACGTCTGGTCGCGTAAAAAATTTTCACTTTCGCCTCCAATTCAGTGGTCTCGTTGCAGTGTCTTGTTCTGTCCAGCCATACCGGAGACGGGTATGAATGGTTGCAGGCTTAAGGCCGGTCCGCCTTGCCCACTGAGCGATGGTCATCCGCTCTCCGTTTGCGCTAACAAAACGATTCTTTCTTAGATTGTTTTGCTGCTCAGTCCGAGTGGCCCATCTGCAATTGCTTTTAGAGTAATTACCATTATTATCGATTCGATCCAGCGTTAGCCCATCGGGTCGCTCACCCATGTCGTTGAGGAAGCCCTCAAACTTATGCCACCGCTCGCAGACTCCGATCCCTCTGCCTCCATAGTTGTGGTAGGCTCGGTTTTTTTCGCTATAGCAACGCGACATCATGCCTTCCCAAATGCCGTACATTCTGGTCTTGGACATCCCATGGGTCACGTTGGATGCGGAGACATTTCGACCAAGTTGAGCCGAATTTTCCCTACGGAAACAGCCGCAGGAAGTCGTATGACCAGATCTCAGATTGCCGGCCCGGACAATCTTCTCGGCTCCACAATCACAGCGACAGACCCATAGCCTCGTCCAGCCGCGCGACTCAAGGAAGCTCACAGCTAAAAGTCGACCAAACCTGTCCCCTTCCTTGATGTTACCGACTCCACGCACGGATTCCAACCTCCACCCCTCCTTTACCTATTACGAATTCGCCCACACTCGACAATGCGGCGTCAACATCTGCTGTCGTCCAAGAATCTGGATCTCTTCCTTCGAAACCATCAGCGAATAGAAACCTGTAGTCCGACTCCACCCATCGCGGCGACATCACGGACTTTGGTATGAACTCCGGATTGAACTTCACGCCTGCTATGCCGACTCTTTTGCTTAGGGTGATGAAAATCCTCTGCCCCTGCTCCTGGGCGAAACGAAGCCCAGGCTTGTCACCGTCTACAAAAAACAACACCTCATCGGCCCAATTTTTCAGTTTTTCGAAATGCTGCATGGATAGGCTGGTTCCCATCGTCCCGAGCACGTTTTTTAATCCCCGCCGCTCCAGCGCTAAAACATCAAAAAAGCCCTCAACCAGGATCACTCTCCTGCAAGAGTGATCCAAGAATCGCTCTCCGTAAAACACCGAGTCGCGCGAGAGCCCGGGATAATGTTTGTATTTATTCTTAACAAGACCAGTCAGGTCCCGGCCGGACACGCCGATGAGCTGGCCTTTAATACTGCGAACCGGGAAGATCATCCGCTTCTCCAGCGGGTCATACCCGATCTCCCACCTGATGACCTGCTCCTGGGTCAGGCCGCGCTCGAAGGCGTACTTCGGGATCTCTTCAAGAAACTTCTTGAGCGTGTCCTCGTCAATCACCATAGCCTTCTCGGCGATCTTCCGACCGAACTTACGAGAATAGGCCCCGTAGGGTTTCTCGATTTTCTTCCAGGTCGTTCCGCCTTGATCCCCTTCGATCTGGGAAACGTAGTCATAGGCTCGATAATCCCCCGAGTGGTCGCCGTACGTCCTGGCGAGCTTGCGGACCGTGCCTTCATTTCGGCAACTCCAACACCTGTAGAGCGACGGCTGGCCGGCCCTGGCGGTCAGCGAAGGGCTCCGGTCGCGTCCCTTGGTGTGCGTCCATGGGGCCAATGGGCAGTGGGTGGACTTGTTCGTGCCGCTCCCGCTCCGGAGCTTCGACCCCATCAGATCGAAGACGAAGTCCAGCTCCTGGTCAGTCATCCCCAGTCCTCATCCTCGTCACGCTGACTGACGCGGCGGGGTCCGCTCGGGGCGATGCCCACTTCCGAGAAGTCCATCCGCGTGAAGTCCCAGCGAACCTTGAGCGCGTTCTTTGAATTCTCGCCTTCGCGAACCTTGAGAGGATAGATGCTCATCTGACCCGACTCGACGTCCTCATCGAGCTGGACCAGACCGAAGACGTTCGTGGCGTTCCATCCGAGCACGTCGGACATGGCCAGATCCTCCAGGCCCATGTCGCCCTTCTTCTTTTTGGTGGAGTCGCGGTTCAGCTGGGTCGTCCCGATGATGCTCTTACTATAAACCATCGAATAGGTCTTGAGGTCGTCAGCGACCAAGGCCATGTTTTCCATGCGGTCGCGAGTCTTCTGGCGGGCTTTCACACGGTAGCAGGCATCCACGATCACGAGCTTGGCCTTGGTGCGTTCGATCGCCCGCTCAATATCGATCGTGGAAAAGCCCTTCTCTGCGTCCATGATCTCGATGTCCACGGCCGGGTTGTACTGGTCCAACTCCTGGAGAAACCGTTGTTCCTCCATCGTGCTCAGCTTGCCCTTGCGGAAACCCCCGTAGTTGGCCTGAAACTCCATTGCGAAGAATCGCCCGGCCAGATCTTCCTTCGACATTTCTCCGGAGATGAACAGGACAGACTCACCTTCCTGTCTTGCTTTCTTGGCCATCGCCACAGCACAAAAGGTCTTCCCGATCCCGGTGCGGGCGGAGACGAAGCTCACATCCTTGGGCCACCAGCCCATCGTCCAGGCGTCCATCTGAGGCCATGGGGTCCGGATCCCCATCTTGCCGGCCTTGGCGTCAAGGTAGCGTTGCTTGACGATCTCCTTGACTGCTCGAACTTCGACGACTGAGCCGCCGCCCTGAGATCTCTCCTGGGCTTTTACGAACTCCCGCAGCTCCGCGTAGGCCGCGAGCGAGTCGTCCTTGTTCATCGCGCTCTGAACTTTTACGAAGGTCTCGTTCAGCTCGTTGTAGAGCGTGCGCTTCTTAATCTCCGTGATCCAGAACCCGATGCCCTCCTGGGGCTCGGGGATGCTAACCTCAAATTTTGCCTCAACCAACTCGCGGGAGGGAATGGTCCGATGTTCGCTGAAGTACTCCTCCAGGAACTTCCAGATCGCGATCTCGCCTTCACTGGAAAAGTCGGCGACGGTAACGCCCTTCTCCGCCGCGAGCAGGAAGGCTTTCTCTTTGATGACTGAACCGACAAGCCCGAGATCGAGGTTCACTTTTTCATCTCCACAATCTCTAGGGACTGAGTAATGGCGCTAATCAATCTGGGTGACTTGACTCCGATGGATCGATCCATTTCGTCCAAGCTCTCGAAGTCCGAGATGACGACCGTTCTCGTATTCGCGTGGTGCCGGGCAATGATCAACCTCTCAGTGGCGCTCAAGAGGATGTAGGGCGGGACCTTGTAGTTATACCCCGAGAGGACCAGGAACTCCTTGGTCGCCAGGGCGTCGAGATCGTAATCCTTGGGGCTCTCGTCCAGATCGAACGAGGATATGAAGTAAACCGTCCGCCGACGCCGAAAGATGCTTCGGAGCATCTTGGCCGCAAGTCTTTCGGCCCAGTCCACGTTGCCGATGAACAGGAGGCCCTTCTCTGGAAGCTGGGTTCGGCTCAGGTCGAACGATTCGACATAGGCTCTGGCCTTCTCCTTGATCGGATCCGGAACTCCTTCCAGATCGCTCTCCCAGAAGCGCCGTGGAAGATTGGCATGACCGAAGTCAAACTCGGTCATGGACTTCTTCTCCTCGGTCACCATGTGCTCCTCTTGATGCCTTCGAGCTTCTCGGATTTCACTTCTTTGACTTCAAGACCCGTCTTAAACCAGGGATACCACTTCGCATATCGCCACTCGGCGATCATCTGGTGAAAGTTCGGAATCTCTTTCAGAACACGATCGTCGCGCTCACGGCCTCGTAACTCGGTCCAATTTTTTGCGGCCCAACTTACGAACTCTCGGGCCTCACCTTCGCCCATGCGCTCAATCATGAGCTTCACGTGCGCCGGCCACCGCCACGAATCGAAAATCTCGATCGGCTCGATGCCGACCTCCGCGAGCTGGGTTTTAAACCAGTCGAAAAGGTCCTCGGCCTTTCGCTCCCACTTCTTGCCCAGTTTCCCGGGCCTCCCCATGTTGTCCATTTGCCTTAGTCGTAGCTCGTGACAAAACGTTCAGCAAGAAATTTTCTTTTCCTACGCCCGCCAGGATCCGGGCCCCCGTAACTAACCCCAAGAGGAAGTTTTAATCCCGGCCATGACGCTGACCTTCGGCCGACGTGAATCGCCCACTCGCGCACGCTTCGGACGTTTGACTCCGAGCATCCGGGCGCTCCAGCACTTGTAGCGCCACGGTACGATCATCTGGTTGAACGTCGGGATCTCGTAAAGCTTGCGACCGTCAGATCCGGTAGTCTGGGCCAGGGTCTCCCAGTGGGCCACGCTGTACTCGATCACCCGCTTGGCCATGTCCACACTCTTGAAGTTTCTCAGCATGGCCACGATCTGTGGAAGCTCCCAGGATCTGAGAGCCTGCTTGTGGTGAAGTCCTCGCGCCTGCATCGCGCTCGTAAAACTTCCCCAGACCTCCTCCGCTGCCGCTTGGCGCTTCTCGGACCACCGGAACTCGTCCATGGGTCTCTGGAGCTTCTGCCAGCGCAGCTCAGGCGATTCCTCACCTTCAACGACGGCCCGCGTCAGCGGGGTATTTTCCACAGAGGGGTCCGCAAAGCTTTCTTTGAGCGGAACCAAAACCAACTCTTGGGTATCAGTCTCTCCACGGGGAGTTCCCCCAGGTACCAGACTTTTTCTCTCCGCGTCAGCGGAGTGTAATATAATATTACTCTCAATCTCTTTTTGTCCTAGAATTTGACACCCACCCGCGTCAAGAAGCTCGCGAAGTGTTTCGTCCGGAGTTGAGAGTTTTGGCTGATAGCTCATGAGTTTCTTGGTGAACTTATAGACATTCGATGTGCCGCAACGGGCCGCCCAGTCCACATAGCCCTTCTCACGAAGCTGCCTTAGCGCCGTACAAACAGTTTGCCGCGTAGCACGAATCTCCCTGGCGATGGTCTTCTGGGAGGGAAAGCAACCAGTCCACCCGGGTAAGTTTCGGAAGTAGCCATAGAGGGAGCAGAGCACGGCACGTTCCAAGCGGCTCAGATCCGGGCACCGATCGAAGGCAAGAGGTACGACACGCTGAGCACCAGCCAGGCCGGCGACCACATCAAAATCATTTACAAGCACAGATCCCCCACAATTTTGTAGTGACCCGTGTAGCAGAAATGTTACTACAGAACTTGCTACGGCTCTGTAGTTGTTTTTTCTGCTACACGGAAAAGGGGTACCTTCGCGGGTGCCCCTTTTTGTTTTACATGGGGCTCAGCATGCAGCGAGAGACTGCGCCTTCGCAAGCGCAAAAAATTTGATTGAGTCGAGAAGAAAAAATTCTCCGACCTTCTCAGGTCTTAACGCTTTTGCTCACAGAGTGGGCACGCGCCCATCTTCACGTTGAGCGCAGCCAGAATGTATGCGCTCATGTTTTGCAGCTTGGAAAGCTTGCTTGCGACCTTGGGATCAATTCGTACTGCGACGTTCTCCTTGGTCTCTTCGGACTTCTTCGGCCACGCCTTCTTGCAGACTGGACAGTTGTATTCCAGTGCCTCGACGCTCTCCTGGATGGTGGCCCCCTTTTTTTCGCTCTTATCCAAGAGACCTGAGATTAATCGAGTGACTCGTGCGCTGATGACTTCTTTCATTTTCCACCTCTGATGATTTCGATGATTTGCGATTCGTGAACCGGTGCGAAGTCCCAGACATCCACTCCGACGTTAATCCACTTATCTTTTGTCTTCCACTTCTCGTGGACGTGGCCGTGCAGAATCCAGCCTTCATCCTGAGGTCTAAACTCCTTGTATCTGACGTCGTAACCCTCAACTTCCACGAACGGCGGCATGTGATGCAAGAGGATAGGAACTCCGTCGATCTCGATCCGGGCTTCGAGCTGCACGGTCTTGAACACGGACAGATACAACTCCATCGCTTGGGCCATCTTGTTGGGCTTCGTTCGACAAGGATGGACCCAGTCGTGGTTGCCGGCGACCAGATGGATCTCGCCATTCAGTCGCGGTCCAACCTCTGTGACCCAGTTCTTCCCGAGCGAGAAGTCGCCCAAGTACCAGACGAAGTCGCCTGGCTTCACCCGAGTGTTCCAGCGGTCAACCAGAATCGCATTCATCTCCTCTTTATCCAGAAATGGGCGATTGCAATACTTGATGACATTTTCGTGACCGAAAAGCTAATGATGGTCAGACGTGTAAAATCTGTTAACCATCGAGCACCTCGCCTTCTACATGTCCGACATGCTTTTTGAGTTGGTCGTTGGTTTTCTCGGTTCCCCAGTCCTTCTGGAGATCATCAAGGCCGATGCCCTTCTCCATCCACGCCTGCTCTTCGGCGGTGAGCTTCTTGCCTTCAAGCACCTTACGGGCCAACTCAGCCTTCTTTTTAAGGATCCCGATGACTTTGGAGTCCCAACGATTGCCAGCAGCCTTGATCCAGTAGACGTTCACCATGTTCTTCTGACCGATACGGTGTGCTCGTGCAGTGGCCTGGGCTTCATCGGCAGTATTCCACGGCAGGTCGTTGAAGATCACCTTGTCCGCCCGGGTCAGGGTTGCTCCGACCGCGAGGGATTGACGGGTGGTGCAGAACACCCGCTTGTCGGTTCCTTCGCGCTGGAACTCGGCCTTGGCCGCTTCGCGGACTTCGTCAGAAAGCTGGCCGTGATGGAGCAGGGAAAGGTCGCCCATGGCTTCGTGGATCTGTTTGGCAACTTCGACCGAGTCCGAGAATACGAGCATGCTTGAGTCGGAGGATTCGAGCATCTCCTTGATGAACTCGATCGTCGCTCCGGCCTTGTCGATGGCGATGTCGCTCTTCATCCGGGCGATGTCTTCGAAGTCGATCTTGCCGTCTTCCGGGATGTCGCGGCAGCCTTCGACTTCGAGTTCGATGATCGAAGTGAGCTTCTCCGGGAGATCCTTCAGGACTTGGGCCTTGGAGGCGGTCTTGTAGAACTCCTGGATCTTGTGCCAGGTGCCGCCGATGGTCGCCATCTTGAGCGCGGTCTTGGACTCGAAGAAGCCGGGGCGGATCAGCTCCACCTGGGTGAAGAGTTCGTCCTTCTTGTTCTTGATCGCGGTGCCCGAGAGGAGGATCTTGTGGGCGAAGAGTGAGGAGACCGAGTGGACGGATTTGGTGATCTTGGCCTTCGGGTTCTTGATCGAGTGACTATTGTGAACCAGTGCTCCGTTTACAGAGAACGAAGGGTGGCCAGACACTTTGAGATCGTAGTAAAAACCCTGCTCGTTTCCTGGGTAACCTCCAGATTCGTGAACCGTAACACCGTCCACCCTAATTCCTTTAACTTCAGATCTTTTTTCTTGTCCTGCTCTCTCCGAGACAAGTGCGACAAGCCGTCCACTTCTACGCACAGCCGGTCCGAGACCAGCGCAAGATCCACTTTGTAGTTCGTTGGATATCCCGGAAATCTCCCACCCAAAGACACCGCGTGATTCCATTTCCACGAACGACCGAGGCGTGACAACAACAATCTCTCCGGTTTCGTCGGCCCGTGGCCGTTCCCGCCCCGAACTGTTGGCTTCCATCCTATTCGTTTCAGAGTCGCCGAGACTTTGGATCGCGTGGCTGCTGAATGCATGGGATTCTTCAGTCTCATGCGAATAGCCGAATCCGGCCTCGCCTTCCCGGTTAGCGAGTTGCTTATTTTTAAAGCTGTCTTCTTCGTGTAAACCTTTGCTCGAATAGCAGGTTGCCTCATTCTCCATTTCGCAGAGCAGGAGGTTCCGCAAAAACGCTGCTTTCTGTACTGGTTTGGCAGGAAACTCTTCGCGCAATAACTGCACGGCTTCTTCTTGGCTGACAAGGGTGTCTCCTTCTTTTAGGTTTTCAGCAAACACCCACCCACGACTTGTAAGGAAAGGATGATGCGATGAACATGTGACCGTTTGTCCACCGTATCTTAATTCAGTGCGGCTGTCCAATATCTGCGTCCTCTTGGTTCCGAGAACAGTAGATGTACCGGCAGCCGAATAGACCTCATCACCGACTTTTATTTGATCAATCCGCACCGGCCCACTTGGGGTATCAATAAGGGTCTCAGGTCCAAAGCACTCGTCGATCACCATCACGTCGAAACCGGCGGCCTGGATCGCGGGGAGGAACTTCTCGAAGCTCGCGAAGTTGACGCTGGCGATTTGAACCTGGGAGAGATCCGGCATCCCGTTCTTCTTGAGCGACTTCGGGGTCAGCTCAATGCAGCGGGTGAAGTAGCCCGGGAAGAACTTCTTGGCTTCCTGGATCCAGGTCCGGCGAACCACCTTGGGGCAGACCACCAGGATCCGCTTGTTGTTCATCGCGGCGTAGCAGAGGGAGATGAGGGTCTTACCGAGGCCCATCTCAGCGCCGATCAGGGCGTTGCCGTTGGCGACATTCAGGAAGCGGACGAAGTCGTTCTGGAAGGGGAACGGGACGATCTCGGGATTGATCATCGCCATCAGCTCCGGGATCGGGGCTTCGGCGGCGGCCTTCTTCATGTCGCGCTCGACCTGGGCTTCTTCGATACCCTGGAAGAAAAACTTCCAGCTCGGGAGCAACTCGCGGGCCTTGGTGATCGCTTCGAGGGCGAGATCGAGGTTGTTGGTCAGACGGGCCCAGTCGGAGACCCGGCACTCGACGATCCCGGAGAGCTGGCTCGTTTTGTTTGAGAAGAGGCCATTCAGAACGGTGGAGAACGAGAACCGGAACTCGAACATGTCGCCCACCTTGCGGCAGATGAAGGCGTTGTTGATCCGCTTCTGGTCGAGGAGGGAGAGAGCCTTCTCCAGAGTGAGTTCGGCCTCCGGGGTCTTCTCAAACACCGGCACCGGGTTCACGGTGAAGCCCAGGGCCTCTAACTCGGCCTTGTAGCCGGCGAAGTCGAATGAGTCGATGTTCCTGCCCGGAACGTAGTTACGATCGAGGCCCCGGTCCCACCAAAGGCCGAACTTCTGGTTGACCCGGATGTACCGACGGCGCACCAGGGTGGGGATCGAGCCTTCGTGAGACATGAGAAGGGCCGCACCCCAGCGGGCGTCAAGCACCTGGAGGACTGGGGTGATCGTCGGGAGCTTGATCTCAACCTTGACTTCAACCCGGAAGCTCTGGGGGTAGTTCTGCTCGACCGCTTCGCGGCCTTCTTCGCCGAACTGGCCGAGCTGGGTCTTGAGGTACTTCTTGAGGACGTGGGCCATCTCGGTGGCATCGCCCCGGACACCCGGCCAGCTGATCCAGTCAGGTTGATTGAAGCCGACCTCGTTCCGCTCCTTGACTTCGTCGATTCCAAACAGGAAGTCGCCCATGTGGCAGAGAAGCTGAGCTTGAATCAAGAATTTTTCCATTTCGAACCTCTTGAATACAGCTTATCTGTTTTGTAATCAATCGTAAACTGTGTCACCCTTGACCCTTGCTATTGATTTTCTTCAGATCCTTGACCAGGCGTTTCATCTCACGAATTGTTTCCTTGGCATGCAGAAGGAGGTTTTCAAGCTGCTTGGCTGAGTAGGTGCGACCCCTCCAGGTGCCCTTGGCCCCGACGACCTTCTTCCGCCAGCGGTAATAAGTTGCCCTGGAGATCCCGACACGCCGAAGGGCCGCTCGCTCTGGTATCCCTCGACTGACCAAGTTGCCCACCATCAGGACTTCCGTTTTCCTCACGGGATCTTCACCTTGACGCCGATAGACTTCAGGGCTTTGATGCGGTCAAGGACATGCTTTTTTGTACATTGGATAGACTCGTTGACGCTCTCCTTGGCCTCCCTGACGACCGCACCCTTTGTCGAGAGTCCGAAGGTGTTTCCGGATGCAACCGGACCCTCAAAGACGGCGCGGTAATAGACCCGCTTCACTTTTTTTGAGAACTTAATCTCCTCAACGGTGTCGCGATAAACCGCTATCTTGTGCCCCCGATGGGATACAAAGATAAGGCATCGCTTCTCTCTAATTCCGATAACGTGATCATCCGAAATTACGTCTTTCATTTTTCTCATGGTCATTCCTTTCTATATTTCTTCAGCTCTGCGCTCAGTTCGCAAAGCTTCTCGTAGGTTCTGGAGATCTCAAGCACAAGCTCGTCTGGAACCTCGATACCGTCTTCTTCAAGAACGTCCTCTCCAAACCACTCCTTCGCCTCCTCCGGAAGGCGTGCCAGTGTCAGCAGGGGGTCGTGAGTGTAGATAAGAACCCTCATTTCCTCTCTCCCTTTTCGATCCCAACATCTTTGATCCCGAAAATGTTGGCTGCACAATCGCAACCAAGCCACATAGAGATCAGCTTCCCACTCTTCTTGTCCTTGGCTTCGATCGGAACGAACCGGCCAGAAGGAATGTGCTTGCCGCAAGCCTGGCACCCAGAGACGAACCGGCTCTGGTTGTGGACGATCCCTTTGGACCACGCGACGATATAGTAGGTCTCCATGAGGCGCTTGCCGTCCGCACCGAAGGCCGGAACGAGCTTGTCGTTGATCTCCTGGGTCAGAACCAACCCGGTCCAGGGGTCTTTTCGCTCCGGGACCACCGGCACTTTCTTCTTCGTCCACTTGAAGGCTGGGCGCTGGCGGGGCTCGATCTTCGCCATCTTGATACTCGGGAGATCCAGGTCCAGGTTGCACTCAGTCAGGGTCTTTGTGACCTTCGGGCTGAGCCCGATCGGAGTAATCCTGGGGAGCGGGCGGGCGTCGTTCAGAAGCTCAACGGCCGCGTCCTTCTCCGCGCAGAGAGCGAGCCAGGCTTTGATCTGCTCGTCAGTCGGCTTGTACTCGATGGACTGGCCCTTTCTCCCGATCACACGCTCGCGCATCACGGGGATGACCTTGTCGAGGTTGGAGGCTTTCCCGTAGCGGGCGCTGCCGTAGCTCAAAGCCATGGTCAGGGCGTTCATGTCATCGCGGTGCTTGTCCTTGGCGGTAAAATGGGCCTCCTTCAGTCGAAGGTACCCGGCCAGGCCCTGGTAGAAGCCGGAGCTTGCCTTAACGGATCCTCGGGGCGTCCAAGCGCCCTGAGCCAGGGACTCGTTGAGGATGGCCACGCTCGCGTTGAACTTCGCGAGCCTTGCGCCGCTCATCGCGGACTGAACGATCGACACTAATTTTGGATTCAAGTTCTTCACAAGGTCTCCTCAGTCGATTTTTTTAGCGCTATAGTATCCGTAGGCGTCTTTCGCGAGCTTGAAGTTGCCCATCTCAGTGCGGACGATCATGTCATCGTCAACCAGGGCCACGGCTTTCGGTGCTTCGTAGTGGTCGGTAAGACATGAGCCATGTTTACTGACACAGGCCGAATGCCCACGACCATCCAGGTCGTCGCCAGACGGGGAGAAGAGCAGCGAGAGATCTTCGTAGCAGTCGAGCGAGCCTGACCGCGCCCGGATCGTTTGGCGGACTTTGATCTGGAAGCAGCAGAACGGGTTCGTATTCCCATACTGGACCTTCTCGCCATTCAAGGGCGTAGAGCTGAGACGAACCGTCTCTTGAACGAAGGAGACGACATCCGCCTCCCGCCCAGACCCCACAACATGTCCCTTCTCGTCGTAGACGGCATGGGTGATGTTTTTCGAGTTCTTCTCGGCCAAGGGTTTGATGGTCAGTTTCATAAAGGTCTCCATGACTCAAAGCGTAACAACCCTGTAAGCGTTTGTCAACAGTCAGGGCAAAAAAATGGGCCACCCCTGTGTCAGAACTTACCGTTCGCAGGTTAGGCAGTAGCGACTGCCTCTATAAATCCTAGTATTTTTTGGACTATACCTATGCCCGCGAGAGCAGTGGGTTTTCGCCTTATTGGAGAACAGTTTGGGCGAAAGAGCCCTGGATAAGGGCCAGCCTTTCGCTAGACGAGCCTCTATGGTCGCAGGCTTTAGCCCCAGCTTCCTGGCCCACTGAGAAACCGTGAGACGCTCACCATTGAATTCAATAAACACACTGGAGCGGCGATTATTTGCCTGCTCGATTGCGTCTGCCCATCGACAATTTCCAGGCTCATAGTTCCCGTTGTTTTCAATTCGCTCAATCGAATTTTTCCCAGCTGGCGGTTGGCCCATGTCCTCAAGAAACCGATCAAACTCCTGCCATCGCGAGCAGACAGCGATGCCTCTCGCTCCATGGCTTTGGTACCTATTGCTACCGGGGTTGAAGCAGCGCTGTAACATTGCCCTCCATGAGCGATAGGCCGGCGAGCGAGAAAGCATCTTCCTGGATCTATAAAGACAGCCGCAAGCAACGCGCTTGCCTCTCCTGGCATTCATCAGATTCGGGCGACCTTTAACCGTTTCAGATCCGCAGTCACAGCGGCACCGCCAATAGGAGTTTGAATTTCTCGTTTCGACAAACTCAATGACTACGAGCTTGTCGAAACGAGAGCCAACAAGAGACCTATCTAAAGAGGGCGGTGAGCGCTCCGAGGAATGGTTTGTTTGATCCGACAGCTTGCTCATTGAAGTACCAATAAAAGAACCCACCAAAATAACGGGGGTTATTTACCTGAAGTGTAACATATTGACGAGCGTAATCTGAGAGCTGCTGGGTTGTGCCGCTCTTCAGGCCAATTTCTCCAAAGCCAACCTTTGCATTGGGAAAGATTGAAGCCAGGCGATCAAAGGTCTGCTGCCATTCCGGCAGTGCCGGCTCTCGGCCGTTGCAATCTTGCGAATAGTAAGAAATCGTGGCCAGATCCGTACCCTGCTTGACTCGGTCTGCGACATAGGTCTGGATCCAGTCGAACATTGGGCCATGCGCGTCTTCGCATGTGTTGTTGTAATAAACAGTGGTCATGACAGGGATTCCACGAGCCTTGACCGCATCGTAGCCAGCGGAGATCTTTGCGGCAACGTCGCTTGACGCACCAAGCCAATCGCCATTGATCTCGTTCCCAGACTCTAGCGCAATGACCTTCCCTTTGAAGGCATCGGCGTAGGCAGCCATCCGTGCTGCATACTGGGACGCCGAGAGCTTCTTGACCCCTTCCGAGTCCACCGGTTGACCAACAACGTCGGCCACGGCGGAAATTTGAACTACCGCATCCATGTAATCCGAAGGATTCATTCCCGGATCGAAGACAACTCGGACCATCGGCCGAACCGAAAAAGATCTCAATGCCGCAACAACGCCGGCCAGATTCGTCGTATTGTCAACCGTGACGCCGTACCGTAATCCCGCCACCGGATTCGGCAGGGGACTGACGGAGACCTGAGGCTCGGGGGTCGGAAGTGGATCCGGTTTGTTCTGCGGACAGCCGGAAAAAACCAAGAGCGTGGCAATAAGTAGAAGTGTTTTCATGTCCCCGACTCTATGTCACTCGATCACGATCTTCCACTTGTTCTTGCGGAGGGTCTCGTAAAGGGCCTCCTCAAGCTTCAAGACCATGCTCTCCGGAAGTTTAATCTTGTACTCATGCGCCATGGCATGGAGCACCTCGTGAATCACTGTGCTCTCGGTGTTCTCGATGCCCTCGTCGAGCGAAACCTCGATCCTGGGGATGTCGTAGTAAGTGCAGCCGTACTCATCGGGCATTGTGGTCAGATAGGTGATGGGATAACTTTGCTCTTTCACCAGAACAGCGCTCGGGAGCTTCTTGAAGACCATAGCGTTTGCGTCCTCTCTCTGGAAAAGAATCAGGACAATGAGCCAAAGCATCTTCACCAAATGAGCTTGATCGCCTGTTCCGGTGTAGATGCTTCCATCTCAAATCCGTCGCAGAAGATGGGCATCTGATGAGTGATCTCCCCGGCCTGGTTTACGATGAACAGGGCCTGCTTTGGGCGCTCGAACATGAAGTTCGAAATGAAGGCGTACTCGTCATACCCCTTCATTGATCCGTTGATGATCAGCGACTCCGTCATAATGAGCTGGTGAAAGTGACCAACCATCATCAGATCGAATGGCCGTCGGACCGAGGCGTTTCGCTTCTGCTTTCGACTCATCCCGAGCATGAGCGGGCTGAAGATCCCGGAGATTCCATTCCCACCCCTGAACTGGTCGCCATGGGTCAAGAGGATAGTCTTCGAGTAGATTTGGAACTGGGCGTCGGCCCCGTCAGGAATCATGAACGCGACATTCTGATTGTCTCGGTAATGCCTGGCCAGAAACTGGTAGAGAACCCACTCGTAGTTGTCGTAGACCTTATTTTTGGCCCGAGGCTTCTTGTGATGCCGACCGTGATTTCCGACGACCGCCGGAATGAAGACCTTTTTGAATCTCGACAGAAGACGATCAATCACACCGATGAAGTGCCCGATCCAGAAGACAATCGACCGATTGATCGAGTCTTCATTCGTCTCGGCAAGTTCCTCGTGGATGTTTCCTGAAAAGATGTCGCCGCCCAGAGCTAGAACAATCCCAGGGTATCTCGGATTCTTCACGTGCTCAGTGAGGAGTGTAATCGCGGTATTGACCGTGTGGTGCAATCTCTCAACAGCGATCTGACGATTGTACTTATTCAGGTTCTGGATCTGCTCAGCGCATACCACCTCGTCCAAGTGCAGGTCCGAGAGAAAAAGGACTGGAACGCCGCTGGTCTCTGCATCCAAAATTTTAGGCTTGAGCCATTCCACCTTTCGATTCAGGTGCGCCTGACTGACGCCGTGAACCGTGTCACGGAGGGTCTTTGACGATACAGCTTCATCCTCGATGTCAGAGATGTGTTTATTGAGTCGTTTGATCTCATCCTTGTGTTCACTCAACCTCACGCGGAGATCGGCGAGGCTCTTGACCTCGGGGTCGTCGTACTTAAGAGCGCCAGAGGCGGAGAGCGATGCCGCCCATCCGCCAAATACTTTCCTTAGCTCCCACTCTTTGAATTTTCCAGAGGTGAGGTACTCATGCTTTTCGGGGACTCTTTTCAACTTGTCTGCGAGATCTTTGATGTCCTTCTTGATCAGGTCGGCCTTCGACATCTGCTTAGACATGAACAAACCGTCGCACCCCTGTTATCAACCAAACACAACAGGTGCCCCTTTGATTCAATTGTTCGCGTGTAAGAAAGAACTGTCGAGAAAAAAATGCCCCGGAGGACTATCCCCCAGGGCACCCTACCTGTTGCAGATCCAAGCCGTTTGCGAGAGCTTGAACATAAATAGTTTATATATAAAAACTAAAACTGCAAGTCACTCTGGCTTGAAAGCCTCGGCCTGTATCTCTCCAGGAGAAAACACTGGCTGAATGCTGAGTCTGCGGACATTGATAAAACCACATTTTGTAAAGAGTCTGGTGAGCATGTCCATATCGAGTGCAAAATAGTGAAAATTTCCCGGGTAATTTTGACCGGCAAACAATTTAATATTCGCCCACTCTGAGTGCCCACAGTCTCCAAATATCCGGAACATATTAATCTCGTCGGTTGGGTGTTCGTCTGTTCTCCGGCCCGACAGGTAGGTTTTGCAGATGAATTCGAGATCCGGGGTACGGAGAAAGACCCGGCCACCCGGCTTAAGGACTCGCAACCAGTCGCGCACCACGCTATCGACCTTGAGCCAGGAAACGTGCTCAACGGAGTGATTTGAGAGGATCTCGGAGGCGCACCCATCTGGAAACGGCAAGGGCTCATCCCCCATCCGGCAAACAGCCGTGAGGCCGGGCATCCCGGGATCTACGTCCACATGGAGATATCCTGGCTGAGGATTGCCCCCACTTCCTACTTCGATCTTCACTGGTTTTGAAAAATCAACCTGGCGCAGCAGCATTATTTAACTCCATGATCTCTATCTCAATGGTGATCCGATCAATGAGACCGGTGTTCTCTCGAATCTCGAAGCTACCTTTTTTGATTTGCTTGTCGTTCTGTATGATCCCGACCTTGAACTTGTCCTTAGGCCCGGGAGCCTGGAGGACGTCTGTGATTCCTGTAATTGCGTTATCGAAATCGACTTTGGCCTCACCCTTGAACTCGAACAGGTAATCCACCCTGAGCGGCCCCTCCAATGGCTTACGGATGCCCAGCTTGTTTTTCTGGATATTCAGCAGAATCGCACAGGTCTGTTCGTAGTCCGTAAGATTGTCGGACTTTCCCAGGAACGGTCTGCCGGTCTTTTTGTTGGTGTAGATGGGCCGGGAGTTTTTCTTCGATCGGGCCAGGACCGGGATTGAGAAAACGAATTTCATGCTACCCTTTCTCTATGAAGTCCCTCGAAGAACGAATTCGGGATCGGATCTGCCAGGGATGCCACGCGGCGACTTACGAGCCACACCCTGAGCAGCCCCTGGACTATCTCAAATGCCCCACCTGCGGACACTGTCGGTTGAATAACCGAAACACAAGAGCTACCATCTGTCCAGGTGGACAGAAAGCAACTCATCGAGAACCTGGCGAAAGTGATCTATCTCGCGGCCGGCGAAAGCTATGACCCGTATGGAAACGTCACGAGAGCGATGAAGGACTGGTCTTTCCTGGATGAGGAAGACCGAGAGAAGTACCGCAAGTACGCCAAGGAGGTCGTGACGTACCTCGACTACGTGGGTGGGCTTAGAGTTTAGCCAGCAGGACCTGGGCCCCACTCTGGATCGCGGCCTGGACCTTCTTGTCGTCGGCGAAGAACCCGTCAATCCGGTCCGCCATGGCGCACAGCCCGATCATGACCTCGTAGAAGAACTTGGCCGCCTCATCGCTGAATGGCATCTCCTTGAGGTTCTCTTTGGTTCTTTCGTAGAGCCTGATCCGGTCATCGCCCTCACCGTGGTACGTGGCGTCGCCATGGAGAAGTTCCGTGCCGGTGAAACTGTTGAGCTTGGCGTGCCAGGAGGTATCGGATCCATGATGGTTCTCCAGGCCGGAAGTGTAAGACCACGCGGTAACGCTTCCGCTCTTCCTGATGAAGGTAACCTTAAGAACAGCCCTGGCGACGAAGCCCACGCTGTAGTGGGTGGACTGCTTCATGAGGCCGTTCAGCTTACCGTGCCACTCCCCGCTATTCTCTCCCCTCAATGAATTAGTTTTCTTGGCGTAGACCCCGCTCGGGAGAAGCGTCCCATCCTTTTCTTTCCAATAGGCCACGTCGATGTTCGTGCCGTAGAGGATCACGACCTCTTTCTTGACCTCGCAGGCCACGTAGTCAGTGGCGACGGCTTCGGAGAACTTACTCAGCTGATCGAGTCGCTTTGAGACGATCCTAGCTCTTCCCCGGTAGCGGTCGATCCCAATGTTGTCCCATTTTGAGTCAGCCTTCTTGAGACTCCGGACGGTGTCTTCGAGTTCCTCGGGGATATTCGCGCTGAATGTGCCCGAGGAGTCCACGTTGACGTCCACCTTGTGGAAGACCTTGGATCCAGGGGACTCGGCACTGAAGTAAATGCTGAACACTTTCGGCACAGATATCCCTCGTTACTTACGGCTGCCAGGTTTCTGGCCCCCGTAGCCCTTGGACCGCCTCTTCCGTGGCTTGGGTGCGGCATTTTTCCGCTCCTGATCAATGCCGTTCTGCCACGCCTGAACGACGACATCTCTGACCGCGCTCCTGAGGCCACCCCGAAGCAGCCCCAGGTGGATGTGCATCTCGGCGCTTTCGGCGAGTTCGTTAATATCCATTTCATTCCACATCTTTGACATACAGATTCGTCTCCTTTCACGTTAACAAGGGGCGTTGTGCCTTGGCGATGGTAGTTCGTGCGGTTACTAGGGCGTGGTTGTTTTCTCCACCAAGGCTATTGATGCGTTGGTACTCCTCAACGTAAGCAACCAATCCTTTCAACGCTGCCAGCATCTCCGGCGCGGCGGCGATCAACCGGGCGTTGGACGAAGCCGCTCCAGTGAACCGATGAACCGTGGCCACCTTGAAATTGCCGTTTATATCGGAGTCCGGGCAATCAACCCGGATGCTGTACTCGTTCGGCTTTCCCTTTCCGCCGCCGAGCATAGACGCCTTCCACGGGCCAGGGGTAAACGATTTCAGGGACCGATCATCTTGACTCATTTATTGATCTCCTTTTCGGACTCGCCTTGTGCTGCCTGAATTCCATCTTTCGCCCATATGCGAATCCAAGCCAAAAGCTCTTTAGAGTCTCTCTTTTTCCGACCATCTGCCTCAGCGACGATACGCTCAAGAATGTCGAGCATTTTTGGCGATGCCGCGACTAATTGAGCATCTGCGAGCTTCTTTGGGTACTTTTCATCGCTCAATATTTCGCGTTTATATTTTCCGGCGATGGTCGATCCGCACGCTTCATCCCCTTCAACGAAGCAATCGCCGTTAAGCTCACGAACCACCCACGGGGCATTAGTATGTTTTCTATTCACGAGTCGTCTCCCCCTCGGACAATGCGACCTTCTCAAGCTCTTCCGCCAAATCGGTAATGAAGGGAGCCGAGCACTCCAACCTGTGTCCGCCCAGGCGCTCCTTCACTGAACAGGCGCACCCGCTATTGAGATGGTCGATACACTCCTTGAGGATGCCGACCAGGCTTTCGAGTTTTTCAACGCGCTTCTCAAGCGTTTCTGGTTTTCTTTTCTTAGCCACGAGTCGTCGCCTCTCCAGTCAATGCTTTTCCCATGGCTTTTTTGATCTGAGAGCATCGCTTAGAGGCTTCCTCTGCCCGCTCTCTGAAGTCCGCAAGCATGTCCTCAAGAGCCCTCTTTGCGGTTGTCCCATGACCACGGCAGTCGCTGTTGTAGGCCGCCGTATAGTCATCTCTTGTTGAACTCGGGAGGTAAACCTGGATCTGACCCAAGACCGCACTTCCGTGCCAGCCGAAGTTCTCCCACACGCGGGGTTCGAACCCATTGCCCAGCTGTTTACAGAGCTTCTCCGCCCGGGTCTTCGCCCGCTGGTAGTCCTTCCACTTGCACCCCCACCCGCAGGCCGGGGCACAGTAAATATTGCCAGACCGCTCCGGTTTCCATGACAGTTTTTCGTCTTTCATCCAGCCCCCAGGCTCTTTCTGGTTTCTTTATCTTCTCGGACGGCAGCTCTCTGTAGGCTTTCCGCCTCTTTCTCCGCGTCAACGGCAGCCTGAAGATCTTGGTCAAAGATGTCTTCGTCACCGGTCAAGAGGTAACGCCACTCAGCTCGGAGTCTGAGATTTGCCCTCTCCATTGCGAGCCGGTAGAGCAGGATGAGTTGTTCCGGAGTCAAAAACTGGGAACCACTTTCTACCCGGCTGACGCCGGCCTGGTGAAGATCCAAAATCTTCCCCCATTCGGTTTGGCTGACCCCCAGGTCTTTTCTCAGACGTTTAACCAAAGGACCGATATCGTCTTGCACGGAATACTTTTTACTCTTCTTTTTCTTCGCCATCAAGCCTCCCAGGGTTGAACATTATCCGGTGGCTGCACCGGTTCAATTTCTAGTCGATCTAAAACTCGCCTCCAGCGAAAACGCCCGCTCTCGCACGCATCCTCCAGGGCTCGCTCCATAGACAGCCGGATCTCCTCCGGCACATGGACCGATGCCTCACACAAGAGGCCCAAGACTCTCAGGTAACGCATTTTTAGATCTGTTTCTGGGTCTGGTTTACTCTGCGGTGCGCTCATAAGAGATCTCCTGTTCTTCTTCGACGAAGTCGTGCTTCACCGTCTTTTGCTCTGAGGCATGGACTTTTGCCAACTCGCGAAAGGCTTTCATTTCACTGGTCGGGTTCAGGGCTGGCATGTACTTCGGCAAGCTCTGGTTGAACCGCTCGACGGTCTCGCTCCACTCGCTAGGCTCGCCTTCATGAACCCAGCGAGTAGCCGCGATTACCTGTCCAGTGGTCGCATCGGTCAGGGAAATCGTCTGACTGCACCGAAGGTAAACGCTGAAAACCCCGGCCTGGCGGTCGCATCGCTCATGGGCGGTGATAACCCCTCCCACGCCGTAAAGTTTTTTGAAAAGGGCATATTTCTCCGTGTCGTCAAACCGATCCGTCTTACCCCGGTGGAGCCTGTCCTGCTCCTTGAGAGCGGCCCGGTAGCCGGCCGAACGGTCCACAACGAACCACTTCCCGCTCTCGACCAGCAGGGCCTGGATTGCGTTGTAATCGTCACCCTGGATCGAGTCTGGGTCCAGCATCACGCGCATCACGGGGGCGCTGTCGCGGGTCAACGCGAGCTTGCCGCTGGAACATCCGGTCAGGAGAAAGAGGACCGCCAGAATTAAAGATTCAGTTTTCATAGAATCAGCTTCTCATACCTGTAATCAAACGTAAACTGTGTCCCAGTAGACCTGCCAGAATCTTGTTGATTTCATTGGCATCACTTCTGTTTTCTAGAAATGTGCTTGATCGCCCGTGTCAAGCGGTCGTGGACCTTCTTCGCTCGACCGAGCGGAACCCTCACCCAGTTCCCGGACTTGGTACCCTGGAACCAGATCTTGCCCTCGGACACTTCAACTCGCGGGAAAACAGGACGGGACATCTCTCTAGGCTTTCTCATTTTTGTCTCCTTGTTTTATTCACAGTTCTTCTCCTCTTTCGACATGAATCCCCATGTCGTCAAGACAGTGGGTAAGCATCTGCCTGATCAATTCTTGTTTGGTGAGTCCCGACTTCTTAACCGCTTCATCCAGGGCATGGGCGATGGATTCAGACAGGTTGAGCGAAACCACTTCCCTCCGTTTGGGCTTGGGTTTCGTCGGGACAAAAGTCACCGATTCCCGCCCCGGTAAAACAGGGAGTGAAGAACTTCGACCAGTTCGAAGGCGAAAACTCTTTCCACTCTGCACTTTTCAAGCTCCTTTCTGACGGGCTTTCCGGTCCTGAGTTCGATCACCCCTGGATCCTCTGGGGTCGCGAAGGTCACGATCACTGTGTAGAGATCCGAGGCTTCCAGGACGATCTCAAGCTCGGTGATCTTCGAGCTGAACGCAGTCGGTTCCGAACGGTACCGGATTCCGCCATAGGCCCCGTGGGGTTCGAAGGCTACCGCCGACTCCATGTCCACTCCAGACTCCAGGAAGAAGGCGTTGTCCCCGTCGAAGATCTGCTCGGTGATCCGCTGGGCGTAGCGCTCGAAGTCCTTCACTTGCGCACCTTCTTGAGAGGTGTGGCGCTGCCGATAACGCGAAGCATACCGTTGAGGCGCTTCAGCTCGTTCCGATAGCTCTGGTCTGTCGCGCCGAAGCTATGAATGTTTTCGATGCGGTTCTCTACCTGTTGGCGAATGTTATTGAGCATGCGCCTGCTCGTCACGAGTTTGACCTTCATCCGAAAAGCTTCTTTCTCTGACCACGAGTAAGATAGCGCTTGTTCTCTCTCGTGAAATGGAAGGCACGGAATGTTGCTGCGCCTGCCTTTCTGCAAAACTCTATCTTCATGGCGGAAAGCTCTTCGAACGCCTGATCCCTCGTTGCGAGTTGCCTCCGTCCACGTGTTGGCATTTCTTGAATCTGACTCATTATTTCTGACAGCTCGCGAGACATTCTCTCCATGTCAATTCCTTGGGCCTTCATGCACTCAAAGAAGTACCCTCTGGCTCGAATTCCCCTCTCCAACCATTTCTCTCGCTTACTCATGACCGCCTCTTCCAGAGAGTAAACTTGGCATGAACGGTCCCGCACTCGTCGATCTTGGGATCTTCGCCGGCAAAGACACCCAGGATCTGACTGCTCCTGCACCGACAGAACTTGAGCGCTTGCGCCACCGTGTGCCCTCTGCCCCAGACGTTTGGGCCGATGACCAGAAACATCTTCGCTCCTGGCGGGAGCTTCAGTTTCAACAGCTCGGATTTCCTCATTGGTACACCACATGGATCGGAGCGAGCGCCGTGAAGTCGTAGGGCTGCGTCGTGGAAACTAGGACGCCAAGAGAAGTGGCGCTTGTCCCAAGGGGCCCGGAACCGAAGTTAGATAGGACCGACCCGCTACAATAGCTCTGACTGATGACGCCCCCGCCAGCCAGGGCAGAAGCAACCATGAAGTACCCGTTGCCATCGAAAACGATGCTTTTACCGGCCTCCCCGACCCAGTTAAATGAATAGCCAGTCCCAGTGCAATTCATGCCAGAATAATACACATAGGAGACGACATAGGTCCCAGTCTTCAGATTGACCTTTGCGTAGACGTCTGCGGACGGGATGTAAACATCCGCTCTCCCTTGATCTTCAAATCCAACCACGTAAGCCGCGATCGATCCGTCGGCCGCCGTGATAACCGCCGTTTTAAACGTGGCCTGTGGAGCCTGGACCGGAGCCGTTGCCTGCGGGGCCGTGGTCTCGACCGAGACACTGTCTGGAGCCGGCTGGCCGTTGCATCCTGAGAAAACGAGACAAAGAACGAGTAAAAGCTTCTTCATATGTACTCCTTATTTTTTCTTAAGCGTTCTGGCCTTAGCGGGAACTCTCAACTCGACTCCGCAGCAATCGCACTTCAATATCTCGGGCAGCGGATCCGAGAGTGGAAACATGTGTGACCCAGACGCGGCCGAAATATGCTCTCCGCACTCGGGGCAGGTGAATTCGATAACGGCGATATGCATGACAGCGGCCTTCATTTGGGCTCCGTATCGATGATTTCCTGGATCTCTTCAAGGGTGAGCTTGTCCCAGATCAACTCCAGTCGGTTCGAGTAGCTATCCGGTTCCGGGCCTTCCCGATGGTTCGGGTTGGCAGCGAGAGCGGCATTGTGGGCTTTGCTCGTGAGCACCCAGAGCCGCCGACAAAGGGCAGCGCTGACCTCCCAGCACTCGGCAATCACGTCGGCGCGGACGTAGAGTAGACCCTGCGGGCAGCGACCGGTCTTCATGCGGCCTCCTGAACCCAAGGACCATAGCGTCTGTAGACGTCCATCATGTTGCGGCACTGGACTTTGGTGAATTTCGAAACCTTGCGAGCGCGGTGGGTCTTGTAGTACTCGGCGATCGGCATGCGGTAGCCGAACCAGTGGTCGAGCACGATCCCGCCGTACTCCAGCCAGGAGTGGTGCTCGGGGCCGTTCTCGGTGGTGATCCAGCCCTGGCAGACGAGCCAGGCCGGGTTACGAAGCTGGAAGTGAACCGGATCGCGGTAGCGTGGGTTCGCGACGAATCCGCCCGGGACGAAGCGCTTAGCCTTCGGGAAGAGGGCTCGGAACTGCTTGACGGTCATGATTCGTTTTGTAGCCATACCTAAACACTACAGTATCTACTACAAAACGTACAGAGAAATAACGCTGCGGGCAATGCTAATAATTACGATGTATTACAGCTTATCTTCCAGGCCCGGAACGGCAGAAAGTCGGCTCATAATGCCCAAATCAGCAGCCCAAGTCTTCACAAAAGCCCAGTCCACAGGCTTCTCCGCCAGCTCGGAAATGTGCGAAATGTCCTTCGGGCGTCCCGAGGCAAGCTTGGTCAGGATGAAACCCTCGATCGAGGGTAGCAAGATCTTGCGCCCCAGAATCTGGGTTGGCTTCGCAAATTCGAAAAGAGCCTCGGCGAACTCACGATCCAGGTATTCGATCACATCCAGCTCGCGGCCGTTGAGCCCGTACTTGTGCAGAAGCCTCTTGGGCTTCGAGTAGTCGATCACCTGCTTGAATTCAAAGCCCGCTGCCCGAAGTTTTTTGTCGATCTTGACGATGTCCTGGGTGTGAACGAAGACATCGAAGTCCTCGGTCGCTGAAGCCTGGCCCTGAAGGATTGACTTCGCAAATCCACCCCCGAGCAAGAATCCACCACCCATCACCTCGATGCACCTCTTCACGAAGTCAAGAAGAGACATCCTCGCAGGAGCGCCGGTCATCTCGGCCAGGACCGATTCGATCTCCGAAATCTCGCTGACGACATCGCGCTTGAGCAGGGCTCTAACGTCCCGCTCAAGAAGATCCACTCGCTCGTGGATTGTTGTTTTGCCGCGCCTGGGGCGACCGCCGATCTGGCCGTTGCGCCGCGCCGCTGCGGCCTTGGCTTCCGATTTAACTTTTCCAAGACGAACAGCTGCGGAGTTTTTGCGGTACATGGAGGCACTATAACCCAACGGTGGCCGTTCAGGAAGCCCCGAGCTTACTTCCTTGAAACGACGGGAGAAGGTGATGATGGGGGCCCTTTTCTTCGGCATCAAAGGCGTCATTGTACTGCTTCACGAGCGAATGAAAAGAAACCCCGAACTTCTTCTGGAAATAAATATTACCCAAAAGATGGACTCCCCCATTGCCTACATGATGATTGTGGCAAAGAGGAATGCAGGTACGATCGGATCCTCCGGCACCACGAGATTTTACATGGTGTGCATGGACTGGCCACGGAGTTCCGCATCCTGAGATGGCGCAATCCCAGGCATGAATCCAAAAAACGAAATACCCGTCGATCTCTCGGGTTGGCTTTCTCGCGCTTTTTTTTGGCTTTGGAAATTTAAAGTCTTCAGTCATGTGACCTCAGTTGACCATGTGCTTGGGAGCAACTATCCAGTCGAACAGCGAATGATCATTTGGATCAAACGACATCACTGCACACGAAACGCCGTTCTTGTAATCCTCTTCGTCATCATGAGTCAGAGGATAAACGGAGTAGAAGTCATCCATCTCAAGGATAGATTCGCAAATCTCACGAATCATCACAATGTTCTCTTGCTCTTGGCTCCCCAGGGGCAAGAGCAGAACGAAATCCCAGCAAGTGCGAAAGCAAGAGGAAGGGGAAACAACGATCTTGTAGCCAACGGCCCCTTCCACGCTTTTTCTCTTTTCTATTGAGTCACCGCTAAGAATTCCCACAGTGACAGTGTAACGACAGGATCAGGCAGCGTCCACGCCGTTTTCGAAAGCCCAGTTCAAGATTCTACGAATTGTTTGGGACCGATTCTTGAATCCTTTCTTGGTTTTGAGCGTGTCGATTTTTGAAAGCAGCTCGTTTTCGATCCGCGTGTAGATGAAATCGTCTTTCGTAGATTCACCCTTCAGCGGTGTTTTTTCCTTGTCCATCAGACCTCCAGGTTTTTCCTGCTTTGAGCAGGGTTTAGGTTACCGGCCACGAGACCGGAGTTTTGCATCCTCATGTGCGTGAGAAATTTTTGGTATTCGAGAACCACCTTGGACTCCGCATCCGTTTCGATGCGTTGGGGAGAATAGTCATCCGGGACCACGTAGCTCTCGGAGCTTCCGGAGAAGTACGGATCCGGGTGGAACTGGTATGAGATCTGCTGCTGCCCGTTCGGAATCTCAAAAACACGAACGACGTGTCTGAGTTTCATCCTGACACTTCCCTCTTCGAGGCACTCCCCCAAGATGAACATGTTGGTGCCTTTGGCCATTCCGATGAAAAGTCTCATGCCTGCTCCTTGTAATGGTTGATGGTTTTTTTAAGGTCAGAGAAGAATTCGTTCTTGTCGTAAGACGGAAGGAGCCAGCGCTCTGTATCCTCAGTGCGATCAAGAGCGGAGCTGCGTGATGGCTCCGGCCGAGTGACAACAAGCCCGGGGTTGGCACCCACCATTCCATAAACCGCGTGCGCCAGGAGTCCATCTTGAATGGGGTCCGTTCCGGTCAGGTGGACGAGCGTGCCAGGAGGGACGAACGGAGCCACGCAAAGGACATTAAGGAAGTCGCAGACGTGATCGATGTAGACCCACTGTCTGCTTGCGACTCCGCGCAGATTGACGCCCACACCGCGCTTTGCGCATTCGATCAAACGTGGCAGGTAGCCGTTAGTCTGCCCAGGGCCGAAAATGTTGACACTTCTCACGGTAATGACTGGAAGATCGAGCGACGTCACATAAACCGAAGCGAGGAGTTCCTGGGCAGCTTTGGTCGCGCCGAAAAGTGTCGCTGGACTGTGGGAGCGGGATTCGCTTCGGTCAATTCCATCTGACCTGACCTCGGCCGAAGACAGAATGATGATCCGCTGAACACTCTTGATACCGCGCAAGGTATCAAACAACTCAGTCGTACCGAGTACGTTGTCCTGGCAAATATCCCTTGGGAATGGGGAGTAGCTGCCCGCGAGATGGACTACAGCCTCAACCCCGTCAGCGTGGCTGTTCAGACTGCTGGCCAGATCTTCGAACTCGCCAAGACGGTAGCAAATATCCGCGCCGGGAGTGCAATCGAGCGTGATGACCTCAACATGTCGCTCTCGGAGAAAGCGAACGAGATTTTTTCCAACAAACCCTTCAGATCCAGTGATCAAAACTTTCATGCAACCCCTTACGATTTGTGAGGTGATTACATCACAAAAAGTAAATCAGTCGCAAGTCTTGTCTTACGAAAAGTCTCGTAAATCGTCTCGTAAGTCTCTTTACGAAACGTTTAGATGCCGAAGACGTAACACTTAGTCGAAGACCCCGTGGTCAGCGAGAACACCTTTACGCCGCGCTTGTTGGCCCTGCGGAAGACGACTTTGTCGCCAGGAAGGACAATGCCAGACGTCCTGCGTGCGGGTTGCGGTGGGCTTGTGGCGTTCAGGTAGAACTCGGGGAACTGGAAGGCCAGGGGGTTACTCCCGGTGTTCTGGATCACCAGCTCCGAGAGACCGACACCGAAGCTAAGGATGTTGTCCTCAGGGCTGTCAGTAGTGGTTAGCTCAGCCGAGCAGAAACTGTAAGTGCCGAACGAGGTCTGGGTCTGGGCCCCACCCTGTCCGTCGAATACATAAGGCCCAGAGGCCACGAGATTGGTTGCCATGCTTTCTCCTTACGGGGGCCAGAAACCTGGCGGCCGTAGCTTATCCGTTCAAGACCTTCTTCTGGGCAGACTCCGAAACCTGCTTGGAGGAGTGGATGGCCTTGCGGAGTGCGTCAGAAGTCACGTCATTGACCGACTTCCCTTCACGCTTGGCGATCTCGTACAGCTCCTCGTAGGTCTGCTGATCCACTCCCATAACGTACAACTGATCTTTCTTTTCCATTTACTGTTTTCTCCCTTGAACAAATTTTTTACCGGTCGAGTTCAGATATCCGGATCCCCAGTAACCATCGAGATCCGAACGATTTGCATATCCCCAGCTTTTCCCGACCTGGATGATCTCGGCAAATGCGAGACTCACAACGGCGATCCTGGGCCGGCCATTCCGAAAGAACGCCTCGTAGTGAACGTTGCACTCAGTCATTACTACCGGGATGATATCGAGGTGAAATCCACCCGTAAAGGACGTCAGGCCACTGTTCTCAAGCCAAAGAAGGAGCTTTGGCGGGGCCTGAACGCGACCCGCCTGATAGAGAGGGTAGGTCTTCGCCCTGAGCCAGGCTATGGCTGCGGCGACATCCATGCCCTTCTGCCCGTTCGGGCTAATGGCTGAGGCCGCTCCGATCACCGGATTTTTTGCAATACTACTGACTGAATCAGCCGCTTTCTGAAAACTGTCCAATCCGGATTGCCCGCCAGAGAGCGTATTGCCGTTGAAGTCCGACGTGAAGATCGCTTCAAACGAAATTGTCCGACCGCTTCCGTGAACCCATTGATACAGAGGGTGACTGGACCCGATGACGTTCTTCTCTTGGTAGGCTGTGGATCGGCTGTCCTGGATCGAGTCAGGATAATGCTGAAAGGCCCGAAACGCATTCGGCTTCTGTTTATCGTTCTGATCCAGCTCAGCGAGGTACGCCCCAGCATGAAGTCGGTCAGAAGTGCTAATGGATGCGATCGAGCTTGCGATACTCATCGAGGTTTCTTTCCTACATCCGGATTATCTTTCCGGATGTCCTCAATTTTACCATGGGCTTGATTCCACTGGTCAGAAACATTTTGATTATCCTGCTTGCCGCTCTGCTGATCCTGGTTGGTCTTCTCCTCAGAGGCTTGCTTAGCGAGCTGATCGGCCCTGCTTCTTACCCACCAATAAAATGCGGCTGCGGCCACAACGAATGCGGCCATAAGGATATAACCAGGAACCCCTAAAGCCGTTAAAGATGAAAGTGAGGTCAGGATCGTACTGAGCTGAGCCAGTGTCTTGTCCGGATCAATCATCATTGAAGAACCCTCCATTCCTTCGTGTCCCAGATGCTGATGACGGACCGGCCCTTCACCGTAAGCATCCGGACCACGTGGTGAGCGGTGGGATCAAACTTAAATTTCCCGTGGTCGTTCATTTTCAGCTTTTGATCGAGCGCAATCACGGAGACGGAAGGGTCTCCAGTTACCAGGACATCTCCGTTCTGGATCTGAACCATCGGGGCGGACAGAGGGATGAATTTTGGATCGTAATTCGACACCAAGATGTTCACAAGGAGGTCCTGGTAATCGGGGCTGATCACCACACCCTCCAGTACGCAATGCCCCTGCTGCTTGACGAGCTGGTTCAGTTCTACGGTCAACTTACCATCAGAGAGGGGTAGCGACTTATCGAACGAAGTCCCGCACCCAGAGAAGACGGCGCGGACAGGGCCGGACCCGCCGACGTCGAGCGTGACGGGACTGGAGAAGTCTCCAGAGACCTTCTTCTCAAGGCCAACCCAGGACTCCCCGTGTTTGAGTACGCGAATGGCGAGGTACGCCCGGAAGGAGAACACCTGGATCGCCTGGCTGCCCTGATGAGGGTATTCGGGACTAACTGTCGCGGTGATCAGGCAGTTGTGTGACGCCGGTCCAGAGATGGGGATCACAACAGCCTCGCTGCCGGAGTAGCGCTGGGGGCTTACAGTGATGCCACAATCACGCGATTCCATCGAGATAGTTCCAGCGTAAAAGGTCTGGATCTCAGCGCCGAGTTTGGACAGATCTTGCCCCTCCTCGATCGAAATCATCGCAAGGCCATTAAAGATTTTCCCGCCTACATGGATCTCGGCAGAATCGTAACCCGCATCGATAGCAGGCATCGAAGGATCCGGACGAAGATGCCCACATCCAGAGACCAGCGTACTGATAAAAAGAAGGGACAGGACACGGAGGCCCTGTCCCCAGAGAGTTTTCATTCCCTCGCTCCTCAAGGCTTTTGCGGAACCTTGATCAAGCTGAGCCGATCGAGAATCGGCAGGACATACTTATTCAGTACGCCTTCAGCCTCGTCGTCATAAGCCTGAAGCTTGGCCGCGAGAGCGACCATTCCGAGCGCTTGCACAACCTTGATTACGGAGTGCCAAACGCCGATCAACGCGGTGACCACAGCCGACACGATGAGTGCGATGGCTGCGATCTTGGCGAGGACAGGGCCGGCGACCGGGATGGTAGCAACCATCGCGAGAAGAGAATTCAAAAGATCCAACGGATTCAAGTTCATAATAACCTCATGGTTTAAGTACAGAGATTACAAAAGTAACACGTGCGCCTCAAACGTCAAACACGCTGCACGATTTGTAATGGGCTAATGCTTGTGAATGCCTAGGCTGCCTTCGATGCGAGACAGTCTCTCGTCGATTGACACAAGAGTCTTGTCTGAATCCTGAGAGGAAGAATCTCTTTTCTCGATTCTAGTTTCCGCAGCTTGGAGGCGGGTCTCTATTTTGGCGGACCAGATCCCAACGGCCATAGCCAGAATGAGTCCGGAACCGCTCGCGGAGAGAAGAATAAATGCCCACCGAATTGGGATGGTAGCGTGATTGAGCTGAACTGACGGATGACGCTTCTCCATGCTCATTCCTACGGGAAGAGGTCGTCAATGACATTGAGAGATTCAAGGAACTGAACGATTGACGTCACCGAGGCAATAACTATTTTCAGTTCGAAAGAAAGTCCTTCTCCCGTCTTGAGACTCGCCGTATCAGCAGTGCTTAGCCACACCTTGAGCTTTCCAGTATTGGCATTCAGGATTGTGACCGCGCCGCCTGTCAGAGTTTTCGTAAGAACGGCACCGTCACTCTTTGGGAAAGAGATAGAGATCTCACTAGATCCGGTGAGCGGAAAAGGCTCTCCAACTTCTGAAGAATTGTCTGGTTCGGAATATGCGACCCTAACAATAAAGCTTCTGTCAGAACCACGAATGATGTTCAGCGCAGCCATTAGCAGCCCACCTCTCCAGCGATGAGGTCGTCCTCAATCTTTCCAGTCAGATTAGATTCTATCTCAACAATACCAACAAGGCTTTCATCTTTTTCGATCAGACCCAAAACAGCGCCGGTCACATTTACGACCCCAGATGCGGCCTGCTGATTCTCAAAACGAACTGTAAATGCGTCTTGAATCCCTTCGTTTGGAGAGATGATCTTCCCGATGTAATCTCCGGCAGGATCCGAAATCTGCGTTACGAGATCGAAATAATAAAGCCCACCCATTCCCGCCTGAGTCATGGGAACAAGATTAAAGGTGCCGTGGATGCCGCCATCCGGTCTGATAACCCGCGCTTGGATTCCGGTAACGCCAAGAGAAAAATTCTTTGCCGCGTAGACTTGACGTTTTGTATCCCCCAAATATGCCACGCGGAGTTCGACCTTTCAGACTTAGATTGCCTTTCCGCCCGTGTAAATGCGAGCAGAAATCGCAGTCAGGGAGTCGGTTAGGGTAGCAAAGCCAGAGCCCTCAATCGCATCCAGCATGCTCTTCAGAGCTGCAAGACCAATGGTTCCATCTCCGATCTTGTCCGTTTGAGTCTTAATTAAGCCTTGGAGCGTGTTTGCCGCAGCAAGGCCATATGTCCCATCGTTCACCTTAGCTTGAATGTCTTGGACGCGAGTATTGGTGTCGTTAACAGTAGTCTGGGTGGAGAGAAGGGTCGATTGCAGCGCGAATCCATCGGATGTGACGTCAGTGATAACCTCGGTGGTGGATTTCCGAGCCGTAGCGGCTCCGCCGACGGCGTAAGAAAACGTAAAGATCAGCTCTTCGATGGTCGCACTTGATGTCAAGGTCAGGTCAATATGGTACTGACCAAGTGAATTTCGAACCATCGGAGCGGATCCAGCAGAATATCCGGTCAAGTACGTGCCACGATCTGCGCCAGCAGAATTAGCCAGAGTGACTACGATGCTATTTGAGTCCGGATCGATGAGAGAGTTACTCGAATTGTAGATCGTGACCGGAATTTGATAAACATTGGATCCAGAACCAGGACGGGTGATTTCAGCCGGAACAGGGACCGCAAATCCGGCGTTATTCTGGATCGCCTGAACGGCAGCCAAGATGTTGGCTAGCGAGCTAACTCCAGATTCCAGGTCGGTCTTGATCGCAGCCGTATCCGACTTCACTGCGGCGATATCGAGGGAATTGTCGTCCGCGTTGGCGACAGTTACCTCTTCCCTAAAAGGGGCCGACGCTGGCTTCGTTGCGCTATCGATCAAACCAGAAATGGTATTTGTCTGACCAGTCGCAACTCCCCACGCGGTGAGTGTCGCAGCAGAAATCAGTAATTCGTACAAGCCGGGCGCGTTCGTTGCGCTGACCTCAGTCAGCGTGATCGCGGATCCACCGACGGCTTTAGCGACGCCGTTCAGGTAGACTTGCGCCTTAACGTCCGTCAGTCCGGTCGTGTTGTTTTTTGCTTGGTATTCGAATCTCAAGTTTTTTTGAACTGCCATATTATCCTCTATTTATTATCTATTTATTATCTATACAGCCCTGGAACTCAATAAATCCATGCCCGCATGAAAACTAGCACTCCCAGACGAGTAGGTCTGATCCAGATTATTCCATATTCCTGGGTCCGTGTAAAACGCTGTGCTGGCAATATAAGACCTCCCATCAGAAGGTGTAAATGATGCCCAGTACGTCCCGTTAACGATATGAACCATCGCTGTGGTAGAAACAAGGGACGGAGTCCCAGTCGTCACGTCGTATATTTTAAGTGCCGGCGTTGCCCCTAAATTTCCGTCCGGGGCGGTAATTTCGAACGGGAGAGAAACCCCCGGTGTAACAACTTGCATCCCTCACCCCGTCCAGAACCAGTGGCCGATGAGCACGCCCAGGGCGAATGGGATCATCGGATGCCCATAACCCACCGACCGGATCACCTCAGAGATCGTGCTTCCAGGCTTGCCCTTCCATACGGCGAAAATGTCGTAGGCGATCAGGAGCGCCACGACGATGAGCACAAGTACCGTGGTAACAGGTAACAAGTTCATTTCAGGTCGCCCCACTTGCCGGTGATTCTGAGAGTGTCCTGACGCCCGTCGCCCGTTTGGGCACCGAACACGACATAGAGGCCACTTGCAATCGCATCATTGCCGACGGGGGGCTCAATCGTAGTGCCTTCGTACGCGGACAGCCAGATGCCTTTGTTTTCTGCGGGCATGTCAGGATCATCCCACGTACCTAAGATTGGGTAGGCCGGAAACATTCCACGGATGCCCACAGGGACAATCCCGTCCGTGTCTTGCACCGACAACCCGGTGATCGCGTCCGCCGGGTGAGTGCTATCAAACTTAATCAACGCGCTCACGACTCTCCGGCCATTGTAGCCGGGCAGCGATCTGTCCAGTCCGGTGAACACGCCCGGAATTTTAATGCTGTAGGATAGAGCCCCTTGGGCGTTGGTCTGCGCACTAAACTTGATGAATTTGTCCACGTTCCATCCCCTTATTTATATGTAACCGTCATCACAAGCGACGAGCTTCCATTGACCACAGTCAACCCGGTAGTGAAGTTAACTCCGCCGTAGTCCATGCAGGAGCCCACGAAACCTGCCGTGCTGGTGCCCGTGGTGAGGTCAACGATCTTATTCCCCGATCCAGCGGTATTATCGTAGAACGCTGCGCTCAACCCAGCCGCAGCCTTAGTCACGCAGATCCTATAAAGCAGTCCGGGGCCGCTTTTAATCGTTGTGGTCGCGGCAGAATTGATCAGAGCGTGCAGCGTATTATCCGCGTTGCTTGTAAGGATGAAAGACGGCGTCACCGACGCATTACTTGCAACCGTCGTCGTCCCTGAAGCGTATGTAGAGACACGGATGCGGACTTGGCTATAACCAAAAACCGGGACCACATAGAGCCCGTTTAAGGTGATGGCGCTTGTGCTTATACCGTCAGCCGTATAGGCCGTGACCGCCTTCCAGTTCAGGTCACCGTTTTGTGCTTCGACCGTGAGTTGGTTAGTCCCGATGCTCTGCACGTTGAAAGACACGGACGCTTTGCCGTTCGTGTTAGTAGTTAATGCCGCATTGAGCGCGGCAAGCGTCCCTAAGTAGCTCAGGTCTTGTCCGTAGTTTCCAGTCACCCCAGCGTCCCAGCTTGAAGTGGAAATCTGGAGGTTAGTCGCGTCCGAGTTGGACTTCACCACTTCAGCCGTGATTGGGAGCGCGGTGCTATAGGTGTGCGGGTTGACCGACGTATTGGGGTAGCGGATTGAGTGGAACGTGATCCACCGACCATCGGGTGAGAGGATTTCAAACTTGATCGGGGCAACGCCCAGCCAACCGTAGCGGATGCGGTAGATGTTTTTCTTCGTCTTGTCGAGCGCCTCAGCAACGCCCCCGCGCTGAAACATACTTGTGGCGGTTCCGGTCAGGGTATCGCCATTGAAAGAGGTCTGAGCGGTGAACGTATCCACGCCGTTCTGCCGCTGGGTGACGCCGAAAGTGGTTCCGACAAAGCCCACGAAAAAACCGTTGCTGGTATCGTAGATCCCGATGGTTTGAGCGCTATTGGCGTTCGTCGGAGTGGTGAACGCAGCGGTGAACAGGGCATAGAGTTCGTGGCCCGGAGTGTATGACAGGACTGAGTTACTTTGAAGCTTTGCCGATCCAGTGACGGCAGTAGACCCTGCGAGGGTGGCCGACGCGCTTGCTTGCGTGACGGTAGCGGTGCCTGTCACCGTTGAGGTTACGTCGTTATTCACAAGCGCCTGTGAGAAGTCGGCTTGGATTTGTGTGATCCGCTCAGTCCGCACGCCAGCGCCAAAGGTTTCCACATCCACCGGGCTTTCCTCGATGGGCCTCACTACCAGGGCTTGTTCAGTGCCGCTGGGTGCCGTGGTCAGTGACGCGAGTGGGTTGGCCGACCCATCATAGAGCAACGAACGCGCAACCAAGCCATAGTCACTCGATGCCGGTGCTGCGTTCTTCAGTACGAGAGCGCGTCCGTTCGTCCCGTCTGTCCCGCCAACCGTGACGCCATACTGGGAGGCAGTAGAGCCCGCTTTGAAATTAAATGGGCCGGGCAGCATGGTTTCTGCGGCGGTGGCGATAAGCTGAACCACGGCAGTCCCGCTGGAAATCGTGGTCGGGGTCACGCACACGGCCTCGACTCCTACCAGGGGGGAGAAGTTGACCGTCGTGTTGGCCGCAGTGGTCGAGAAAAATTGGTTGAGCGCGGGTGTATAGGTGGACTGGTTTGAGCACGTCGTGCCGTCATAGGACACGCCCCAGGTGAGCGACCCGGCCCATGTTCCGGTGACAACCCCGATTGCGCCTTTGCGTCCACTTAATGCGAGAAGACTAGGAGTTGCACTGCTCGCGCTGAAGCTCAAGATCGATGATGCATTGGTCTGGTAAACTGGAAGATCGGTCTGATCCGACGCGATCGTCACTGGCTGTGACCCTGACATCGTGTTTTTACCGAGTGCCGGTGTTTTAGTGTCAATCGAGCTGAGTGAGCTGTTGCCTGTGGTTTGGAGTGCAGAGGTCGCAGCTCCAGTTGGCAGCGAGATCGTTCCCGAGATGTTATTCAGGTTCCAGGTCCCCGACTGAACGGATGCCACTGAGTCAGTTCCGCTTGCAAGGCTCCAAGTACGTCCGAACGTCCAGGTTCCACCCTGGTTGGCCGTCACTGTTCCGGAGACGCTCCAAGGTCCGCCCGTCTGTCCGACGTATCCACTGATCGCCTGGACGGAAGGGAAATTAGTCACGGATACGGGGCCTGATACCGCTACCGCACCGCTGACGTTCTGCGTGGATGGAAAGTTGGATACAGAGACAGATCCGCTGATTGTGGACGCTCCAGTGATCGCAACGGTACCCGTGACCGCTACCGAGTCAGTAATGCTAGATAGTGTCCATGTCCGGCCCACCGAGTTCGTACCCGTGAGGCCGACGTATCCGCTCACTCCCTGGATCGTTGGGAATGTGACGCTCACCGGCCCAGAAACAGCGACCGCGCCTGACACGTTTTGAGTCGCGGGGAAGTTCGACACGGACAACGATCCGGCAACCGTGGTGGTGCCGGTGGGTGAAAGGTAGCCGGTGACGGCCCATGGAGCACCCGACTGACCCACATAGCCCTGCACGGTGACTGGTCCACTAATCGCAATCACTCTCGCAGGAACTGTGTCGGCACTGGCAAACGTGGATAGCAAGAATAAGAATAAAATCCATTTCATCATCAGTACCTGATCATCTTCGTGACGACGAGAGAGGGCTGCATGTTGAAGTGGGCAGATCCGGAGGCCCCACTCAAACCACCGTTCACCGAGCCAACGGTAAGAAGATGGTCATGACCGCCCTCTGCCAGGCCAGCGGGCATGTTGGCACTGGGTCCGGTTGGCACATCCCCGGTTGCAGTGACACGAAATCCATTATCGCCATGGCCATAACTCCCGTCAGATGTTGCGCCAGTAACCTTTCCGCTTACCGTATGAACATGTGACCCATCACTGGCCTGACTAATGCTGTGGCCGTGATCCCGCACTCCGGACTCGCCTGCGGTTAATGCATGCGTCTGTTCACCTACTGTTTTTCCACGGGTGAGAGGTGTGGTACCAGGAGAAGGTCCGAAGGTTGAGTCATTATTCGACCCGGGAGCCCCATCGCCAACGGTTGTGCGACCACGACAGTTCGGAACCTTAAAATCGGTGATCCCGGTTCCACCATAGGTGGTTCCTATCGTGTCCCAAAGCTTTTTGAACTTCGGTAAAGCGGTCGCATTGAGAGAGCCGGTGCCGGCTCCGCTTCCATCGCCCCCATCGCAAACGAGGAACGAATCAGGAATGGTTCCTCCGCCGTAATCTTTCATGGTGCCAGGAGGGCAGTCTGAACTGTAAACTTTAAACGCCATATCAAACCTCCTCGATCACTTCGAATCGATTTCCGATTCCGAATGGAGTGAACGTCCCTTGGACCCAGACTCGAAAGAATCCACCGTTTCCAGTCCCTGTCAGATTCCCCAGAATCTTCATGCTGGATACGTCGAAACCATCTGCATTCGCGGCAATGTTCCCGGTCAGTACGGCGTTTCTGCCCTTTCCGGTAACCTTCACGTCCTGCTTTGAAACCGTCAGGTTTCCGGTCACCGCTCCAAGGAAAAGAATGGATCCACCACCAGAGGGTAGTGCGTCGTGCGCGGCCTGGAGAGAGGAGTGGGTGGCTTGCCCGGCTGTCACCTGGGTTGCGGTTCCAACTACGAAGTCGTAACCACTCTTGATCACGTTCGCGGTCACAGTGGAGGTGAGAGATGCGACAGAGGCGTAGAGGGCGACGATGTCCTGCATGCTTTGCGCGGACATGAAGCCTGACTTTTGGATCGTCGCCAAAGGCGTAGAGCGTGGATACGAGGGGTCTGCGTATCCGAAGTTCCCACCGCTGAGTGCGGTCAGGGAGCTGACCGGAACGTCGATGTACCCCACCACGAGCAGGTGTGGGTTGAGATCCAGCTCGGCCGCATTTACGAGCTTGAGAGTCGCAGTCGTCACCTGGCTAATCGTGTACTGTGTGTCGATCGCGACGTACACTCTCTGGCCTTCCCGCCCGGTCGCGTCCAGGTGAAATCCAGGAGCAGTAGGGGGAATTGCGACGGTAGTGGAAACTCCGTTCACATCTTGATGGATGGCGACAGAGTGGCCGCGAGCCTCGTCGAAATTTCCAGATACGAAGCCACCCGTAACTCCCGTTCCAAATCCTCCAGACACAAAGGATCCAGAGACAAGAACGTCTCGGGTGCTAAGTCCGCCTGGCCCGATCGAAAATCCGGAGTAGATCCCTTTTGGGATCGCGCCGAACAACTTCTTGTTCAAGCCATTCGAAACGTAGGGCTCTTCCCACCGGACCTTCACATACTCAAAATTGATGTCGGCTGAGCTGAAAACGGCCACGATTCACCCTTAGAAGTTGACGTTCACCAAAGAGTTGAGAGCCTTGGCATTGAGCTTCGTTTCCGCAGGAAACGTGCCGTAAGCGATCATGACGTCGTTGGCGTCGAACACCCCAATCTCAAAAAAGATCGGGGGAGAGACGAACGTCGGAGAAGACAGTTTAGGCCCATCCACATTGACGGCGGTATTTGGCTCAATGAACGAGTCCCCGTTTGCATCCGGGAGGTCTAAAAAACATCGGAACTGAATGGTCCCTGGATTGATGAAGAAAATATCCGGAGACTGGAAGGTCTTGCGGTACCAAAAAACACCACTCGTTCCAGACACCGACTGAATATCGGTGAAGGCCGCATTCGGAGGAATCGGCTGATCCTGCCCACTGACGGACTGGTGCATCGCTGTGCCGATTTTGAAGTACTTCCCGTAAGACCATTGAAACGGACCGCTCGGCCCGCCAAAGGACTTCGCCAGAGCGGCTCTGCCACCGTTAGTCAAGACTGCCTGAATCACATTGGCCAAACGAACTCTCCTTCAACTGTTTGTGCTCAGTTTAAGCGTACCTCTTGCACAGTTCAAGATCCAACTCTGTTCTGATCTCAGTACGTTTCGTATTCTATCTCGTATCACTGAGGAGCGATATCGGTGGATCCGGTGGATCCAGAAGATCCAGAAGATCCGGCAGTGGCCGTACCAAACGTGTTCTGACCGGCCGTCCCGCCGACGCCACCAGTGCCAGCGGCAACGGCGAACACAATGGAATCAGTCCTGCTGACGTACCGAAGTACAACCTTGCCGCCGCTACCTCCCGCCGCTCCGCCGCCCCCGCCGCTAGAGCTTCCGCCGATCAGACCGCTGGGCCCATTGCCCCCGCCGCCGCCCGCGCCGCCCGAGACGTCAACCAGGCCGGATCCAGAAAGATTCCCCAGAACACTGAGGTAGATCCCCTGGCCGTGGCGACCGCGACTCCCACCGCCTCCGCCGTAATAATGGGGGCCGCCGCCACCCGCGCCACCAGTGCCTGCATAAACGTTTGCGCCAATCCCAACAACGAGACCGGTCCCCGGTCCGCCGTTTCCACCTTTGCTCGTGATCGCGGCAACGCCCGCTCCGAATGCGCCAGCTCCACCGCCGCCGTTACCAAAGGCAGAGGCCCCGCCCACCTGAGGAGAGAGACCAGTTCCGCCATTGCCGCCAACACCGCCGGCAGCCTGAGCAATCAGATAAGAAAGAGAGCGCCCATCCGGGGCGGTTGCGGTAAAAGTTCCGCCCGTATGTTCTCCGTTCTTGGCGAGAATAGACCCATCAATCACGCAATTCCCAAGACATCCGATGATCGTCCAGGGAGAACCGCTACCGGAGTTGTCGATGATCAGAGATGCCCCAGCTGCGATGTTGATCGATGAGTAATTCTTTACCGACCCGGCAGGAAGCGTTACAGATCCGCTTGGAACATTCAGGGGACCATCCGTCCCGGTCGGCCATGCATAAGTCACCAACTGAGAAATTCCAACACTGATTCCACCACTATCAACAGGGATAGTATCCGCAGGCGTAAGATCGAACAGTGTGGACTCGTTCGCATTAAATCCAGACTGCTCGTACTGAGTCATCGATACCGACTCACCTACGTGAACATTCATCTCAATCAAAAATTGAGGCGGAAGCAGCTCATGATGGATTGCAGCCACGTCAAAGATTTTTGCGATCACCAGATCAAGAAGCTTGTTGTAATCGACGAAGTCGCGTCTCGGCTCGGCCACCGTGAATACCACGGTGATGTACGACGCCTTGGCGTAGGTTGGGTCCTCAGTAAGCGGAGTTCCAAGATAAGTTCCAGGGGGTACGTCCGTATGAAGAACCCTGATCGCAGAAGCGTCCGCGCTCTTAGGCTTGAGCATGAAGGTGTGCCGGGCGGGGATGAACGACAAATAAGATGGATCTATCCGCCAGTAGTTTGTAATAGCGACATCAAAACCAGAAGCCAGGCCGCGAACGCGATATCCCTGACGGCTCGACTTAATCTGAAGCCATTGACTTGCATTACCCAGCAATGACCGCTGAAGGAATTCGGGATCGTTTTTGTCGATATCCAGACCAAGCATCTCACCGAGAAGCCTGACGACATCGAGAGATGCCGACTCGTAGTCGATGATCAACGGAAGACGCTCGATCTCCATCTTTCGCTGGAGCACAGAATTGGCGTAGACGTCTAGAAACTTGAGTAACGGATCCTTGTTATTGTTCTTGATCGTCTCCCCAGATTCTAAAACCAGAGAGTCGTCAAAATACTCTTCAGGAAAAGGCTCGATGATCAGATCGCGACCAATGTCGGCTCTGCCGAACGGACCGAGACCAAATCTGGATCTGCCAAAACCGGACATTACGTGTTCCCATCCATGAGGTGATGATCAACTAATGTCTTCATCATTATCCGCATCATATTCTAAGACCGCCCTATAGGGTCAGGGTTGATAATAACGCATGCATGCCTTCGCGCCGGTCGGCGCAGAGTAAAGTGCGACTCCCAATTTAACATCATTCGCCGGGTCGCGCTTCTTCAGTTGTCCGCCCGTATCGCCAGTCATGGCGTCGCCTTTCACGACGCTTGTCGTAGTGAAAGAACACGCGCCACCCGACAAGCTGACCAAGGCATTTCCACCCACCACATCCATCAGAATACCTAGCGCGGTATTGGAAGAAAAAGCCGGAATGGCGTTAGAGCCAGTTGAAACCGTAGTAACGCTCGACCCGCCAGCTGGCACGTTGTTGAATACCAACGTTGCGGAAGGGTTTGCGCCAACAGTGTTGTGGGACAGATTGACGACGTTAGCGGAAGATGACGCAGTCCACCCGGTAAACGCGGACGACATAGCACCAGCTAGAGCCGCAGCATCAAGCGATGTACTTGCTCCGGGCGTCCAGCTCGGTCCAACGGTAACTGTAAAAGGACTTCCAGCATCAATAGGTGAGGTTAACGTGTACGCCGTCGCCGGAGTCGAAATGACAACCGTGGCGGAGGTGAGTGATATCCCGGTTTCGTAACTCGCTGCGATCGGATGTAGGTTCAGACCGGCTGGGCTTTGTGACGATGTGTAAACCGTCGCACCATTGACGGAATAGACGACATTAGTGCCATCGCTAGCCACTGATACAACATCACCCGGTGCGACAGGCACGCCCGGTGAGGTGATAAACGTGCCTTGTTCGTAGATTCGGTAAGACGTGGGAGCGCCGTCAGTAGAAATCGCAAAGTGGATGGCGGTATAGGACGCTGGCGTCAGGACTTCGCTAAGCCCCAGCATCGTTGAAAAACCTGTTGGGACGACTCCGCTTACAGAAATCACGCCCGTTGTGGACGCATTTGAATACGCGAGCGAGTCCCATCCTCCTGGTGAGGTTTTGGTCAACTCAGAGCCGGAAGCTGTAAAGTTTGTTAAATTATCCCATGACACAGGTCCGGACGACGACCCCCCTAGCGTACTGACCTGATTTACCGTTATTGAAAAACTGGCCGCAGTGCCGGTTACGGCTGGCGTGGGCGCGTATACATCCGCGAACCCGCCTTGTTCCATCATCAGCTTTCCGATATCGGCTGTGGTGACACCAGTGGCTGCTGGCACCGCATAGGTTGCAGATGCGGTCACCGATTGTTTGTTGGCAGCGTCATTGGGATTTACTGGGTCGGCAACCCCGGTGATAGGTATAGGGCTTCCGTCTCCGTTACCACCCAAGTCCAGACGATTAGTGTGCAAAGTCATTGAACTAAGCGTGACAAGGCTGTTGTTAGCTGCCCTGATAACTACAGAACTCCCAGTTCCCTTTGATGTCAGATTTAAGCTACTTGCGTGAATAATCTCTGAAGCCCAAATGTCTAAATAGGGTTTTCCACTATTTCCCAGTGACCACGTATTGGCTGAGTCCGGAAAAACGTCTTGTGTTTGAAGCGATGAGCCTAAAATGATTGGATCAGAGAAAGTCGTCGCACCGGCACAAGTCCCCCCAAAGCAGCTAGGCCCTGTAGGTCCAGTGGCACCGCTTTCACCGGTTTGGCCCGTCGCGCCGCTCGCGCCGGTCTGGCCCGTTTGACCGCTTGCACCGGCCCCAGTAGGGCCAGTCTCTCCGGTGGCCCCGGTTTGTCCGGTCTGACCAGAAGCGCCGGTCTGGCCGGTTGCACCAGCTCCGGTGGGCCCGATGTTTCCGGGGGCACCCTGATCTCCGGCCGAAGCAATCGCAGCGCCAGATGTGACTGTGGTGCCTGGCGCGACGTTACTCGGAGTCCCGAGATTCTTCACGCTGATGTGTGTGCCGTCCGTAATGGAATTCAGAAGGTAGTATCCACCTCCTTGAATGAAAATGGTTTGCCCAGCGCTCATCCAGGCGGATCCGCCATTCAAGCCGGTCAGAACGATCCCGATGTTGGAGTTCACCGCAGGCTGGGTGAAGCTAATGCCAAGGGCCGACCACGCCGATTGCCCGGCGGCACCCGCAGCACCAGGGAGACCGTCATTTCCAGATGCCCCGGTGGCACCGGTTTGGCCGGTGGATCCAGCGCCGCTTGCGCCAGTAGCTCCGGTCGCTCCTGTAGTCCCGCTCGCGCCAGTCTGCCCTGTAGATCCGGCACCAGAGGCCCCAGTCGCCCCGGAAGCGCCAGAAGCTCCGGTTTGTCCGGTTTGTCCTGTCGCGCCTGCGCCTGTTGCACCCGTTGCGCCAGTTTCTCCGGATGCTCCGGTAGCTCCAGACCCAGTTGGCCCAGTCTGACCAGAGGCCCCAGTTTGTCCGGAAGCTCCAGTTTGACCAGAAGCCCCAGAAGCGCCGATTGCTCCGTCAGCTCCAGAGGCACCAGTTTGGCCAGAAGCTCCGGTTTGACCAGAGGCTCCAGTTTGGCCAGAAGCTCCGGTAGGCCCAGTGATCGCGGCTCTCGTGTCCACGTAGTTTTTAGTTGCGGCATCTTGCGGCCCTGTCGGATCAGTAATTCCGTGAATTGTTCCTGATCCTCCAAAATCAATGGATCCCCCGTAAGGTTGATTCGCCCCCGTGCTGTTGAGCTTTGAGGAAAGAGCAGAGTCTACATAGGTCTTACGAACAGCGTCTCCAGTGCCAATTGGAGCTGGAAGATTTCTGATTTTAAATCCAGAATTCATATCGATGTCGCCAGACATCGTTCCGCCACTCAGAGGTAGGTAATCTTGCGCGAGACCCAGGGAAGATCCATTGAAAGATAACCCGGTGCCAGCGGCCACAACCGTTCCGTCAGCGCCAGAAGCGCCCGTAGCGCCGGTAGATCCAGAGCCGCCAGTAGCGCCCGTCTGTCCAGTATTGCCGGTGGACCCAGCCCCAGTAGGACCGGTAGCGCCGGAATTACCCGTGCCGCCCGTAACCCCAGTATTCCCGGTAGACCCAGTGCTGCCGGGGCTTCCATTCAGTCCATTCGAGCCTCCGGCCCCAGTAGAGCCAGTGGCTCCAGAGGCTCCGGTAGAGCCAGTCGCACCAGTGCCCCCTCCACCGCCAGCTCCGAGATCCGCAGGTCCGCTGACACCCTGAACTCGTGGGCGCTGGGTCGTCGTATTGTACCAGATCCGTCCAGTGGCCGGACTCACGGGATCTGAAGCGAGATTCTCTAGTTGAGCTTTTTCAAGTTCACCGTAAATCTTCACCGCCCAGGCGTGAGTTGGTTGCAGGAAGGCAAGAAGGGCGATGTAAAATGCAGCGCGTTTCATAAATACCTCACTGAATTCCGATAAGACGGTAAGACCCAGCCGGAAGGACTGGTGCGATCACCACGGTGTTCGCATTCGGAGTCGTAATGGTTGCAATGATCTGCTCAAAGTTATTTGACGGATCTTTAATGGCCCAGACAGCTTTCGTTGCATCCGAAACACCCTGGCCGGACACATTAACAATCTGGGAAGGAAGTCCGGCAAAACTTAGATCGTTCTCATAGCGGCCCTGTCCCTGGGCGATGCCAGAGACAAAGACTTGCGGGAAGTTCCCATAAAAACGATTCCCCCGGCGAAATCCAACCGTGAAGAGGCCCTGCTGAATTGCCACAGCTCCGCTAACTACGGCAAAATTAGCGTTTACGGTTCCGCCAGATTCGTTCGGAGCCACTACCACCAGTCTGTCGCCATCATTCATCACCGCCTGACGATTTATTGCGTCTGGTCCAAATTTGACGAACAGACTAAACCCTGACTTCATAAGTGGAACCTCGAAATCAGAATTCCAAGTCAGCGTTCCAGTGTTTTGATCCCAAGATACAATCGAGGGTGGAATCACGATATTCGCAGCCGTGTTCAAGAGAGAAAAAACGGCTGCGTCCTGCTGGGCGTAAAAAGCAGAGATCAAATCAAAGAAGGGGTCCTGATTCTCATCTGGGAAGTTCCATTTTAAAAACCGAGTCTCAAGCACAAGTCACCGCCTTCATGCGTTCACCACTTCCCCGCTGGTCAAGAAGCGCTTCTTTACGGTTACGCTTACAATTCCATTCTGGATAATCTGCTGCTTTCCGACGATCAGATTCCCATCGGCATCAATATATTGAGATGGGGCGGTAATCTTCACGTTGATGTACCTGATATCGCCGGCAGCGTTTGCACCTCTGATCGCGTCCTCGATGTCAGAAACATAGAGGCTCTTCCCTGCCTGTCTCTTCACCAGGAGACCAAAAGGTGTGGTCGCCCTGACGAGTGAGTCCATGCTGATCTGCTCGACGTCGGCCTTCACGGCGTTTTGATTGATTCCCATATCTACCTGGATATTGACTGGGACCACTTTGGAAATCCCGTCCACTGCCGTGACTGTAATCGCTGCATCCGCAATGCTCTGGATCGAAGATTGAACCGCCTGAAGAGTCAGCGTACTTGGGGAGATGTACTTGTTGTTCGGGTCCACAGAAAGCACAACCACTTGGACATTGTTTGCCTTGGATGTGTCGCTCATGGTTTGCGACAGGTAAGTGGAAAGACCGGAAACTGAACTTTGGATCAGACTGAAACCAGATGCCGACTGGGCAATAATTGGAGCCACACTAGAAATGCCCAAGAAAGAAAGACCGCTCACTCCGAGCGATCCCAATCCTCCGATAAAGAGTCCGGCAATCCCGCTCACCCCGAGTGACGGTTGACCCGTGAGTCCAAGAAACCCGATCCCAGTAACAGAGCTTCCATTCCATCCGAGAAGCTCGGTCCCGCTAATCCCAAGAGTGCCGATACCACTAACTCCAAGTCCAGAGACCCCGCCGACAAGCAGGGAGGGAATCCCCGAGACCCCAAGAGAAGCCTGGCCAGTGACCGAGGTGGCCGCAATCCCGGTAACCGACTGGTTGACGAGCGCAATTCCAGAATTGATACCGGTGAAAGCAGACTGGATCGTGATATCATTATCGATACCGCGCATAATCTGAGCGTCGGCAAGGGACACGCCGGTCTGAAGAGCGATAGTATCGTAGTCCGATTTGATGACCGCAGCGTTCTGAGTTCGAAAGAAAGAGGACGAGAATGCACGGACGTGTCGGATGTCTTCCGCATCCTGGCCAGCATCCGATACAGGATTCGTCAGGGTCATCTGGATCGTCTGATTGTTGATCACCAAGGGGGTGGTTGGACTTAGAATCTGATTCTTGCCAACCGATCCCTTTATTCCTTTCCCTGAGCGGTAGCTGATTACGATATGAGAGTTGACAGGAGGAATGCTTCCAGCAATCCCATCTCCGAATCTAAGTTTCGGAGGGTCCTCTGTGAATAGAATTTCGAAGATCGTGGCCGTTTGAAACTTGATGAGGTCCTGCCTGGTCCAGGAAGATCCGTCAACGGTCAGAATCATATCTTCTGCGTAAAGACTCTCTCCTGATGCAACGCCAAGGATCAAAAACTGCTGATTCGCAGATCCGTCGGATATGAAGGTCGTTCTGCGCGTTTGCCCCTCTTTAACCGGGATCGTGAATGTCGTTGTTCCAGGCGAAACGACGAAATCGATCGCGCCCTGGTATTCGTAAATCACACCGCCCGTGGCGTTGAACTGGAACCCCACGGGGATGGTAACTGGGAACGTGAATGGAGCGCCAGGCATGACTACCGAAATATTAACCGTCGCAGGTGCGGCTGGCTTGATCGGATAGCCCAACATTCGGGCAAGCTTTGTGATGGACTTATTGAGCCGCGCAGTCGCTAGAAACATCTCGCTTGCCCGGCGATTCACCAGAAAGCTCAGCGACTGCATGGCAAATGCGAGCTGGTCGAGCATCGCGTTTCCAAGATTGGTGGCGATGGCGTTTTTGAAGTCTTCTGGGTAATTCGCCGCGAAATAAGCATCGGCTTCGTCACGATAGGTGCCGAAATCTTCCGCGATGAACTTTACTCTATTGATCTCATCGTTGACAGCCATCAGCCCCTCGTTGCGATCGTAACAAGACCCGTTTCGTCTCTCACGCCTTGAACCATGTATCGGATGTTGACGGACACGGTGTGGTTGTCGTCTTTAACATCGATGTCGACGATCTTGACCATAGGGAACTCGTCCGCGACACCAGTAAGAATCTCTCTGCGAATCAAAGAGGCAAGCACCGGGCCGGTTGTTTCGAAGATCAACTTCTGTAGATCCGTCCCCAACGTCGGGCGCATCACGCGAGATCTGCGCGGGGTCCTTAGGAATACAATCAGATCTGACTGGACGACCTGAACTCCAGTGGCAGAGGCCGGCAAGCCCGCGCCTCCAATCCTAAACGGAAATGAGATCCCTGCAATCACGTTCGCCATCGTTCCTCTTTATACGTCAAGGTTGAGTGTAAATTACTCACCGCCCTAGTTCCACCATCATGACCGAACGTCATGAGACAGTGATCTCGATCGTGGGTGTCTCTCCGGCTATGTCCGGGAGCGAGAAGTCAGGAAGCGCAGGGACCGCCGGCAAAGACGGAAGCGATGGGAGCGACGGCAAGGACAATCCCGGCAGAGATGGGGATGGGAAGCTGATCGAAATGGACGGGGCGACCAGATCCAGGCCGACAGGAGCATCGAAACTCGGAACTTCTGGCACCGACGGGAGTGCGGGCAGCGATGGCGCGGCGGGAAGTGACGGCAGCGGCAAGGCCGGAGTCGGGAAGCTGATCGAGATCGACGGGGGAGATAATCCCTCCGGAGCCTCAAAGGTCGGGATCTCCGGGAGGGCGGGAAGCGACGGAAGCGAGGGCAGAGCTGGAAGCGACGGTAAGGGCAGAGCGGGAAGCGGAAGAAACAGCTTCGTCTGGAAAACGATTATCTGACCCACTCTGCCTGTCACGGTTATGGTGGGCATCACTGCACCGCGCAAACGCCGATCAGCGGCGTCGGTGTGGGTGCGATCGAGTTGATTCCAGTCACGATGTAAAAAAGAGAGGAGAAGGCTGAGTGGAACAGATCCGGGATTTGAGACGGTCCTGGGGTCGGTATGAGTGCAAGAAGTCCAGATAGAAGCGCCGCATACGAGGCCACGAGCGTTGGGCTCGGAATGATCGGAGGCGTGATGACAGAAAAAGTGGTCGCAGGACTGGGGACTCCAATCGACCCAGCGCTCGCCGACATGGTGGACGCTAGGATCGCGGTTTGCCAAGCGCTCGCCATGGCCAGCTTCCCGGATATCGGGTCCACCGTCGGGACGAGCGACGACAGGGGAGCCAGGAATACGGCCTTATTAAAGGTGAACGAGCTGCTGCCAATGAATGGAGTCCCGAGCTGCATCTTCCCAGTTACCCTGGCATCGATGTAGTTGGCGAGGTTTTCCATCGAAGAGTTTTTGTTCTTCGGGATCTTCTCGAACTCAGACTTCCAAGTGGGAAGAGAATCGATCATGCTCTAGTCCAAGCGTATCCGCCGTGAGTGGTCCTTTTACCCTTAAGGCAGGAGCAGATGGCAGACGGATGAAAACCGTCTGCCCTGGCGTGGTAGTAACTTTCGTACCTCTTGACCGCTCTCCCGTCTAGGCTCGTCGCAATTACCGGGCATCTACTGCTCTCCCATCTTTGACGAGAACCCCTTTTTGCATTTTCCAGGTACTCAATCACCCTAATGTTTTCGACTTCATATCCACGATCATTATCTATGCGATCGACTGATGGGCGCTTGCAGGCAGCTATCTGGTCAGCGACCGAGTCACACCAATAAAAAAATTCTTCCTTTGTCATTTTTAACGGGCGATCGACGCCATTGGCGAGCCAGTCTTTAGATCTAAGTAAAATACTTTGCCAGCGGTGGGTTTTAAAGTGCTGCAAGGTACCTTTAATCGAGGACTGAAACTTGGAACATGCGATGCATCTGGACATAACCCCGTGCTTATACTTCTCGCTCTTCCAGAAGAGCGCTAGGGGCTTCTCGTTTTTGCAATGACAGCACTTCTTCTTAATCATGGGACATTTAACGGGACTCGGACGTGAGTTGATTTCCAGCTTGTGACCGGACTCGCATTATAGACCGCAGGCTGAATGATCGGGGGACCGGAGGGGCCGAGCACGGTCGGCACGGTAAGTGTGGAGAGGTACAATTCCAGGTTGTCCGCAATGCAGACGCCCAGGTTTGCGTGATTACCCAGGACGATCGTGCTCGCGGTTAAAACAACCTGGGAACTCGCAGTGATCTCAATCGCCTTGTCAGTGATGCTCAGGATCTGCTTGCCTGAAGAATCAGCCAAAGAAATCTTATCGTCGAGCTTGATGAAGGATCCGTCCGGGGACTTTACGGTCACCTCTTTCTTCTTGTTGTTCATGAATAGGAGTGCTCCGTCAGGGGTCGCGGCCGTGATGTTCCCGTCCTTGTTGATCTGGATCGCGGCGTTGCTTGCGTGTTGGATGTAAAAACCCTCCTTCCCGGCGGTGTCGTCGATCACCATATAGCTCTTGCCGTTCAGAAAGGAGATCTTGAGTTTCCCATCTGTTTCGTCGACCAATATTTTCTGACCGCTCTTGAAAACCCACCCACGCACATTCGGACCGTCAGATCCGTAGCCCCGCCGAAAAGCTGAGGGCAACTCCCCTTGAGCCCAGAATCCGCCCATATATCTCGGGAAATTGATACTCCCGTTTTCAAAAACGACGTCAACGATCTCGCCTTTGTACGGCGGAAAGAAGCCACCAGTGTCCTTTCCTGCTAAGTCAGATCCGGCAGGATACGCCCACTGCGCCAACGGCTCGTTCTCACCGAATATGGATGGCAGAGATACTTTGATCCGACCGCGCTGCTCAGGGTCGTTCGTGTCTTCAACCACGCCAGGGTAAACTGAGTAGTACTTATCATAATACTCCAGGCCGATCTTTCTAATCTTGTCTAAGAACTCAAGGAAGAGGTTCATGAAATCCCACTCGTCTCCGGCCTTACATCGACGCCAAGACCACTCGATACACTTTCAGCTCCGCTCTGAAGCTTCTGTAGTCCCGAGTCGATCAATGTAGAAAAGCCCCCGGTCATAGCCAGGTTGACATGAGTTTCAATGCCACTATCACTCATCTCATGGGTGACCTCGTAGAGGTCGTAGGCCCCAGACAGAAACGGTACCCCGGCGACAGTCACCTTCACCGGCCTGCCAGGAAGAAGATCGACAATGCCAACCGTTGTAATCTCATACCGAAGGGCACTCTCTAGCGCCGCATGGACCGCAGCCACCACCGTTCCGGCGAGCGAATGCCCCTCTCCGCTGTTGGGTACGTGGATAGTTTTTACTTTTTTCCCAGCTCCGGATCCGGAAATGGAACCGTCCCGGGATGCGTGGGTGTCAGTAAACCTCTTGGCAGACTCAGCTCCGGCCTTTTCGGTTCGCCTTGCCTTGGTGGAAGAATCTATGCCAGTGGCATTGAGTCCAAAACTTTGGCCGGCGAGGTAGTTGTTAATATCGGTCTGCATGTTTATAATCGGATAAACCCCCTTATTTGGGTTGATCTGACTCCACAGAACAAAAGTTGCCCCAGATTTTCTCTTCCTCATGAAGTCTTTGCTGATCAATTCATAAACAGGCTTGCTGTTCTTGCTTTTCATGCCGCTCTGATAGAGCGAGCAGTTAGCATCATGCAGGATGTCATTTGCGATGCTAAAATTGGACTGGTTCATGTTGATCTTGTGAATCTTACTGAGGGCTTTGGCGGCCTGGGAGTCATTCGGGTCGATCGATATTTCAATCTCTGGCCCAAGAAGAGATTGAATCAATTGGAGCCCGGTCTTGCTGTCAGAGGGCTTTCCACTGGAAACCTTGGTCTGTTCGAAGTACATCCCGGTCGCTTTGATGGTGATCGAGATACCATCAACTCCGATCTTTACTTCCGGAACGAGGAGCAGGCCCTTGAAGTAGGGCGACTGCTTACCACCGTGGTGAAACTTGATGACGACGGTATTGAAGTTGATGCTCGATTTTGAGGCACTCGCAAAGTCTTTGTCGTTTCCGAGAGGTTCGCCCGTAGCCGATTTGATGGAGAAGCCGATCCCGAGCACGCCGCTCTGAATCAGCTTTATCGCCTGATCGAATGGTGGATTGAAAGTCACCTCGATGTTAGTGAAACGGAGAAGACTGACGTGGACCTTGGCGTGCGACACGAAGTTGGCGAACTGATCCGAGTTCCCATCCCCACCTTCACCGAAGACGATGTTTCGCAGAGAACGCGCCACCCCGTCCTTTGATTTAAAATAAATCTCAACGCTCCCGCCGTAGAGGTCGATTATGTCGGCCATTACATGCCATTCCAGAGAGCTTCGAGGTAACTCAATCCGGAGTCAGAGGTCTTCAGCTTCCCAGTGATAACCATCGGCTTGTCCTTCTGAAGTTCTGCCACCACTTTCCCAAAGCCCTCCTTCATCGTATTATTGAGGGCGTCATTGTTCGCATCCTGGGCCGGCGTTGCCGCCTTATCGAGAAGAGCCCTACGGTCGCTATCGATGGACGCCTGTTGGGCCGCGAGATTTTCAGTGGTCTTCTGATTCGGATCCAAGAAGTTCGGAGAGTCCTTCAGAAAGTCGGCAAAAGCCATTGTCACGGGCTTGGTCTTAAGGCTTTCATTGTGGCTATCATTGAGCCAATCGCCAGCGCGGCCAGCAATAGCGCCAATTGTGCGAGCCTTCATCTCTAACATTCTTGGAATATTGAACGCATCCAAAAATGGGTTACCAAGCGACGGCGTTGCCGGAGTCATAAGCTTCTTTTCATCGATGTCTCTTTGTTCCTTGGTTCTGGTCGCATGAGCTGGGACGTCGTCTTTCTGGCCGGTTAAATCCTTCCAAGCATGCTTTAGTCCATCGTAGACGGACTCGACCTCTTTCGGGGCCAACTTCCATACCGCATAGAGTGCGGCAGCGGCTGCCCCCAGTCCGATAAGTATCGGAATAAGAGGTGCCAATAGAACGGCTGCGCTGCCGAGCATGCTCAGTACCGGACCTATGTACTTAATCCCCGTCAAGGAGTTCCAGAGCTGTGAGAAGACGCCCGATTTATCGCCAGCCTTATCTCCGGAATCACCACTACCCTTCTGTCTATCGGCAATCAGAGCACCGATCACAGTATGTGGATCGGATGGATTCTCGCCGATGAGCCTCGCCACCTTAGACAGGGCAGCTATCTGGGCCTCGTTGTTTTTCTTCGCCTCAGAATTCTTACGAAGGCTCTGCCAAACAGACGATGCCACCTTGATCGGACCCATGAGTGCAGAACTCAGGAGGCCGAACAACGCCTTGAATTGATCCGGAATCATGCTCTTCAGATCCACTCCGACAGATTGTAAAAAGTTATGGGCCGAGCCGGCCACCTTCCCCATCCATGAGCTAACGGAACCAAGAACGTCCTTCATTGTCTTGAATTTTTTCTTCCATTTTTCGACTGCTTTCAGATTTTCTGCCATGCCCTTGGCTAGATACCCGATAGCGGTTCTCGACTCTAAAGTGACGTTTCCTGCTCCATCCATATCGATTTTGAATTTTTCGAGCTGAGCCCTGAACTGCTTACCCGCATCCCCTCCCAGTGCGTCCTGGATTTGTTTGACGAACTCCTTAGACCCGGCAGAAAGAT